CCCTCTAATTGTTTTTTGATATGATTCAATGATTCATTGTTTTTATTGTTTTTTTTATAGGTCTTTATTTTGATATTTAATTTAACAATGTTATTTCTTAAAACCATGCATAGGAATAAAAAAAAAATCTATGAAAAACAATAAAAACAATGAAAAAAAACAATAAAAACAATATAAAAAACAATAAAAACAATGAAAAAAACAATGAAAATATTATAAAAACAATAAAACAATAAAAAAAACAATAAAAACAATAAAAAAAACAATAATATAATTATTTAAAATTAATAATCTTAACATAACATAATATAATGAAAGTATATGAATGTACAATTTGTCAATTTACAACTAAATTAAAAGGTAATTACAGGCAACACATTACTACAAAGAAACATATTAAAAATTTCAGTTATTTTAATAAGAAAAATAACCAGGAAAATACAATGAATCAAATTAATGATGTAGAATACAAAATGAATCAAAATGAATCCATTTTGATTCCAAATGAATCATTATTGAATCCTAATGAATCATTATTGAATCCAAATGAATCCTTGACAAATAATTATGAATCCGAATTGAATCATTATGAATCATGTTTGAATCTAAATGAATCATACTACGATTCTAAAATATTTGGTCAAAAAAAAAAAGGCTCAAAAATATATACATGCGAAAACTGTGGAAATGAATATAGTACATGTTCTAATCTTAGAAGACACGAAAAAAAATGTAATTCAAAAAATCCGGAATATATTCAAGTTATTGAAACAATGAAAAAAAAACATGATGAAGAATTAAAACTGCAACAAGATAAAATAAATAGTATGGAAAAAGAGAAGGAGATGATGAGAGATCAAATATCATTATTGATTGATAAGGTAGGAGATATAACCAACATAACACAAAATAACAATATTGTACTAAATTGCTATGGTAGTGAGAATCTTTCACATATAACTGATCATTTTAAAACTGAACTATTAAAAATACCTTATGCAATGATTCCTAGAATGATTGAGGCTATACATTTTAATAAAGCTCATCCTGAAAATAAAAATATCTACTTACCCAATAAAAAAGAGCCTTATGTTAAAGTATATCAGGGTGAAAGTTGGGTGTACAAAGACAAGAGAGAAACTATAAAAGAGTTGGTTGACAAAAATTATACAATTCTTGACAATCATTATGATAAAAGTAAAAATTTAACAGAAATTCATGTAGATAGATATAAAGATTTTAAATCAAAATTTACTCCAAAAGAGGATTCCTCACAAAAATCAGTTGCTAAAAAAATAAGTTCTGATATAGAATTAATGTTAATAAATAATAACTCAAATATTGGATCATAATATTTTTAATTTCCTATTAATATAGTGATATAAATATGGAATTTTTTTATTTGTAAAAAAACATTGGTTATCTTTTAATTTTATAAAAAATTCAGCTTTTTTCGACATATTAAAACATTTCAATATTTTATCAGTGTTAATTGTAAATATTACTAGTCCGTAGTGAATCTTATTTTGATTATCCTTTAGATTAACATCAGAAAGAAATATGATTTCATTTTCTAATATAAGGGATTTGATTTCATTTGGATTATTTTTATAAGTTTCCATTTTTTGAAAAACTTCTTTTTTGCTCATTGTAATAATTGTTCTATTTACATATTCCGATTGATTAATTTCAATTGGGATAATCATAATTAATCATTATATTATTTTTTAATATTATTATGATTATAATTTATCTTTAATAAGAGCAGAACCTAAATAAAATGGTATCCCTCCTCCCACTATTCTATCTTTAAATGGTTTATTTTTCAACTCTTGATCCTTATGTATTTTTGAGAAATATTCTTTTGACTTAAATGTACCATTTAATGTTATCCATTTAGAATAAGTAGTATCATTGAAACCACTTTTAGTTCTATTATTATGTAAATGAAAAGATTTTAACTTAGGCGTGCTAAATACATCATATTGATTTAATTTAAACAAAGCAATTAATTTAGTTTCTCCTCCTAAGGTATTAACTTGAAAATTTGAGTTTCTAATAATATTATCACCTATATTGCCTCTAAACACACATCCATCAAATGCGCCAGAGCTAAAAAGTCCTAATTTTGTATTTACTTTTCTAGAACATTTACAATTTAATTCAAATTTACAATTTATTTTATGTGGGATCAAAAAATAAACAGTTTGTTTTATGATATCGTTTGTAATATTGTCAAACCCATCGCCAATGTACATATCAGCATGTAAATATACACATATTTCATTCTCTATAAAGTCATTGTAGTATTTAAAAACATCAGAATATTTCAGTATATTATTTATTTTTTTAAAGATTATTTTATTGCTTTTTACTAAATTTTTTAAATAATTCTTATCTTTTTCATCAAAATATAAGACATGAATGCTCTTTACATAACTGTTATTAACATTATTTATCATGCAGCTGTTTATTTCTTGCTGTCTATCTCTTTTTATTCCATAATTTACAATATAAAATTGTGTAATTATGTGAATCATATAATTTAACATATAAATTTTAAAATTTATTTAACCTCTTACACGGTTTTTAAATCATATTCTAACATCTCAGATATTAATGTATCAATGTTAAATGTTGGTTCCCAATCTAATAATTTTCTAGCCTTCATTGAATCTCCTTTAAGTAATTTAACTTCTGCTGGTCGGAAATATCTTGGATTTATTTTTACTAAAATTCTACTTTGATTATTTTCTTCATAACCTACTTCATCTACACCCGATCCTTTCCATTTTATTACTATTCCTATATTTTTAAAAGTTTTTTCAACAAATTCTCTTACACTTATACAATTATTGGAAGATATTACTAGATCTTCTGGAGTTTCAAGCTGCATCATTTTCCACATTGCTAATACATAATCTTTAGCATGTCCCCAATCTCTTTTTGCGTCTAGATTACCAAGTTCTATAAATTCTTGTTTATTTTTGAATATTTTAGCAACCCCCTTCGTAATTTTTTTTGTTACAAATGTTGAGCCTCTTCTTGATGATTCATGATTAAAAAGTATACCATTGCAAGTAAAAATATCATATGCTTTACGATAATTTTTAGTAATCCAAAAAGCATATAATTTAGCACAAGCATACGGTGATTGAGGATTAAACGGCGTATCTTCATTTTGTGGAGTTTCCAGTACATCTCCATACAATTCAGAAGTAGAAGCTTGATAAAATTTTGAAATTTTCTCCATATTACATTTTCTTATAGCTTCTAATAAATTTAAAGGACCTATAGCATCTATTTGACTTGTAAAAATTGGCATATCAAATGATACTTTTACATGGCTTTGAGCCGCTAAATTATAAATTTCAAGTACACTTGGTTTAATTTGTTTAATCTCTGTTAAGATATCTACTAAACTTCCTAAATCTAAAAGATCTCCATATTTTAAAACTAAATTTTTATTATTATAAATATGATCTATTTTTTGGGTAGTTATTGAAGAGCTTTTTCTTACTAACCCATATACAAGATAATCTTTTTGAAGTAATAATTCTGCTAAATATGATCCATCCTGTCCGTTAATTCCTGTTATAAGAGAAATTTTCATTTATAAGAAATATACTATTAAAATTCTTAAGTGGGTTAAGTATAATGATTTAAATATTTATAATGATATAAATTAGTATAATTAGTATTAAACTTTTTATTTATTAGTTTTGCCCAAATTTTAGATATTTCGAATGAAGAATATATTTTATTATAATTGTCTCTGGGAGTTGATTCATTTTTCAAGTTCACTGCGTTTTTAAGGCGTATTGAAATTGATTTATTACTAAAATTTGAAAAAAAACATGAATCTAGTTTTTTTAAATATTCGATTCCCATAAAAAGTTTTTTATTAATTATACAATAATTATTACAAAGTAATGATTCTATTATAAGTTTTGGAAAAGCATCCTCTTTATTAGGAAATATACTAACTTTTGCTTGTGAGAGCAGATCAAAAAAATCTTCTTGATTAATGTTTCTAGATAGTTTTAATTTTTTTTCATTTATTAGTTTTTTAAATATTTTTTTATCATTACCGTAATCATCCGATACAAGAATACCTGTAAAACCATTTTTACATAAAAAGGGAATTAAATTTCGTGTTATATTTATACCTTTGGAGTCGGGTCTATTCAACTTACCTATATATAAAAAAAAATCAAATGTTTTTTGTTTTTTACTAAATTTGGTTGTAGATTCAATGGACTTAATTGAGTGTATGAATGTCATGCTCAAATTTATACTTTTTTTAGTACGTTTTAAGGGATCAATCAATCCATCAAATGAGTACTTTATATCATTAAAATATGTAAAAGCATTTGAACTACAATTAGATAAAAATTTGTATTTAGGATATTTATTTTTAACTTTTTTTATTTTATTTAGAAGATCATCTGTTAACCCACTTCTTCCACCACATACTATTGTGTAAGTATTTTCGTGATTCTCATCGACAAGCAAATCACATTTATTTTTATGAAGAAAATTAATAAAAGACTGTTCTATCATATAATAAATTAATATTATTTTATATTTTAAAATAATATCTAATTAAATATTATGACATCAAAAGCAAAAACGCGAAAGAATAGAAAAATTAAGACTGTGTTAAGAAGTGTAAAGTTTCCAAAATCGAAAAAAAATATGTGTGTTCCAAATAATAAAGAGACAAAAAAAAGCGCGGTTGTTAGAGCTCATCTTAAAAGCGGAAGATGGGAAAGTCATATATCTAAATTACTTGATGAATATACAATACCAAATACAAATGCTATAGATATAGGAGCCTTTATAGGCACTCATACTTTAACTTTATCTGATAGTGTTAAAAATGGTACAGTTTATTCATTTGAACCACAACCTTGGGCTTATAATGCTATAAAATGCAGTCTTAATGAAAATAAAATCAAAAACGTTGTATTAAAAAATGTTGGAATTTCAGATAAAAAAGACATGATAAAATTTTGCAGTGATTCAACGGGTGGATCAACTATATGTCATGAAAAGAAAAAAAAAATTAGTAAATGGAAATATGTTTATAATATAGACATTCTGTCAATTGATTCTATGAAATTAAAAAATATATCCATAATAAAAATTGATGTAGAAGGACATGAACTTAAGGTTTTAAATGGTGCTAAAGACACAATAAAAAGGAATAAACCAACTATAATAATTGAGGTTTGGAATAAAAAGGATAAAAGAAATGAATTTAAAAAAATGATGAAAAATATGAATTATAAAGTAAGTCATATATCAGGAGATGATTTTTTATGTACACCTAAGTAATTATAATCATTTTTTATTTAGTAGTTTATTTAACATATCGTATAAATTAAGACAAAAGTCAATGTGCTCATTTTTGTTCTTCAATTCTTTACTATAATTAAAACCAAAATCTAAACATTTAATAATGTTATCTTTTGATAAAGGTTTTTGATTTTGAGGATAGACAAATTCGTTATTGAAAGATGATCTACCAAACCAATTAATCAATTGAGTTCCGTCACAACCGTACTCATCTAAATCCAAAATTTTGTTTTTTGGTATAAGTTTTATTGGGGTTTGTGTAATTGCATCCAAATCATCATTATTTTTCAAATGTTTATATCTATTATTCAAATAATTTCTATAATTTCTTTGAATTATAACACTTGCCATAGAAGTGCTTGGTTTCATTAAGCTTTTGTGTTGACTACGTGTCTTCATTCTTTCTTCTTTAAGTATCAAAATTTAAAGTTCAATTTTTTTTGCATTTTATTTTTTTATATGCACATTTATTTTAATAATTAATATTAATGAAAACTCTAAAGAATAGAGGAAAACTAACATTTATAATTAATAAACAATTTAATAAGAGTTTAAGAAATGATGGTAATAAGATTACGAAATATGCTAAAAAACATACATTAAAAAATGCTATTGAACCGCCTAAAATAATTTATCCGGTCAAAATCAATTTAAAGATTTCATTTAATGATGTAAAAATGTCTATTGACAATGATGCTGATTTTAAACCAAAATTAAAAATTTTTTTAAAAGAATTATTAAATTTATCAAAAATAAGTGAAAATGATATTATACATTTTTTAAAATTTCTAAATATAAAAAATCCAATTAAATATGCTTTAAAAAATGTTCCAGATTTATTAGCATTACCAATGAAAATTTCTAAAGAAAGTATACCTATAAATATATATAAAAATTATAAAAAATTTAATAACATATTATCTAAAATATCATTAATATTAATTAGATACATTTACATAAAATATAAAATAAACATTTTATTTAAAAAGTTAATAAAAACTACAAAAGATTATGAAAAGAAAAAGAATCTTAAAACTTTTTTTACTGATATAGTAAAGAAAATTAATAAAAAATTATCATATTTTCATTTAAAATATTTGGTACATTTATCAAAAACTATTTAAAAACAAATTATACTTATTTTAATTATGAATTATAAATTTACTCCACGTTGCAAATGGTCCCAGACAAAATATGAAGTATCTCTAATTATAGAAGAGTACGGATTTTCTGATTTAAAAGTTGAAATAGATGATAAAAAAATTAATTTTGATGCTAAAAAAAATGGTAATAGTTATAGTGTTGATTTTAACTTATTGGAAAGTATTTTACCTGAAAAATCTAGCTGGAAGATTTTAGGCAGAGAAGTAGTATTTTTATTACATAAAAAGGAAGAAATCTGGTGGAATTTTTTAGTAATAGAGAAAAAATTCCCAAATTTATTCATTGATTGGGATAAATGGTATGATGAAGATTCAGAACCGGAAGAATCGCATGATATTAATGCAATGCCTGACATGTCGAGTATGGGTATGGGTGGTATGCCTGGTATGGGTGGTATGCCTGGTATGGGTGGTATGCCTGGTATGGGCGGTATGCCTGGTATGGGCGGTATGCCTGGTATGGGCGGTATGCCTGGTATGGGCGGTATGCCTGGTATGGGCGGTATGCCAAGTCTAGAAGATATAATTAAAATGAAAGATAGTGGACAATTTCCTGATTTTCCTGGAATGCCCGATATGTCTGAAAATGAAATAAATACAACTGATGGGTCTTGTTGTTCATTAGAGAAATGTTGTAATAATGAAGATATTGAAAGATGTGATTTAGAAAGTGTAAAACAAAATAAAAATATAGATAAAAATATTAAGTTTTCTATAAGTGAAAAAAATGAAAATGAAAATGATGCTTCTATTATATCGCATAGTATTGAGGATAATACTGTTTTAACTAAAGATAAAGATATATTATCTGCTGAGGAATCTGATAAAAATGATTAGTGTCCACATGAAGATAGTCTTTGTCAACTGATAAATTTGAAAGTGAAGATGGATTAGAAAATCATTATAAAGAATCTTACTAGTAAGTACAATTATAATAATTTTAATATTTTGTATATTTATGAATTTACTTAATCCATATGAATTATTAGGTGTCTCTACACAAAGTAGTTTAAATACATTAAAAAAAAAATATTACACTTTAGCTTTAATATGTCATCCGGATAAAGGAGGAGATGAAAATGATATGATTATGATTAAAAATGCTTACGATTACATAAAACCTCAGCTTGAAAATAATACAGATACAACATATGAGGAGTTAGAAGATGAATTTCAAAAATTTTGTGATAATCAAAAAAAAAAATTATGCCCATTCTCAGAAGTATATGAAGAATCTCATGATTGGATTAAAGAATTTAATAAAAATTTTGATGAGAAAAAAAGCAAGCAAGGAAATATAAATAACATGGATCCTAAATATTTGATGGAAAAAGGATACGGCGAACTGATGGATGATGATAAAATAAAATTAGGAGAATGTAAATATGAAGAAAAAGTTAGTGGTAGTCTTAAAAATAAGTTTAATAATGAATTAGTTATTTATGATGAGCCATCTGCTAAACCAATTGATTTTGGGGAATATGAGAGATTTGATATTAAAGAAATTATGGATTTTACTCACGTCACAAATAACTTTAATATGAATGATTATAAGAAAGCTCATAGTGATCCAGAAGATATAAAAAAATTTCCTTTCACTGAAATTGAAAATGTTAGTGAAAGATATAAGAAATTATGCGAAGATAGACAAAAAGAATTGGAAAACATAACTAATTTTAAGCATCATTAAGCATCATTAAAAATGATAATATTTCCATTTTTGGATCCTATGATTTCACTAGTTTCACTATCATAAACATCTCCATTTTCTTTATTAATCAAATAAGTTTTATTATTATAATTAAACTTAGAAACGACAACATTTTGTGGTTCGTTTGTAGGTATATTAACAGGTGCTACATCTGATTGGATATTTCTATTAATTGTATTCCATATATCAATCATCTCAGAATAATTTTCTTTGAGTTTATCTACCTTAATTGTATAAGGCTGCTTTTCTTCATCGTTCATTTCTTTCCAAATTAGACCAGCTTTTTTAGATACTTCAGTAGTTTTTTCTTTGCCTGTTAATTCAGATTCACGGTCTTCGTTGATGCTATCTAATATTTCAGAACGTTTATCATTGAGAAAAAGTAAGAAGGCTGAAGGTACTTTTTTTGGTTTTTCATTCTGTGCTAAAAGTAGATATTTTTCTAAAACGCTAAAATTAATATCTACTATTCCATTTTTTGGAGTATATTTCTCCAAAAGTTTTTTATAAGGAATGTTTTCAACAATAGGTGCTACTTGAGTATTCATTTTTTCAATTTAAATGATGAATTTTTAAACTCAATTTTATTTTTTTGTATATTAATAGTATGAAGGAGTATTATCTAAATTTAGAAATTAAAAAAAAACTTTATAAACTTATTAGTGTAGTTACAGAATTACTGGATAAAAATAAAATAAAATATTGGACAACCGGAGGCACTCTTTTAGGGCAGGTAAGACATCGGGATTTAATACCTTGGGATGATGATTTGGATATTGATGTACCAAAAACATCTAGAAATATAAAAAAATTGGAAGGTCTTAAAAAACAATTATCCAAACATAATTTAGAAATAATTAAATCATTTTTTGGATATAAAATATTCTATTCTGATGGAGATTCGATAAAAAGAAATCTTTGGAGCGAACATAAGGCAGCATTCAAAAGACAGAATCCAAGTATTAAAGGTAGAGCTAACATATCCAAATATGCTTCAAAAACATATAAAAGATCAAAAAAACCAGTATATTATGATTGGAAATACCCTTTTTTAGATATTTTTTTAATAGCTAGTAAGGGTGATAAATTATATTATCCTTTGGAAAATTGGCAAAATTGTTTTTATAATAAAACCGATATTGAACCTTTAAAAAAACATAAATTTGGTAAACTAAGTTTAAAAAGAGTAAAAAACCCAAATACTTATTTGGATTCTTGCTACGGTAAAAACTGGAAAACTAACGGATTAATTAGTTATGATCATAAAAATGAGAAATTCATTAACCCTATTAAAATAAAATTATAAATAACTTAAGAATTATCGACTATAAATAATCATAAATGGATAGATATGAAGAAAATTTGAAGTGTTCTTTACAAGTTATAGCAAAAAAATTATCTGCTAAAGAAAAGGGAATCCTTGCTGCGGATGAAAGTATAAAAACAATAGGAAAAAGATTTAAAAATATATGCGAAAACAATTTTGAAAATAGAACAAGGTATAGAAATCTGCTATTTACTACTCCTGATTTAGAAAAATATATTAGTGGAGTTATATTATTTGAAGAAACAATTACTGCTAAAATTAATGGTGAAAATATTATAGATAATCTTAAGAAAAAGAACATTATTATAGGTTATAAGGCAGATCAAGGTCTTGTAAATTTATCGGGTACTAATTCTGAAAATATAACTCAAGGTTTGGATAATTTAGATGAAAGACTTAAAAAGGTAAAAAAGCACGGAGTTTTGTTTACTAAATGGAGATGCACCTTTAATATAAAGGATCTTGAAAATCCTAGTGAAATGGCTATAGACCAAAATTTAAATACATTATGTAGATTTGCTTATTTAAGTCAGAGAAACGGAATGGTTCCTATTATAGAACCTGAAGTATTGGCTGACGGAAATCACACAGAACATAGAAGTTATGATGTTACCCTATCCATTTTATCTAAATTATATGGAAAACTTAATGCTCATAAGGTTATTTTAAGTGGTACATTGTTGAAACCAAATGTTATCAGACCCGGAGCATTTAACGAAGAACTTTATGAATCTTTTGAGGATATAATTCCAACATTATCAGGGCTAACAGTTAGGGCATTACAAAATTCGGTTCCATTAACAGTTCCCGGAATAATGTTTTTATCAGGGGGATTAGGAGAAGAGCCGTCTGCCGAGATACTTAACGAAATGAATAAAATGGAAACTAATAAACCTTGGAGATTGTCATTCTCATATGGACGAGCTCTACAAGAATCTTGTCTAAAAACATGGAATGGCGAGGATGAAAATATAGAGTCTGCTCAAAAACAATTGATCGACAAAGCTAAAAAAAATTCTTTTGCTTCTATGGGTAAACTTGATTTATTAGTACAAAAATAATTTAATTAATTAAATATATTTTGAAATTATTTTCTTTCATTATTTTATAACAATGACAAAATCAAGTTCAGGAAAAGATGGATATAGATCATTTACTGTTGTAGGAGTAACAAAAACAAGTGGATGCACTACTAAAGGGCATGGCGGAAGATATAAATCAAAAGCACCTGTTGGGGCTGCTAGAAAAGCATTTAGTGAATTCTGTCGTACAAAAAGAATCAAAGGTGTCTGTACACTATTAGTTGTTATTAAAGAAATAACAAAGGGAAGTGCCGGGAAAACATATGCTTATAGATTAAAAAGACATAAGCTTGCCGAACCAATTATTAGATCTCCTCCTGGTGGTTCAAAAGAATATGTTATTGAATATACTGTTAAAGCTAAATCAATTAAATCTATACCAACTAGTTGTACAGATACGGACCACAAACAGTCAAGAGGAAGAAGAAAGCGTCATACTGCCAAAAAATATAAACTTACAGCTAATAATGTAAGAGCGGGAAGGAAAAGAGGTTCAGTCAAGAGAAAAGAGATGTTTATGAGAGGAGGTGCGGAAGGAAACAATAAAGGAAGTGATAGTGAATCAAAAAATACCACTAAAGGATGCAAAGTAAAGGCAAGAGTTGTTGAACACTATGTTTTGCCAAGCGACTTTAAATAAATAACATGATTATTCAATTCAAATTAATTTTAATAATTTATAAATATTATAATTATTATAATTAATCTTTAATCTTGTATTAAATATTAGAGGTTTAAAAATCTAAGTTAATACTATAATGCCAAGACAAAAAAAAAATAATAGTAGAAAAAGAAACTCTAATTTATCTAGGAAAAATAAAAAAGTTATAAAAGGAGGTACTCAAATACCAAGTTTAAGTCAACAACTTGGTATTCCAGAATGCGCTTGCTGTACTAAAGAAAAATGTAAAAGTTGGTATTCAGATGATATGCCTGAATTAGGATACAATATAAGTCAATATTCAGATGAAAATAATTCTTTGGCAGAACAATTTTTAGGCGGGACAAATGGAGTTGGTTCTGTTCCTACAGTTTTATCAAGTCCCGTTCCTCCAGTTTTATCAAGCCCGGTTCCTCCAGTTTTACCAAGCCCGGTTCCTCCAGTTTTACCAAGCCCTATTGCTCCAGTCTTACCAAATGCGGTTACTAAAGTCTTACCAAATGCGGTTACTAAAGTTTTACCAAATTCTGTAGCTCAAATATCAAATACCCCCATTTCTCCAGATCCGGCATATCATAACTCTAATACACAAAATTTAACAAATAAATTAGAATCCGAGTCTAGTAAGGAAGAATCTGGATTTATAGGTAATTTTTTTAAAAATATTTTCGGTGGAGGAAGAAAAATATCTAAAAAAAGATCTTATAGAAAAAGAAAAAAAAGATCTTATAGAAAAAGAAAAAATAAATCTCTTAAAAAAAAATAATATATATAGATATATGGCTGAAAAAAATATGTCAGATACTGATAAAACCGTACTAAATCTTAAAATGATATCTAATATTAAGGCAAATGATAAAATATATCTTGAAGATAGTTTAGTGCACATTGACTCCCCAACATTATTTCAAGGTGTTTTTAGATGGTTTCATGATTATAATAGAAAAGCAACTATGACCGACTTAAATGAAATAGCAGATAATGTTATTAAAATTACAGATTCTATTTTAAATATTAAGGAACCTTTAAAAGAAGACAACGCACTGTGTCAAAAGTTATTAGTTGAAATAACTGGAGCCATTGGGGGACTATCAAATTTGAAAATAACTTATTCAGATGATAATTTTATTACAGCTCAATTAGATATGATCAAGGACAAAATGAGAGATAGAAAAGATAAAATAATCACACAAATGAAAGTTACTTTTGAGAATTAGAATAATAATTATCTAAATAAATTTTTGATATTTCATATAATATATCATCGTACTTGTCGTTAATTATAGAATTTTCTTTTTTTTTTTTTAATGATTCTAAATCTTTTACAAATTTATCTAAAATAATAGTATCATAATTTGGCAAAATTTTAAATTTTAATTCATTCATTTTGAAATCTTCAACTATCCAACCAATTTTATTTAATTCCATTTTCAAATATGTTAATGATTTTTTAGATTTGAAACTAATTATACCTGATTTACATAAATCATAAACTAAAAAACCTTCAATTTTATTTATTTTTTTTTTAACATAAATTGTTAAAAATGTCATTTTTTTTGCTAATTTTAGATAATAAGCAGTACCAAAATATAACAGTGTACTCCAAAGTACATAAATATTAAGTTTTGATTCATTTCCTAAAAGTGTTGCTCGAATATTTATATAATTTTCAGTATTAATTAAATATTGATTATGTAAATTACTAAGATTTTTATACATAATTATAGAGTAATTTTTTGGAGATAACGAATAATTATAGTTTGAAATGATACTTGATATTTCATAGTCCATAAGATGTATTTCACTAAAATATGAATGTAATATTCCAGATTCTCCAATATCTAGATGAAGATGTATTTTATTTTTTTTAGCAAGAAGTGAAATACTTGCAATATCTTCTAATATGCCATGTGTATAACTTGGAGATGAAATTATATAAGCTATAGTATTATTACTTGTATTCTTTATTATATCGTCTAAATCTAATTTTCCATTTATATCGATTTTAATTTTTATAATTTTAAAATTAAACATTTTTATAAGTAAAAAATATTTTGGATTAACATTACTACCAATCATTATCTCTGAATTTGTGTTCTTTAAATTAGACAAAGATCTATATAGTAATATAATACTTTCATCATCACTAAATGTTAAAGTACTAAAATAATTATCAAGATGAAGATAATTATTAGTAAGTTTTACAATATCTATTTCCATTTTTCTTATCTCGTCTATGAATTTTGAATTAGTTTTATCAAACTCAATCATCTGTATTTTATTTATGAAATATTTAAATTCCAAATCTTTATTATTAATTTTAAACATCGAAGATAAATGATTGATTTTATTCAAAACCATATTTTTATTTGATTCTTTTGATAAATGATTAATCCTATTTTTATAATAAAATTTTTTAAAAAAATATTTTTTATAGAATTGTAATTTGGGTTTTACAATATGCTGTTCAATAAAAAAATAATAATTTAAATTCATCCTAATTAAAACTAAAAAGTTTAAATAAAAAAATAAAACTGACGTGTATGTTTTATATAAAAAATATAAAACAATTAGCATTAAATATGCTAATATTACTAAGTAATAGAACATTTATTATATTATTTAATCATCTTTAGGTTTATTAAGATATATATTTGAAATAAGATTTATCGATTTTATCTCTTTCTAAATATTCTTTATCAATGAGGCATTCTATTCTTTTTTTTATCAGATTGATGTTTGGTTTAAATTTACATGAGCATAATTCAACCGTTTTTGTTATTACATCATTAATGTTTAATCTCTTTGAAGATTTCATTATTCTCACTATTGAAGCATCTACTAAATATTTTCTATCTTCAACAACTCCTAAATTTTTATCTTCTTTTTCTATTTTTTTACTGTTATCTGATTTTTTTTTTAAATTAGACATTAAATTAATTTTAACTTTATCTTTTTTAAATCCTTCATTTATAAAATAATTGCCTTCTGAATCCTGTTTAATAATTCCAAAATTAAGTAAATAATCAAAATTAAGTTGTACAATTTCTTTATTAATATTATATTCTGTACTTAAATACTTGGTATTTAAATTTAATTTTCTATTATATTCAAGTAATATTACAGATTGAACGTAAGAAACATTGAGTATATATTTTCTTTTAAAATGGTTTGTTTCCAATTGTCCATAAGATTGAGATATCCAAGTAAGCTTTCTACCATTAAATTTCTGATTATAAAAATTTTCAAATTTATCTAATTCTGTTTTAATTTCAATTGGAAATATTACCGCATGCTGCTTAAAATTCCAAGTACCACTTGATAATACCATGAAATTGATTTTTTTAATATTTGATTCAGTACTTAATTCTTTACTATTAATGATATCTGATATTTGGTTCTTTAACTTATAGGTTTCATTCCCTAATATCATACTCATTTTTGAAACATAATTTAGTTCATAATCATTATATTTTAATAAAAGTCTTTTTGCTAAAAACATTTGGTAATATTTTATAAATATATCTTTGTCCTCAATGTATGCGAGTATATCTATAATATATTTTTCGTCATTAATATCTGTGCATTTTTTAATTATGCTATCAAAATATTTAGCTAAATATTGAGGAGCATTTTTATTTTGATTAATTAATTTTTTTAGTTCATCATCAATATTTTTTGATATTACTAAATTTGTGTAAAAATCTGGTTGAGAAAACAGTTTATATTTATCTAATATAAAATGATAATAATCTTCGTAATTATCTATTTTTTTAATTTCATCTTGATATGTTTTTATTTTTTCAACAATTTTTATAGTAAAATGGTTAATGTAAATTATATGATTTTTAATAAAGTTAAATATCACGTTTAGATTTTTAGTGTTAAAATCGCAAATGTATTTATTAATCGCATTATTGATAAAAGTATTTTTGGATAGTATTAAAACATCTTCATGAATGGTTTTTATAATTTTTTTATTTATATCACTAATAGACAATTTAGATATAAATTTATTATCAAAATCAATCCATTTTTTAGAAGCATCAATATAATCCATAATATCTACTTTATTAATTAAATCATTTGATTTTTGGCTATAATATAGTTCAGATATGTCTAATATATTTTTTTCTAATTTTTTACTACTAATTAATTCTTCTAGTTCATAATTTTTAATTTCGCATAAATTGATTATATTACTTATGTCATTAACTAAACTTAAATCTGTATGATCAATTATATTTGAGTCTCTTGTTTTTGTTATAATCGCATTTATTGTATTCATTATAGAGGCATCAAAATTTTTAAGAATTATTTTATTGAAGCATAAATATCCTAGAGATAAGTATTCGAAATAAACTGAATTGTAATCATTAAGTCTACAAATAAAGTTTTTGTTGTAATATTCGCAAATGTTATTTATAATTTTTATCTTAATTGCATAATCATTCCAATAATCAGCTATATTTCTTAAAATATTATTTTTATCAAATAGTTTGCTTTTTTTTGATAATATATCTAATAATGTCGCTTCAAATTTTACATATTCATTAATTATTAATTCATTGATTTCATTCTCATTAAGATTCTGATTAGAAGATATTAAAATACAAAATTGGTATATTTTAGTATAAAGTTGTATGTACTTTGTTCTATCGCAGTAATTTAAATTTAATAATGTGGTTTCTAATTCAGAATGTGGTATCAAAGATTGATATATTTCCATTTTGATAATTTTTTAAATATTGAAATTTTAATTTCAATTTTATATAAATGATAATTCCGCAGCATTTGGTTTTTCAACTAATATTTCTTCATTATTCATATTATATTGTCTAGTATTGTATTTATTTTTTTTATAAAATTTAAGTCTTTTATTACATTGATTATCAAATACTGAAAAATTATCAAAAATATCAACAACTAATGGTATTTTATTTCTCTTACTTTCTTCTTTCCTTAGAATTCTACCAACAGCTTGTTCAATATTACTTTTGGGAGAAACAAGTATTACACTATCCAAATCTTTACAATCTAGACCTTCCTCCGCCATTGAAAAGGTTGCTAACATTATTTGCTTTGTTTCTGAAATTTTTAATTCAGCTTCTTTCATTCCTCCTAAATAATATCCTGTACTACAAATGTTATTTTCATCAAGTTGATCTTTTATAAACTTCAGTTGTGATTTTCTATTACTTAGAATAAGAGTTTTTCTATTTTCTTTAACAAGTGTCTTTATTTCATCTAATATTAAATTATTTCTGGGGATATAATCGCAAATGTTATTCATCATTTTTGATGTATTTGGTTTATTTTGATAGTTTATTTCTATCTTAGAATACTCATCGTCTTCAGAATAGTATTTTATAATTTTTACATTAACTGTTTCTTGTTTTCTTTTTTTAATTTGAAATACAATATCTCCTAAATACCATTCAAAAATTTTTTGTAATCCATCATTTCTTTTTGGAGTCGCGGATAAGCCTAAGGTATGCTTACAAGCAGTTTTAAATAGAGCTCTTGAAAAAACTTCGGCCCCTAAATGATGGCATTCATCAAATATTACTAAACCAAAAGAACTAAAAGCATCTTCTTCAAAATCTTTTTGTGAAATAGTTTGAAGCATCCCTAAAACAACATTTTTATCTTCTATATCAAAAATATTTTTTTGAACCGTTCCTATATTATAGTTTTCTAAAAATTGCGAAATTCTTTCCTTCCATTGATTCATTAAAAATTCTTTATGAACTATTATGAGTGTTTTCATTTTCAATCTAGCCGCTATATGTAATGCTATTACGGTTTTACCATATCCACACGGAACAGAAATTATACCTCCTCCTTGATCTTTTGCCGCTTCAAGATATGTGTCCACTACTTTTATTTGATTTTCTCTAAGTTGTTTGGTAAAATTAATATTTATTGGATCGCCATCTAATATTCTATTTTTTTTAGGTTTACCAAATTTTTTAAATCCATAATACCGTGGCAAATATAACTTACTATAACTTTCCATAAATACTGGAAAAGGACTAGAATCAGATGGATAGTTTTGATTTACATAAGGTTTAACAGTTAAATCTTTTCTCAGTAATTGTAGTTCTTGTGAAGATAATTCGCTCTTTACTATTGAATACCCCCTTTTGCTTAATGTTGTATTAAGATTTGTCATATAATAATATATATTTATATACTTAAGTTAATCAATTTTATTTATTTAATTGATTACTAATTAAATAATTAAACATTTTTTCTAAAATAATTTTCTAATAAAGTAGTATAACATATGAATAGATCAAGTGAAATTATGAAGAATAGTAATAATAAAGTTAAAACAGTTTCTAAAAAATTGGATAATTATTTAAAAAATGAGAATGTTTCTAATATAATTTGCGGTTTATTAATAGTATATGCAATATTTATTGTTCCTAGATTGTCTTTAGGGGTATTATCAATTTTTGATAATTTATTTTTTAGATTATTTATGATTGTTGTGATTGTGCTTGTTTGTTTACATGATCCAATAATTTCATTATTAATGGCTATAGCATTTGTTGTTTCAATACAGCGATTAAGTAAAGTGAAACAAGGTGCTTCTAATGTTCGGGAAGAAACTTCCCGAGAAAATTCATTAGATAATGCTGTTAATGAACTTAATAAAATGAATAATTCTAACAATGTTAATAATTTAATGAACAATCAAAACTTAAATAATGTCATGAATCACCATAATTCTATTGATAGAGCTGGATCAGGAATGTATGATGGATCTGAAATGATTGCACCAATTGATGTATACAAAAATAATTTTATAGATAACAACACAAATCCAAGTCTACAACTAAGTGGGAATTTCAATAATGTAGGAGGAAGATCTTCTATTGTAACAATAGGTGATAAATTAAACGATAATGGTATGTCTGGTATAAAACCAAATCTTGTAGAAAACTTCCAAGACCATCACCATGTTGATCGTCATGATGTAAATGATCCTTCTATTAATGTTATAAATAATGGAATACCTCAAGATTTAGGAGTGAATAACTCCATTAATACAAATGGAAATATTAATAACCAAAATGTAAATTCTAATAACCCAAATGTAAATGCTGATACAAGTTCTAATAATGTTTTAGCAAATGCAGTTGTTAACGATCAAACTAATAGAGGAGACAGAAATGTCAATAACGGTACTCTTGAGGAAGATATAGCATTAGAAGCTAAAATTGTACCATCTAATTCCTACGAAATTAATAACTTAGAAATATTAAAAAACAATTCTGAACAACAGGTAGACATTAATGATGGAAAGATTGAATTAAATAATAACTCTAATAACTCTAATAACTCTAATAACGCCAATAATCAATTTAGATTTATAGATAATAATTTAATGGATAGTGTTAAACATCCGGCATTCAATACAATTACTGATAATGTATTTACGACGGATAAACAATTTAAGAACGCCCAGTCTGATAATGTTCCTGAATCAAATTATGATGGACAAATAAAAACATTCACAACTCAACATGGCGCTCAAGGTTTAAATAACCCAAGTGGAATATCTGGAACCAGATTGGTAAATACAAGTGCTTCTTTTTAAGTTTGATTCATTCTATTTATTTTTTGATTTATTTTAAATATGGTATTAGAAAATCCTGAACCTGCTAAAATATTCTTACCTGCTAAACTATTAAGTATTTTTTGCATTATTTCATATCTATATAGCCATTTAACAATAAAGTAAGAATCAATCAACAACAATGAAAAGGCAAATATTAAAGAAATTATTTTTATTATTTTTGAAATTCTCTTGGGGATACCATCATCCTTAAACTTACTATATTTTACCTTTTTGTTAATTTTTTTTTTTATTTTTGGGGCCGCGGGAATACATCTGAGAAATCTATCATTTGTAACTAAATCTCTTGAGATTGGATTCGGGTCAGGCATATCTTTAATTTCTTCTATTTCTACATTAGAATTATAGTATATATCTCTATTTCCTAGAGATTGTATACTTCTTGAATTATTGCTAATATTATATTTAAATGTTTCTAAATTAGTTTCACTTATTGTACCAACTTCTTCAAAGACTACCCAATTGTATTTTTCTGTGCACGGTGGATAGGGGAGAGATCCTTCATATAAAAAAAAAGATTTCTTTTTTGGTAATATCATTTCAGCACTCCAATCTTTTGATACATTTACAATTTTTTCTTGAGAATTAGATGATATAGGAATTTCATTAATAAATTCATTAATAAATTTTTCTAAATTACCACTATGATCTCCTTTTTTAAATAAACAACTCAAAATTATTCCATTATCAGAATTATTTGGTTTTGTAATTCCTAGACTGTGATAAAGACATATTTCCATATCATATTTTGTACCATCGATTGTATGAAGACTTGGACTATGTATTGATATTTTTTCTAATGAATAAAGTACATTTTTAAATTTAATTCTAGATCCTGAATCATAGTTGAGAACTATTAGTTTATTATTGTCATTGATTATTTTACAACGACTCGGTTTGTATAAGTTTGCTAATTTACATAATAAATTACATTTTAGTACTGTTTCAGTTGATATATTTACAGGAGACTGATTGTTAGATGCACAAACTGGATATTTTCCTACCCAGTTTTCTTCTTCCATATAAGACCAATCTTTTGAGTTCATATTATTATAAATTGATATTTTTTTTTTATGAATAAATAATATGCTTATGATTAATTTTTTAATCTTATTAATATTAATTGTTATAGTATATTTTACGAATATACAAGAACATTTTATAAATAAAATGAATATTCTTAGTGAATTAAATGAATCTGAATCAGAGGATCTTCATAATTCATTAGAACATGTACACTTAAAAAGTAATAATAGTTTAGCAGAGGAAATATCCCACGGGGAATCAATTTATAATACTGATAATGATATCATATATTTAGAAGAAACTAGTATAGGAGGTAAAATAAACAAAGTTGAAAATGAAAATGACAATATTAAAAAAAAAAAAAGTTTTTATAATATTTTAGGATCTATTTTTAATTTAGATGAAGAAACAGACACTGAAATAAATACTGATATAAAATTAGAATCTGAAAATAAGGATGAAACTAATTCTCAAATAATGTTATCTACTTCTTCTGAAGTAGCTATCGAAGAAGCGGAAGAAGCAGAAGCACATCTTAAATTAAAAAATCCTAAATTACAAAAAAATATTTTTTCTAAAAAAAAATTTCCTGATAAAAATATTGACTTTAATAAAATAAATGATATAGAAATCGATTTTTCTTTAGAAGATACATCTAAAATTTATAACAATATTATAAATACGGTAAATTTAAAAAAAAAAAAATATAATTGTAATCAACTTGAATATAATTATGGAGATAAAGAAGCTAATATTGTTGATAATGAAGATTTAATAGTTGATACAGTCCAACCTTCAAATTATGTTAATTTTAGACAAAAATTTAGTGAATCAAATGTTAAATATAAAAAAAAAATAATAAAAGATGATTTAGCATATTGGACAAAAAGAAGTGATATTGCTAGACCATGGTTTAAACATAAAGATTAAATCAAAACAAAATTGATTTTTTATTTTCATTCAAAATGTATACAAATGAGCAGAAATCTAGGATATTCACTTAAGTCTAACCTTAAAGAAGAGTCCGACGTAGAAGATGATATTGGGGAAGGAAACGTTAAAAGAATAAACAACGATATATATTTTTATTCGGACGTAACTACTCAAAGTATACTAACACTTAATTCATTAATTAAGAATATTGAAATTGATTCACAGATTTTAGGTATAAGATTGCAAATTGATCCTCCTCCGATAAGATTACATATATGTAGTGATGGTGGAGAGGTATTTGCTGCGCTTTCTGCTGTTGATACTATAGTGAACTGTAAAATACCAATATTCAGTATTGTTGAGGGGACGGCTGCTAGCGCTGCTACACTTATTTCAATTGTTTGCGATAATAGAATGATAACCAAGCATTCACATATGCTAATACATCAATTATCAAGTGAATCTTTTTGGGGGAAAATGAATGAATTAGAAGACGAGATGCAGAATTTAAATAGAACAATGTCAGTTATTAAAAAAATTTACCTTGATAATTCTAAAATAGCCACACAGAAAATTAATGAAATTTTACGAAAAGACTTACTTTGGGATTCATCAAAATGTAAAAAGATGGGTATTATAGATGAAATTCTTTAATTAAATTAATTAAAATTCTATGTCCAAAATAGATTTTTTTTTATGTTGTTATATATTATGGCAAATATTTATAAGGAAAATCTTATATTTTTATCACAAATTTCAAAAAATGATCTAATACAAATACAGAATGATAAATTAAAAATAAACGATAAGTGGCTTGTATCAGTTGGCGGATACAATTTAAGAGGCGAAAATACAGAAGTTATAGAAGATATTATTGAGAAATCTTTTTTTCAGGTATTAACTGAGTTAGAACTAATTTTAACTAATTCTAAGGACCGTAATTTAGAAGATAGCGATTGGAAAGATAAGCTTAAGGAAACATTTACAGTTAACTTAAGTATTATAAAGAAGTCTTTAGAAAATCTAAGTATGTTATCTGTATCAGGTCAGAAATATAAAAAATTAGACAAAATCGCAAGTAAAGTACAAAAAGCATTAAGTAAATTGGAATCAATATTTAATAAAAATGAAAAAGATACAGATTCTAGTTCGGATTTAGATACAGATTCGGATCTAGAAACTGATTCTGATTCAGAATCTCAAAATGAAGAAGATTGTAATAGAAGATATAATGTAAATAACATAATCAGCTATATTACAGGTTATGTATTTTGGGCATATGGATGTTTATGGAACTTTTTGTCAAGATAATTTACCAAAATGAAAAACTTGACTTTTTATTTTTTTTTTTAGATTGTTTAGTTTTTGTTGTTTTAAAATCTAGATCAGGACAGCCAATATTTATCTTAATTTTTTTTCCTAAATAATTTACATGAAGTTTATTTAACTTTGTAAGATGTTTAATGAATTGTTTATTTGCTTTAGTGCATTTTTTATTTTTTTTAAACTTTTTTGATATTTTATGACTTCTTTTATGTAGAGTTTTTATATTAGGCATAATATTATTAGAGATATTTATTTTAAAGCATTTTTCTATTAAATCTTGTATTATCTAATTCAATAGATTTTGGATTAACCGCAGTATTTTGAGTAAATTTTATTACATTTGATATATGACTATCTTTTTTACTATTCTGAATTTTCAGATTTGAACCTTTTATTAACGTTTTAATGTTATCGATGATATCACTAACTTTAGGTTCCTCTGTTCCCGCGGGACGAGGCTTAACATCAATTAAAACTTTATTCCCTTGAAATTCAATATTATCTAATCTATAATCTTTTATACCTGTTCTTGATGTAATACTGTTTCTATACAATTTTTCTCTTATATCACTATTATAAAGTTCTGTATTTGATTTATTAAGCTCATAGTTCAATGTTATATTTGCTTTTTCATCTAGTAAATCAGCTTCATACTCAATAAATTTATCAATTAATTTAAAATTCATTTCATTTGGTTCTGAATAAGAATTATTTGTATGAAAAAAATTATTTGAATCTTTCCAAATGCTCATTTTGACATTCGGAATTTGGATAGAACTCCATACTTTTTCTTTACTCACATCAATATCTAAATATTCAAGAGGTATACAATTTATTATATTACTTTGGGTAGGTTCAATATCTCCTTTGGTGCACACAAAACCTAAACAACCATAACCTGTAGGAGGTTCCGGCTTCCAAAAAGTAGCTTCTATATTTTTCCCTATAATACTTGAAACATATTGTGTACCAAAACCTTCTGGTGGCTTAGTTATTGATTTATTTACTAAAAGTGTCTCTAAATTATTATTAGGGTTATAATTTTTCGATGACTTGTTTATAACAATATCTCCTACAGAGACAAAATTTTTAGTATTTGTGGGACGCCAAATAACAAAATATTCTTTTGTATGTTGATTATATTTTTCATAAATTAATTCGTAAGATTTAGTTTTCTTTGTTTTTATTTTTTTTTCTACATTTAAAAATTTTGGATTTATTTTAAAAACTTTTTCACTGGGTTCAGAATGAACGCTTTTTTCATTAGAAATAAAATGAGGACTATCATTTATAGACCAAATTTGCTGTCCACTACTTTTATTTTTTATTGAGACATCCCCAATTCCGGTTGTCAATACATATTTATTTGGTATGCATCTAATGTGTTTGTGTACAGAAGGTATTTTATTATTTGGTAGTCTATCATGATATATATGACCTAAAGATTTATAACCTTTATATGTAATAGGTTTCCAAAAAAACCCACCCTTTTTTATATTAGAAACAACTGTTGATGGTTCATATCTGACAGGTCTATCACGAGGATTATTTTTCTCTTCTGATTTAACTAGTATAGATAAAATTTTAGGATATTGTTTTCCCTCAGTGCACACGTGTCCGAGTGGGTAAAAATCATTAATAGGTCTAGGAGTCCATATAGAATAATTCATCTCTTTATTATGTAAAACCAGATCATATGTTAATGTTTTTTTTATTGTTAGTGAATTATTAGAAGTGAAATTTTCTACACTTAGCGGTATAAAAAAACTATATAACAATAATATAAATGTTAAAATTTTATAAATTATATCTAATTTTTTCATCATAATTATTATAATTATATATTTTTTTTTAATAAATAAATATTAATAAACTTATTCAACTAATAAACAATTGGGAGATATCTTGGTTTATCAAATTTATATATTTTGACCTTAAAATCACCATTATATGCTGCTATTTTTATCATATCATCATCATATAATTCATCACATCCATAATCTCCTGTACAATTTTTATTTTTGTACTCTATAGGTATCTTTACTGTATTAAATTTGTCTGATCCAGCATAATACGTCCATTTACTTGAATTAGCATAAAGTGGTTTACCAAATAGTGGTAATATATTTGTTTCTGAATTATTCCCTATTTGATTTGTATCGTTACTAACTTGGTCTCTATAAATCATTCCTACTTGTTGAAAATCTCCTAAATATCCTTTTGTTTGAATATTAATTGGAACACCATGGTTAAGCGTGTAAGGTAATGTTTCTATATGATAATTTCTTCTTAACGGTGCGAGTAGAGGGTCATTCATTATTTGCCTATCTTTGTTCACTAAATATAAATGGGAATGATCTTCAACTTTTTCTTGTTTTTCTTGTTTTTCATAATTATCTTTTTTATTTTCAATAACTTCTGTACTTTTTTCTAAATTATTTTTCATTTCTTGTTGTTTAATTTCAAGTGTTTTTATTTGTTCATTTATAGTTTTACTATGTTCTTTTGTAAAATGAAAAACTCCAAATAATAGGACTATAAATAAAACTATAAATGTATGATTATTAATACATATAGATCCAGGAGGACAAGTATCTATCATACTATATACAGATATAATATTTAATATAATTTAAGTTTATTAAGTTCAGCATAATAATTCTCTAAATTATGAATATTCACTTTAATGGTTTCTATAAATTCTTTAGCTCTTAATAGTTTTTTCTTATCAAATCTTAAATTATCAATTTGTGTTTGATTATGGTTTATTTTAAAATTTTTTATTTCTTTAATTACGTTCTTAATTGGAATATCTATTAAAATCATTTCAACCTCAGAATCAATATCATAATCAATTGTCTCATTAACAATAATTTTCTTAGCATACCATCTATGATGACCGTCTATTATAAATAAATCTTTAGATACTACTATTGGTTTAGTATCTATTTGTTCTTTTATTGATTTTTGAATATTATTAACTTTATTTCTATCTAGTTTTTTTATCGTAGGATTAAGATTGAATATACTTATTTTTTTTTTTAATACCTTAATGTTTTTGTTTTTTAAATCTTCAATAAATGCGTCAAGCAAGTCATCACTTATTAGGCTTTTTAAGTTAGTTGATATTAATTTAGGTTCCAACTTAAAATCATCTTCTTGATTTACAATTTCTTTCTTATTTTTTTTTTCTTTAGGATTCTTGGTGTGTTTACTTATTTTCTTTTTTTTAGGTGGTTTAACAGTATTTTCATCATCTTCAATGTTATATTCTAATTCAAAATTTTCTAATAAATGAAAATTTTTGCATATACCTATAATAATTGAAATTATATATGATATTATAAGACTATTATAGTGATTTTTTGATAGAGAATAAAATACTATATAGCTTATAAGAAAAATTATTACATTTAATGGTTTTTTATGTTTAATATTAACTATCAAATATAATAACACTAAAAATATTATACCTACATTATATATTTTAACAGGCAACATAATATAAATATACAAAAAAAAAATCTAACTTAAATATTTGTTAGAAAAATAAAAAACTAAACCAGATACTAGTCCCAATAAAACTGTTGTTATAGACTGTAAATTATTTACTAGAATATCTCTTTGAGGGACTATTTTTTGTATTAATGATCTAACTTGTGGAAGACTTAACAGTATGAAAGTCACTGACACTAAAAGAGGGGATTTTACTTCTTTTTTTACCGTTTCTAAAAGAGAAACATCTTCTAAGGGAACTTCATAGTTCATAGGTTCATTGACAATTTCTTGTGGTTGATAATCAACTTGGGTTTGAATATTTTGGATAGGTGGTTCAGGTTCTAACATTTGAACTGTAGGGGGCTCTTTCATCGATGTTTGTTGTGTGTCATTTTGATTTATTTCATTAAGTATTTCGGATACCAATTCATTTTCATGTTCTTTTTGCTCATTTGATAATACTGGTTCAGGCTCATTTTGACTAGGCAAAGTATTAATAGGTGTTGATGATACAGGCATTTATATTTTTTACATATATAATCTTAAAAATAAAAAAACGTATCGAATTAATTACAAGGTGTATTAATAGATTTAAATTTATAGCAGTTATTTCCGAATTTATAAATGCTATTTTCTACTGTGTCTATTTTAGGACCTTCAATGGTAATACAATTCCGAGTTTCACAAGCAGATCTGAATAGAGATGCTATTCCAAGGCCTAAAATAATTGATATTATTATTTTCTGATATTTTTTTTCAAGCATATATTATAAAATTATATTTTTTTTTCTATGGCATTTTTTGTACATTTAACTTGCGTTTTATTGTATTTATAACATGCTTTATTCATTTTATTATAATAAATTGTGTCTGAATTCTCAGGTGTAGGGTAAACAAACAAAACTTCAGGGCTTGGAGTAAATAAATAACAATAGAGTAACCCTATACCAAGAGATAAAAGAAAAAATTTAGGTTCTATTTTTGATAAAATATAATTCATTATATATATAATTAATATTTTTTATTCATAGTCCGAAAAATTACAATCAATATATTCTTCCTCATCTGAACTACTGTCAACATAATTTTCATGTTCGTCATGCTCATTATCATTCATTGTATATCTATAATTATAATTATCTTCAATGAAATCATCGCAAAACATTTCATCTTCAGATTCACGATCATCATATTCTATATTTTCAACGTAATATTCTTCCAGAAGTTTATTTTCCTTATCTATTTCCTGTCTCTTTTGGGCTTCTATTTTTTGAATATTATTCCAAAAACTATTATATTTTATAGTTTCTGGGTGATTTCTATTTTTTATATAAGTCAAATATTCTTTAGATTTGAAATATGGCCTTAGCCCACAAAGAGATATGAACTTAGTCATATCTTCTTTCATTTCACTTCTTAGATTATAAATATTTATTGGTTCCCCAAAAAGATTATTTTTCTTTGGCTCAGAAATGCTAATAGACGGCCTCTGATTTATAGGTACCGTTTTTGAAAACCATGTGGGTTCAAAAGTTTTGCTCATTGTTCCTTAGTATTCAGATATTTTTATATATAAATAATAAAGAATATTATTAATCAATTTTTTTTACACAAAAAGCAACTATTAATTATTTGCTTTTTTAGTTATCTTTAGTTTAGAACCTTTACCCTTTTTTTTAGGCTTCTTTGTCTTTTTGGAATTATTACTTCTTTCTAATATTTGACTTAATACAGAATCTAAATTATTTTCAGATCCCTGTTTTTTTTCGCTAAATAATTTCAAACTTTTAACAACTTTAGCATCATCTTCATCTCTAAGAGGTTCACTTGCTCCGGATCTTGATAAATCTATAGTTTCGGGTTCATTCTCTTCATCTACTCCTTGAATTACTTGACCTAATTCTGCTAGTTGTTCAGGATCATCTATTCCTTCTAATTCATCATCTAAATTATCAAAAGATAATCCATCTCCTTGAGGGAGGTGGTCTTCGCCATCATCACCTAAAATATTATCTATATCATCACCTAAAATATTATCTAAATCTCCCAATTTTAATGCGTCTTTTGATGGAGTTTTTTGTGAGTTTATTTCTTCTAAATCAACCTCATCTGGTTCTGTGCTATCTAAAACAACTTCCTCTGCTTCTTCAGTATCTAGATCAACCTCATTTAGTTCTTCGGCATCTAAATCCCCTACCTTTGGTTCCACAGTATCTATATTAACATAATTTGGTTCTGCATTTAGTTCTAGGTTTGATTCTTCTGCTCCTAAACCAACATCATCTGGTTTTAATGGTGAATTATCTTTAGACAACCCTAAAGTATCAATATTAAATTTTTCACCACTTTCAGTAGGGGACCCAAATAATTGATTTTCTAAGGTATCTCCTTCTGTTTTATTAGTTTCTTTATGTTCTCGTGAGAAATCAACAAAAGATAAATTAGGTGGTAGCTCTCCTGATTTTTCTAAATTATTATATAGGTCCCTTATTGGATCATTGCTTTTTTTATTCAATAAATCCGGTTTTTCGGTATCCTCTCCTTCTCTTACTATTGGTTCACTAATTATTAAAAAGTCTATTTTTTTTGTATTATCTTTAATACTATATATTTTGTCTTGAATATCTTTAGTATGTGTACTTTTAATGTACAATTTAATTTTATCACGAGTTTCTGATCCAATGTCAATTTGCACTGATTGTCCCGATTCAGAAGGACTTTCTAATGAAGCTTCGGATATTTCTTCTATAATTTCATTATACTTAAGTTTATCGCTAAATTTTGCTTCTCTATAACTAGTTTTAAGATCATTTAATATTTCCATGTTATATGATATTTTATTTGCTAAATCTTGGTATTGATGTATTATTTGATATTGAGTACTACATGTATTAAATTCTTCTTTGTTTTTTTCAAATATTTCTATTTTTTGTTCTAAGTTTCTTGGTTTTTTTTTATTCAAACTTATTTCTATAAAATTATCTCTTTGCACTCTTAGGTGTGAAGAAATATTATTTAGTTTTTCTTTTAAATATTTTATTAGTATATCAATTTTAATATACCTTGGAGGTATTATTTTAAAATCACTATCACAAGGTCCTTTTGCTTTACATTTTCTTATGTATTCTCCTTGTTCTGTTCTATGATAAACATTTGTTTTAATATATGTTTTTTTTGTTCTTTCAGAGAAAAACTCTTCTAGTAAACTTAAATACTTATTATAATCTTCGGATGTTAAACTATCCAAATAACCCTTTACTTCTTCAAACATGCCGTTATCTAATACATTTAAATTTTTTGGTAAAATTGATTCTATTTCGGACACCGAATGATAGGCTCCACCCTCTAAATAAGGTAGTTTACTTAATTTATTCAATTTATTATAACTATTCAAAATATTCGTTATTTTCAGTGTATCATCTTCGGTTATATCTTCTGACTTATCTTCACTTATATCTTCAACTTCTCTTTCATAATTGGATTTATCAGATTCTAATTTGGTTTTATTAGATAAATCTAAGTCAATATCTTCAACAGATTCATCTAATTTTTTTTCTTTTTCTTCATTTTCATTTTCATTTTTCATGTTTTTATCGAAAATTTCAATTTCCTTAATATTTTGGGTATCTAATTCTGATGTATTATCTAGATCTATTTCATTATAATTTGAAAGATTCAAGTCAGATACATCATTTAGGTTTAAATCTAGCTGATTTTCATTTAAATCTTCTGTGTCTAATCTAATTTCTGATAATCCTCCTTTTTGTATATCTGATACAGATAAATTAGTATTATCATCTAAACTATCTAATTCAATACTATCTAATTCAATACTATCTAATTCAATACTGTTTTTATCAGCACCACCTGCTTGTAAATCTAATTGATTTGAATTAGAATTTTCTTTATCTAAATTTAAATCAATTTCTAACATATTCCCATCTTCAAGATCATTTTTATTTTGATCAGTGTCTATATTGATATCATTTGGTATATCAAGTGTAATTTCTTCTAATTCTGAAATACTTGGATTTGACTCATTTTTAGCATTTAATTTATCAATTTTTGAAAAGTTTATTTGTGGATTATTGGATGCGTCTATATCAAATTCTTTTTCGCGTTGAATCATATTATCCCCGGTCAGTTTAATAACTTTTATATTTGGATCAGGATTAGTTAGATTAATTTCTTCCATATATAATTTATAATATATAAATTTATTCTATATAAAACAATTAAATATTTTGACAATAATTAATTAAAATATATATTATATATATGGATAAATTAAAAAATATTTTTAATAATTGTAATGATTTAGAGTCAGCATACCTTTCTAAACAAAAGGAATTAAAAAATTTATTAGAAAAAAATAAAGAATCAATTAAATCAAATCAATCTGTTGATACAAAAAAATTAAAAAATTTAATAGAAAAGGCAAAAAAACATATATTAACTAATAAACAATTAGATCAAATGAGGACAGAACAAAATGATATAATGAATAGTTTTTATAAAATAGATAAAACCAACGTTTACAAAAGAGAAAGTCAAGTACCCGAAGTACATAAACATATAACTCATGTATCTCCTATTCAAATAGTTAAAGTAGATAAAAATAACAATGTTGAAAAAACAGACGATAATAAAAGTATGTCTAATAATTTAAGACAAAAAATAGACAATATGGTAGAAGCTAAGAAAAAGGAATTAAATAACTATACATTTGATAAATCAAAACAATTAAATAAATTAGCACAAAAATCTTCCTATGCGAAGGAGACACCCTCATATAAAAAAAATGAATCTAATAAAATAACTGAACAAGATCAATTTACAAACGAACAATATCGTAAATATCAAGAGAGGAAAGAACAAGATCTAGAGAGAAACGAACAAGACCGTAAAAATAGAGAAAGAAAAGCAAGAGAAAAGAAAGATTTAAATCGTAAAGCTATTGAAAAGAAAGATCAAGAGCGTAAAGACAAACAAAAAGAGGAAAAGAGCGAAGACATAAATAGTAAAGAAATAAAACATAAGAAAAGAAATAAAAATAAGACACAAAAGAAAGAACAGAAAGAAAGGGTAAAAAAAAAGAAAAATAAAAAATCTAAATTGAAATCAAGAGGCCCCGAAACTAAAAAAAAAGTAAAAACTAAAAATAAATTAGGTATTAGTAAAAAAGTATGTTCAAAAAATAACATTGAGCAATACTTATCTCAAAAAGGTTTAATTGATACAGAAATAAATACAAATCAAAAAAAACCGAATATATCTGAAAATCAAAATGCTTCTAAAAATAAATTAAATTCAAAAAAAAAAAATAAAAATAGAAGAAATAAAAAAAGAAATACAGAGGAATTAGATTTAGATAAACTCAATTTGTTTATGAATAAGGGTAGAACAAATCAAACTGATAAAAAATTAACTTTATATCTAAATAAATAAAATATATGTTTAAATTAATGAGTATTACCAATATTTTAGACGATTTATCTACTGTTATTGATCAATGTATGAAACTTAATAATGAATATGTTAAAAAACACGATGAACTTAAAACGGTATATAGTTCTTATGTTTCATTAAGCAATCAGTGTAAAGATAATGATGAAGAATTAAATTACTATCTTTATAAATTACTTAATGAAACAGATAAAAAACTTATAAGTAAATCTAAATTTAATTGTCTTATTAATGAACAAAAAGATTGGATGAATGAATTTGATGATATAAATAAAGAACTATCAAAATTATATCCAAATACTTACTGAGTTAATTAGATTATAATATTATTTTTTTTTCTTCTTAAATATTATTATGTCCAATGATAATGGATCTGGTTCTTTTGTAAAACCATTTACAACTGATAAAAATATTTCAACATCTAATGAAAATTTAGCAGGACTAACTGAGACTTATTATAATCTTTTGTCATTAAATAAAATAGATATTGGGCTGCAAAATATATATTTTGAGAAAAATAACATTATTAAAATGATAAAAGATTATATTACACCAATAAACCCAAATTTAAATTTAAATATATCTATAGAAAAATCAGAGGGGTATATATCACATAATCAATTAACTGATCATATAAATAATACAGAGCATGTCCCTAAAGATTATAAAAGTAAAAGCGAAACACCTGATATTAAAGCGGAAGATAATACATCAGATAAACTAAAAATTAAAGATTCTAAAAAAACAAAAAAAAAAGATAAAAACGGAGGAGGTAAGAGTAAAAAAAAAATATACAGAGGTGGTGGTAGTAAACCTGATATATTTGCAGGTATTAATGATAAAACATTAGGAAATGGTCTTTTAAATGACATTAATTCAGTTCTTGGAAGTATGGATAAGGGAAAAGTATCAATAGGCAGTGGAACTAAAAGTGAAATAAATATAGGTTCTTCTACAGGAACACCTGACATATTACATACAAAAATAATAGAAGATACACAAAAATTATCTGAAGATTGGGAAGAAGTAATAAATAAAGATACCGGAGAGGTTTATTATAAGAATAAAATGACTAGTGAAATAAAACGGGCAAACCCAGTTATAGATACTGAAAACAATAACGAAAATAACGATAATAATGACAACAACGATAATAACGAAAATAACGATAATAATGACAACAACGATAATAATGATAATAACGATAATAATGACAACAACGATAATAACGATAATAACGACAACAACGATAATAACGATAATAACAATGGATTGCCCGAAATGTGGAATTGGGATAATATGAAAAGAAAGATTGACGATCAAAAATTAAGTAATGATAACAACAACGATAATAACAATGATGAAAATAATGATAACAATAATGATAATGAAAATAACAATGATGAAAATAATGATAACAATAATGATGATGAAAATAACAACAATGATGAAAATAATGATAACAATAATGATAATGAAAATAACAACAATGATGAAAATAATGATAACAATAATGATAATGAAAATAACAACAATGATGAAAATAATGATAACATAAATGAAAATAATAACGACAACGAAGAAAATAATGATAACAACAATGATAATGATAATGATAATAATAACGACAATAATAATGATAATAACAATGATAACGAAGATAATAACGACAATAACAATGATAACGAAAACAACAATGATAATAATAATGAAAATGTTTCTCCGAATAATGTAATAATTAATCCTGAATCAGACAAAAATAATTCAAATATAATGTTGGGAACAGGTAGTGGTTCGGATTCTAATATAGAACTTAGTAAAAATAAAATACATTTAATTGCCATTAAGATAAGATATAAAGGTAAAATTGAAGATATAAATAAATTAAATCTACATGGTAGAAAAATAGTAATCAATGATGTGGAATATATCATTAATTCTTTAGGACATTTATGGAATCTACTTAATCAATGGGAAGGAAGAAACGCAGTTACGAGATATGTTGGAGAAGAACAAAAAGATCATAGAGTTAAAAGATTCAGCAACTCTGTTAATTATTTAAAAAAAATAACTCATCGTCTTAGAGATTGTACAGAGTTATCTGTTGCATATAAAATAAAACACAAAGAGGTAGAAGAAATGTTATTATCTATACGTAAATTATATAGTTTAATTATTTTTTTAAGAGATCAGATAGAAAAAAATCAAAAAAATTATGACACTTTAGAAAGATTAATTTTAGAAATTGTTGTTGCTATGAATCAGGATTATCATATTCCATATGACGAGCTTGTAAGACTTAAGGAAATACAGCAAAAGATAGCTAAAGATGGAAAAGATTTAGAAGAAAGATTTAGATTAGTATCAAATCAAATTTTAGATAGATTAAGTAGATCTGGTACTCTTAAGGATGATTCTCCAACTGATATAGGAAATGAATTCCCTATGGATCTGAAAGGATTAAAGAGAGATGAAAATGTAATGAGTTCTCCTCAAGCAGCAAAGTTTGAAAAATATGTTTTACCACAATCCACAGAACAACCATCTCCTGCTCCGCCAAACTGGGATGTTACTAAATATTATAAGACGGAATACAGTAAACATGATAATCTACCAAGAGGTCAAGGAGATCCGGTGGAAAAATACATTAATCCAACACAATTAGAGAAGGATAAAATAAAAAATGACTCTGTTGAGTTTGGAGAATATAACCCAAAAGCTACTGTACCAAATAATTCCCCAAATTTTGGTAGTACGCCTTTTGTGAATAAGGAAATTGAATTGAGAGAGAAAGAGAATACTAATTTACTTGGCCACCTAAGAGATGCAACTCTTCATAGATATAAGAATGAGGAAATTAGTTCTAATGGTTCAGAAGAGAAATTTACAATGGAAGAATATGATAAACAGGACATTAAACAAGCAGAATTAAAAGCCAAAGAACAATTAGTAGAGGATCTATCCAATAAAAATGTTAATAGTTTACCACCAGGTGTAGGAATAATAGATAATAACGTTGTTGGGGGGCAACAAAATCAATTAAATATTAATCAAAATTCTAATACAATCACTGATCATTCTACCCAACCGATTAATCAATTAGTCAATCCTATTATGCCACAAGTACCAGTTCAAGAAAATATCCCCAATACTCCGATACAAAATTCTAGCCCAAATATGTTAAATTTGCATAATAGTCCCGAATCTTTGCCAAATCAACCTCAGACTTTACAAAACACTATGCCTAATATTCCTCAAAATTCAAGTCCGATACCTAATATCACAAACGCAAATTTATTAAATCAAAATACACCACAAAATATACCACAAAATCCACCACAAAATACACCACAAAATATACCACAAAATACACCACAAAATACACCACAAAATATACCACAAAATATACCACAAAATATACCACAAAATCCACCACAAAATCCACAAATCCCCCCTACACAAAATCAATCAGAATTAGTTGATATTCCTTTAGAAAATTATCAATCTAATTCGCCACAAAATCAACCTATGACAGGTGGTGGAAAAATTAGTAAAAAAAACAAAAAGAAACCAAAAAAGAAATCAAAAAAAAAAAAGAAAAAATATAAATATTAATTGTAAGAAGATTATTAATATTATTTATATTTATATAATATATGAATATAAATTCTAGAGTTATTGACGATAGATATCATAGTATATATCTAGCTGAAGAAAGTGTTAATAAAAGACCAGATTGTCTTCTCTGTAATTTTAAAAAACAAAATGATATTAATGAAAAAATAGAACAAAGATTAAAGTGTGATGAAACAATTAAACCTCTTATACCCCCTCGTCCGGCTTTTATAGGAAAATGTATAGAACCAAAAAATCAGTTAAAAAATATACTAAATATAGATAATAAAAAATTAGATAATTCTGATTTATTAGATTTAACAAACCAAAATAACAAAAATAAAAATCTTCCAAAATGCTGTAAAATTAATGGTAATTGCGGAGGTAATGGTCATCCTATGGGATATCTATCAAATATAGATGTAGATTCTTATGTAAGAAATCTACATAAAAATTTAAACAATTGTAAACATAATAAGCAAGTTAAAAAATTATCATGCGATGATTGTATGTTAAGAGATAATGAAGAAATAATTAATACAAATTTCGAAATTAATAAGTGTGTTGATTTTAAGAGGTATAATAAATGTAATAAAAATATTGAGAAAGTCAAGAATCAAGTTTTTCCTAGACCATATGATACTTTATATGATTTATCTTCTGAAATGCCATGCTTTGACTGCGAGATGTATTGGAATAATAGAACAAAAAGAAAGACAATTTTTAATAAAGATTGCTCAGATATTGACCGGGAAAAAAATTTAAATCCGATGGCATATTCCGGAAGGGAAACGTATTTTAAAGCTCCAAAAAGTAAAACATATGATACTTGCCCTAGAATAGAATCTTCATTTACAAGAAATTTTAATGGTTTGTAATATTTGGTTGAATATATGTTATATTAGAATTTGTAATATTCATAATGTTGTTAATAAAATTATTATGATTTGTATTTGTTTCAAATTGATTTAAATAGTTATTTGTAAAATTATTATTAAAATTATAAATATTATTCATCTGATTTATAATATTTTGATTTTCATTGTTAATAAAATTTATATTGTTATCATATAAATTGTTATTATCTAAAACATAATTAAATAAATTATCATGATTAAATAAATTATCATGATTAAATAAATTATTATGATTAAATAAATTATTAGTTAAATCATTATCTATATTATTTAAATTGTAGTTAGGTTCATGTATATCATTTAAAGTGTAATCATTTTCATCTTCTTCTATTTCAATATTATGAGTTTCTATAAAATCTTTTATTTCCTTTTTTAAATTCTCATTTAATTTACCAGGTGCTTTTCTAAAATTAGGCATATTTGTTAACGGATTATTATCGCCATTTTTGGTAATTTTCCAAATTTCAATATTGTTTTTTTCAAATGTAAAATAAGAATTATTATGTTTTATTGTTACTGGATTTGTCATTAGTTGTCTTGATATTGGGCATAAGTACTCATCGGGGTATTGTGTTTCAGACATTATAACTAAACTCTATTAATATATAAATCATTAATCAATTTTTATGAATTATTTAATAAATTGTGATATTTTGTGATTTTATTTTAATTTCTTTAAATGTTTCTAATTTTAATTTGTATCGGATACCATCAAAGTGAATTATTTTACCTTTCTTACCATTAAGAGAAATATTTTCTTTCAAATCAAAAATAAACACTAACGTATTTTTAGGCCAAATGATATTGTTCTGTTTTACAGAAAATATTTCATTTTCATTAAATTTAATTTTGAATCTTTTTTTTTTAATATCCACATCTATTACATGTCCTAATTTACCATTTAATTCTTCATTACTTTTAATATCTACCATAGTAACATTATTTATAAGTGGAATAATATTTTCATGTTTTATAGATATGTTTTGATTATTTGTTTTAACAGTATATCTTTTTTTTTTAAAACTATAATCTAATATTTTAGCAGAGATGCCATTTAGATTTATATTTTTTGATAAATTATAAATTAATATTTTTGATCCTACATGATAATTAAATGTTGTTATGTAATCATCATAAATACTGATATTGTTTGATTTAACTGTATATTGATTGGAGGACATATATTCAACTTTTACGTTTCTGTCAAACATTTGAGAAAATAAGTCATCATGATTTCTAAAATTAAATTTGGAAAAATTATATGATTTCTTCTTTAGATTGTTAAAATGATATTGTTCATTTTTTATTCCAAAACCTTCCTTTCCTTGATTATCATAAATTTGTCTTTTTTTATCATCCGACAATACATCATATGCTTCACTTATCTTTTTGAAACATTCTTCAGATTCTTTCTTATTTTTATTTTTATCAGGATGCCATTTTAGAGCTAATTTTCTATATTTTTTTTTAAGATCACTAATATTTACATTTTTACTTACTCCCAATATCTTATAGTAATCACTACTTGATAAATCATCCATCTAATATATAAAATAAAAATAATTTTAAGTATTTATATTTTATATTTATAATATTTTAATATTTTAATATATATCTAATCTCATACTGCAATGTTTATTACATTCAAGTATAACTACCTTCACATATCTTACATTAAATTTATTGATATTAAATTTGAACCCCTCGTTTTTACCTGGGGAATTGCCCTTAAAATGAGTTCTAAATGTACCTAAATAACTGAATACTTTATTATTTCCAGCAATAAATACTTTAAATTTTTTTACATAATGATCACACGAAGAACAATCTTTATCATCATAATTATCTCTAGTATATACAATACCTCCTTTTATACATTGTTCTCTTCCAGTATCTATTAAAACAAACATATTTTTATCAACTTTATCAAGTTGTCCTGCTGACCATCCTCCTCCCGAATATCTATCTAATTTAGAGCTTTCATAGCCACCATATGTGCATATTTCTCCATCAGTTAATTTAGATACCTCTCCATTTTTGTGATTAAAACATGATGAACTTTTTGGACTTATTCCTTTAGTATTAATTAGGGTTTCGATTAAGTCAACTTCTGAATTTTTTCCATAAACTGATATTCTCATGGCGCAACCCAAATTACTTTTAAGAGGTATTATTTTTAAATATTTTAATCTTCTATTTACATTAAATTCAAAAAAATTATTATTTTCAGATTCTTCTATACTTCCAATTGTAAATTTTTCGGCTTCCCAACTTGATGGTAGTTTTTTAGAAGGTTGGCTTTGTACAAGTGTATTTTTTTCATATTTCATGTAAGTATCATAAATTGTTTTTAAAGCTACTTTACCATTTTCTGTTTCTTCTATTCTAAAACGTTCTTCATTCATATCATCATCTAATTCAGGAGAATCGTGCAAATCACTTTGGGTTATGTACATTTTATTTTTATCAGGTTTGAGTAGAGTTCCATTGGTTGTTTTTAATGAGATAGTATCATCCTTATTTTTAATGACTTGAAATTTTTCAGATTCAAGGAGACTACTAAGGTCGCTAGAATCAGATTCAATAATACTCCCATTAGGTAGAATTCTTATAAATTTATTATTGTAGTTTTTTATAAATATAATGTTGCCATCTTTAATCCATGGTACTGAAAAATCAGTTTTAAATTTATAACCTAAATCATGGAATATACCATCTTGTTTTGCTGTTTGTACTGCGAATTCTTTGATATACTGGTTATTATTAGGAAAGTCTTTTCTTGGATAAATTTTTGCTTTACCTACTTCTTTTTCATTAATAAAGTTTATAACAATAAATTCATTTTTACAATCAGAAGCGCCCGCCACCCATCCGCTTTTACTATCTTTAAATACTTGATATGCCGCATTTGATTCATCGTCTCCACGCGTGGGCTCTCCAAACAAGATATTAGAACTCTTTGAGCCAACATTTTGTTTAGTATTATTAATAAATGGAGAAAATCCTTGAGACGAAGATGCCGTAAATAGATTTTTCCAATTTTGTTTACCAATCATTCCAGGTTCATATTCCCATCTAGGCCATTTTATGAAGCTATTTTTATTACACTCAATTAAAGGATTTTCGGGATCATTTTTATTTTTTTTTATTATCCAAAATATACCGTAGTCCACATCTTTACTACTTACACTATACACTTGCTGATTGTCTTCACTTGCGTTGTCAAGGGCGTAAGATCCCCTTCCTCCGGATAAAAATCTATCATTTGTAGAATTGGACTGTAAAAGAATTTTATCTCCATAAGATACGATTTTTGTCATTTTATTATCGCCTTCATTTAAAGCCCCACTTCCTAAATCACTTTTTATTATCCATTTAAATTTATCAGATGAGTCTTCATTATTTTTACTAAGTGTTGCAACTCCTTCATTATTGGAATATGAATATGGTAGATTGTTGATTCCAATACCACCAACTAAGAATCTATCTTCAATAGTTAAAGTTTGTAAATATATATGATCTCCAAATTTTACAGCTTGGTTTTCTTTTGGATCCGGGTAAGATAAATCTCCATTTCCTAAGTTAGATCGTAATTTCCATTTAAAATATCTATTTTCATTAGTACAATATACAAATTCATTTAAATTATTAGTTTTAGGGAGCATATTACCATGACGCCCTCCAGTAAGATATTTATTTTCTGAAGAAACCGTTTTTAGAATTATAATATTTCCATATTTAAGTATGTTGTTATTGGATATTACATTTTCATGAATCTGATCCTCTTCCATGGCTATATCCTCCTGATATTCATCTAAAATTTTGTTATCTATATCGTATGCTTTAAAATATTCGAAATTTGGAATATGATTTAACAATTTATAAAGTAATAGAAGAATTATGAGTAAAACTAAAATTTGACTGTTAACACCAAATTTTTTATCATTATAAATTATATAAGATATAGGTAATAATAATAATACCAATTTAGATTTCATATTAATATTATACAATATTTTATTTCAAAAAATAATTATAGTAAGCACCATAATAATTAATATTTAAAAAGATTAGTTTTTTTTTCATTAAGTAATACAGACTTATTTGTTAACAACAAAGACAGTTTATTGTAGTCAAGTTTAGCATCAATGTTTTTAATTCTTAATAATATTAAATAAAATAATAATTTCTGTCCTTTTGTGAGAAATGTATTATCACTTAACCATTGTTTGTGTCTTTGAACGTAAATTTCGAGTTCATTATGGTTATTATTTTTATTTTTGGACATATCTGATGGGTACTTATTTATAAAAGAACAATTTTCTCCTTTTAAATTGAAATGAAGCTTATCTTTATCATCTTCGGGAATATAATGGTGGTGATGACAAAATTTGTTTTTAATTTTTTTTTTTAGTAGTTCTTTAACTTCAGATTCTATTGGTTCTGGTTTATATTCTCCAAGTGTATCATTTTTTAGTAGTTCTTCCCATGTTATATTTCTATTTTCCCGAATATCAGTCTTGCAACATGTTAATACTTGTCTCATTTGAGTTTCATCATTAGGATCTTTTTCATATTCAATACCTTTAAGATAGTGATTTTTAGGGCATTCACCATCAACTCTATCTAACGTTAGCATATTTTTTTTATTTAATCCTTGGCTAGAAGATCCATATATTTTTTTACATTGTTCATTTCTTATAGCATGACAACACGTTCTTTGTTGTTGTATTTCTTTGTCTTTCTTGTAAATTGTAAAAATTTCTTTAGATGATACTTTTGTTGAACCAAAAGTTAGTCTACCTTTTTCAGAAGAGGAAATATAAGTGCCATCGAAGCATTTTATAGCATATTTGTTTCCTCCTAAATCATCAATTTGAAATAATTGTTTTTTACCAATAGTATTAACATGTGCGCTTATAAATTTATTTTTCATTTTACTTTCAGCGTTTTCGGGTTTTGTATTAGGATCAGCAGTTAAATAATAATTTTTAATTGTTTTAAAAGCATACTTGTCTCCCTGTTTTATTATTAATAATTTTTCGTTAGGAACTGGATCTCTTTGAAAATTTTTTAAATCATCATTAACATAACTTTCAATGAAAATACTATGTTTGGGTAGTACGTGCCCCGAATCTTCGGTGGTTTTTTCACCTTTTAGAATATCCTTACATTTCTCTTTTGTGACCATTTGCCAGTGAGGATGCATATATGTATAACATCTTCTTTTTCTAAACCAACCCCAACCTGTAGTGTAACATCTTTTGTGTCGTTGTTTATCTAATTTCCATTCTTTGTGTAATTTGCATATTTTTTCATAATTAGGGATCCATACCATAGGATTAAGATAAATATATTTATCAGATGAGTTGATTAAAGATACTATATCATTTTCTTGGAATGGAACTACATCTTCTTTATAATTAACTTTTTTCAAATAGTGATATTTAGGACATGCACCTTTGATTTTTTCTAAATCTTGTAGATTATTTTTATCTAATTTATTTGAAAAATCACCTTTTTCTGTGATACATATTTCTTCTTTTTTAGTTGGACAACATGTAGAAATCTCTCTTATTTCTTCATTGTTTATATCCCAAGCTCTTTCATATCTTAATCCTTTTAAGTAATAATTTTTAGGGCATCCGCCTGATATTTTAGACATACTATAAAGATTATCTTTTTTGAATCCTATTGAAGGCTTTCCAATTATTTCCTTACATTTGTCTTGTCTTAAAAAACGGTCATTTTTATCAAACATAAGTTCTGTATAATTGTCAATTATACTTTCTAAAATTTGAATTGTTAAGTTAGTTCTTATAAAGAAATCAGAAGTTTCTTCTTTATTATCGTCCAAATATTTTTGGCGTATGTTAAGAATTTTCTCGTAAGTTTTTTTGATAGCATCATTATTTGAACCTATACTAATTTTAACTATACCATATGTTTCTTTATCTAATAATTTTAAATGTTCTATAAGTTCGGATATTGTATCATGAGAATGAGATTTTCTTGTTATATATTTTTTTAATTTAAGCCTCAATTGTAATTTGTCTATAAGAAAAACCTTCCAAGCCTGTAATTGGTTGGTATTAAGATTTTCTACCCACTCTTGTATATTTTCAATCATAATTTTTTTATCTTCTTTTTTATTAATGTCTATACAAATACAGTTTTTTTTATTTTTTCTGCAGAACTGTTTCCATTCATTTTGAACAAAATTTAACATATCTAATTTTTGTGTACATTTTTCAATCTCTTTATTCCATTCATCTATAACAAATTCTCTACCATTACCTTTGCAAATTATTTTATCACCTCTTTTTACACATGAATGATACATGGGACATATATTTTTAAGAGTATCTTTATTATATTTTATTATCCAATCTTTATTTGAATCACACCTGTCAATCGTTGAACCATCAGATTGTCCTGTTATAAATGTTTCAGGAATGTTTTTTACAATTATATCATTATTTCTTAAAGATATCACCGCTTCAGGTAGTATTTTTTTATGAGACTTCATAAGATAAAATAGTAAAATATTGATTATAAGTAATAATGATAAGTCTTTAATATTAAGCTTTTTTCGGTACAAAAGAAAGAATATTATTGATCCTATGAGTAAGAATAGGAATACCATAACTTAATATAATGATATATTTTTTTTTAATTAATAACAATAGTTATAGAATTTATTTATTTTTAAATAAAAATATTTATCTAAACATAAGTTATGGATAATTTAAATATTATGTTTATAACCTCTGCCATTTTAGTTTCAACAATTTTAGGTATATCGCAATTATCTTTTAATAAAGGAGTATTTACGTGTGATAGTTATGTATTAAATACATATTTATATGTTAATTTATGTATAATGTTTATGGCTTTAGTGGTTCAGTTGTTGACTTATTATAAATATTCTATTTTTGAGAATTTAGCTGCAAAAAACAGATTCCTATTCTTTTTTTCATTTGCGATAATAAGTATAGGATCAATTATAGGAATACATTTTACTAACGCTAAAAATGTAGCTACAAAACATTTATTTTGGTTAATATTTATATTATCTACTTCAATAACATTTCAGCCTTTACATAGGTTATTAATGTCTAGTGGGAATGGGGGTGTTATAGTTTCAGCATTACTAAATACTTTAATATTAGTATGCGTACTGACTCTTATAGCATTTAAGAGGCCAGATTTCATTAGTGTTTCATGGGGACCCGTTTTATTTTTTGCCCTTTTAGGTGTAGTACTTGTAGAGATAACAGCAATGTTAACTAATTCTTATAATTCTAAATTTCACAGAATAATTAATTATATCGTCATAATGATATTTATTGGATATTTGCTATATGATACTAAAATGCTTCAAATAAGATCAAAAAAATGTTTAGAAACTTGCGAATATAATCCTGGATTTAGATGGGATGGTTCTGAACCTTGTGTTCAACCAGACTATATTAAAGAATCAGTGAATATATTTTTAGATATATATAATTTATTTATTAGAATTTTAGGATTAGGATCAAGAAGAAACTAAATTACAATCAGACATATAAATTGATAGTAATTCTTCTGGTATATGTTCTCTTGAAAAAACTGTGGTCATTTTATTATTATTAAAATAACCTATGAGCTGAAAATGTAATTTATCTAGATAGTAAAGTATTATAGTTTTATTATATTTATTGATATCGTTTGCTAAAGGATTTATTTTATATTGATCTTTAATATTCTTTGATTCTGAACAATCATCTTTGCTATTAAGTATAATTACGTTAAATTTTAAAGATTTTTGAAGTAATTGTAATATTATATGATCCCCCCAAAAATTATCTCCAGATTTCATAATTTCTTTTTTTAGTTCTTGAATATTTTTAATATTCAACGGATCCCAATCACCAAAAAAATCAAGTGTTTCAAGTTCTAATTTATAAGATTCAAGTATAGGCAAAAAATTTTCTTTATTAATTTGATCAGCGGCTTGTTTCCGAAGACTTTCAGAATCATATTTGCAATTTCTATTATCTAATGGATCATTGAATGCTTCTGCTATTGAATGAAATAAACAATCACCATTAGAACCACAATCTATAACACCAAATCTAAAATTTTTATCTTTACTTTTTAGTCTTTTTTTCCATCCCCATGATAATTTAGTCCATCCATAATCTGATAGATATTTATGCCAATTTAAATTATTTATTTTTATATTATTTTTATCTTCGTAATATAAATTGTTTTTAAAATAAAATAATTTATCAGTTATATAATTTTTTTCTTTATTAGACATTGGATAATAAAAGTAATATATCTTTAAATTTGTATTATGATTCTAAAAAAAAAAAATATATGATATTAATATATGAATTGTCAAAGTACTATTGATAATAATTTATTAGATAATACAGAAACCAATAAAGCTATTAATAATAGATTTGCTGATACAATAACTAAAAACCATGCGAAAGGCAATAACATTTCTGATTTTCAAACTAATAATGAAAATTTAAATAATATTGGAAAAACAAATAACACTAGTGAAAATAAAAATATGCATCAAAAAGTAAATAAAAATATACCTCAGAATATAAACAAAAATAATAAACCAAATACCGATAAATCAGATAGCAAATATACTGAAATTTTTAAAAAATTAGATAAATTAAGATATAAAATATGGAATAATCGAATAATTGGGACACTATTTATTGTTTTATGTTGTTTTTTATATTTTGGGACTCTATTTTTTGGTTTATCACATATTTTTAAAATTTTAACAAGATACACAAGATTTAATGTTAACCGAGGTTTATCTCTAATTATTTTAGGAATTGGATTAGCTATGCATGTAATAATATTTTCAGCATTATTTAATAGAGTTTCTTTCTATTGTCCTGATTATGACGAAGAACAAGTTGCTGATAAAAATAATAAGAATTTTGATTGGTATAGATTACCATTAACAGCACAATTAATGGATATAGGATTATCAATTGGGTTTTTAGTTTTAGGGGCAAGATATACAGTAAAAATATGGAGGACTGGATTTAATGGGTTGCTACAATTGGGTATATGGAAATCATTAGGGATTATTAGTGATCCTAATGGAAGTACTCCAATTGGATTAAGAAAATATCACATTATGAAAGAAAAGGAGCTCAATGGTAATCTAACTGTTGCTTTTATGACATTTCAATTTCAAAAAAATCTAAAACACAAACTTAGTTATATTATTTCACGTAATCCAATTACAAAATATATGGTTTAGATTTATAATGACTTTTAAATTATAACTCAAAATTTTGATTTATAATTTAAAAATGCTTATTAGACTAAATTAATAGTTTTTTATTTGATTAGAACTTCTCCATTGAACACTTGGAGGATCTGTTGGTACGCCACAAGTTTTAACAATATTAGTGTATATTGGTTTTTTTTCAGGTTTTGGCAATGACGGTTCTACATCTATTGGGTTTGGTATGCATGGTCTATGATTGTCTTTTACAATTATTCTGTTTGATACTGCGTTATCGAAAGGTATTAATACTCTCTCCTGTGGGTCCATACATAACCATTCCCATCTGTTCCACCCAGTACCTCTAAGATTACAAGGGGGATTGCTTGTACGTGTTTCTTCTGCGGTAGCAACGTCGCAATCTTTATAGTGATGAAGTACTTCTCCTTGACATAATTCTCCTTTATTATTTTCTTTGGGTAAATAATTTTTGCTTGGGCAATTACTTGCTATTCTGGTTATGCCCATAAGTTCAGAATCAACATCTATCATTTTTTGCTGTCCACTAACACTAGCTCCTTGTCTTTGAAGCCGATATGCCGGATCTGTTGGAAAACATGGATCACATGAAATATGCGGTGTACCTATTTGATATTCACAAGGTCCTACAGTTTCAGATAAGACATGTTTATATGCGCAAGTATCATAGTTTAATCTATTAAAACTCATTATATATATATAATAGATAAAAAATATAATAATTTATTTATTTATTTATTTTATTAATTTAGTTATGAATTCTTATTAATATATGATATGTTATTTATTTGATCAACCGTATTTTTACTAAAGTGAATTTTATTAATTTCTTTAAGTTTTTTCACACTTTTATTGTATATGTCTATAAACTGTTCTGGATTATCACAATTATCAAATAATTTTTCTTGATGATCACTACATATTCCTAAATCTAAGTTTATTACGTTTGACATATCACTGTTATTGTTATTGCTGTTATTACTGTATTGATAATTTGGATTATTTGTATTATTAGAATTAATTCCAACAACATTCATAGCAGCATTAGCAACCTTACGGGGAAACCAAGTCATTGCGTTTCCAAACTGCATAACTTTATTTGTTATATTTCCTCCAATAAGTGCATTCATACTGGCATCTAATTTACCTCCTAATTCTTTAGTTGAATTTAAATCTTTTTGTATTTCTTTTTGTTTATTTTCAAGAGTTTCTGGGGTTTTTGGTACTGTTTTTCCTCCTTTAACAAATCCGGCCTTGAGGCACAATTGCTCTAAATTCATATTTTCTAGTGGAATTTCAAATTTAGTTTTTTGATCGGGATTGCCTCCTGATATAAAAGGTATTTTTATTCCTCCCTTTTGACTTTTAAAATTTCTTTTTTTAAATTTGGTTTTATTTTTTTGTATTTTATTTTTATTACTTTTAAATCTTTTTTTACGATATTTTTTAGTAATTTTTGACATATTTATCTAATATATGTAAACAAAATTTAATTTAAAAATTTAAAATTTAATACTACAATATAAAATTTTAAATTTATTTATTTATTTTAAATTAACAATTTAATCACAGTGTTGTAATCTCATTGGTTCTGGAAGTGGTACCGGTTTGTATCTAATCATTTGACAGGATGGTAAATGATTCATTGATGTATTAATTGTTCGTGGGCTATTACAAGGAGAGCCCTTAATTTGAATATTGCCTGGGGCACATTCATTTAAATCCCCACTTGGACATGGATTGTGGTAGTGTTTGCTGGGACAAAGTGAAGCTTTTCTAGTAATTCCCTTAAGATCAGTTTCTAAGTCAACCAAATTTCCTTTGATGTGACTTACAGCGGTACCTCCTACTGTACCTAATTCAATTCTACATTTATTACAGTTTTCAAAACGACCTGGGTATAATTGGTATGCGAGAGGACTTACACTTTGTTCAAGATTGGTTTTGTATGCACAAGTATCATATATTAATCTGTTAGATGACATTATATTATAATCACACAAAATTATTTTGCGTAAATTTAAAATAATCTAAATTAATTATTTAATTAATTATAATTCATTCTTTTTTTAATAAATTGTTTATTTTTATACTTATCTTGACATCTCTCGATATAATCAATATCTTTAACAAATTGTCTTGACGGAATACCTCCTCTAATCCATTTATCATCCGCAACTTCTTGTATTATATTCTGTGGATCTTGTATATTATCTTTTAAATTCTTAACTAAAGGAATAAATTGATTATCAATGGATACTCCTGCTAATGAATTGCATGGTCTTCTTTGAGATGTATCTTCCCCAGGTAGTAATTTTGTTTCAATCTTAGAATCGCCTGAACCTCGGCCCATGTATGGAACTGTTAAATACGGTCTTTCAAATAATTGCTGATTACATTTAGGATATTTTCTAACTTTACCTACTCTTATTTTATTACTTTCATTTATTACACAATCGGAAACACCGAATCCATCCCTAAATACTAAATTTGGATTTTCTGTGGCAATATCTATAATATCATCGATTTTACAATCGCAAATATTATAATTGCTTAACATATAATTTCCAGGAGCAATACTTTGGTCAGAATTATCCATAATAGTACATTTATCATCTTTTAAACTAGCTTTAATTTGTTTTGGAATTTTTTTTTTAAAATTAACACAATTATTATCTGGAATACTGTTATTTCTTAATGGCATATGACTTTCACACTCAATATTTCTATTATTGGACATATATTATATAAATATAAATTTAAATTTAAAAATTTAAATTTATTAGTATAAAAATTACTAAAAATTATAAATATACATTTCCAAGGGAATTTACATTACCTTTAATGGGATTATATACATTAGCGATACATTGATTACCATTCCCTTCCTTACACGTTTTTGAGGTATTATACAACCATTTGGAGAATTTATCTTGATCATTTGGTATTGTTGTGGAAGGCACTGTATAAAATTGTCTTTGTGAATTCTTTCTATCAAATACATCTTCCACATTAGTAAATAAATTTGATTTAAAATTATCATTAATTAGTTTTTTCACTTTTGGATTTCTAAAATTACATGCTTTAGCTCTTTTACGATTATCGGTTGGTAATGGGTTCATAAATGGATTATCTTTTGTAGGCAGAATACAAGTTTCGTTATCTAATGTTTCATAATCATTAAATTTTTCAATCTTATCACTAAAAATGTAAATCATATAGGTAATAACCAATGTTGTTATAGATATATAAAAATATAAATAGTTTTTTTTTAGTAAAACTAATACTAGAGATAGATAAAAACTAAATCTAACAATAGCATTTAATTTTTGAGCATTGTTCATATTTTTTTGAGGTATAAATTTTGATATATTGTTTTTATGAAATAGTACTTTTATATCTTCTGACCAAAATCTATCATTCATAATATATACAAATATAAATTTAATATATAAAATACATAATATTTATAAACTTTTATAATATTATTTTTTAGAATTTTTTTCTTCCATTTTTTTTTTTAATCTTTCCTTAACTTTATTAGATCGATTATCATCATCTGAGGGTTTACTTTGTGTTTGATTTTGTGCTTGATTGAATAAGTTATTAAGCATAGGATTATCTGCTCCTAAAACACCCATCATTTTACCAGCCTCAGAAATCAAATCTCCTTGATTTAGGGCTCCAGAATCAACTTTATTCTGTATTTTACTTCCTACAGATTGTATAAGATTCATAAATTTTTTTGGATTTTCACCACTCAATAGGTTGCTGAATATGTCTTCAACACCCGAATTTTCATTAACATTTAGATCCATATCACTTAAATTTAATTCACTAGAAAGTTCCTTTGCTAAATTACCAATTACACTATTATCAATAAAATTTTCATCAATTTCTGGTAATTTTTTTTTTGATTTAGATAAATTACTAATCATATCAATTATTTCTTTATCCTCCGGGTCAATTTCTTCATTGTTTTCAGTATTTTCATCATTTGCTGATTTAATTGTTTTTACTAAATTCTTTACTCTTTCTGTATCACTTATTATAGTCTGTCCAAGAATAAATAGTGTTTGTATATATTCCCATATTTTATCTTTATTATTTTTTATTACTTCCAGTTTCCAAATGTCTTTGAAATTGACATTCTTTAAAATGTATATATCATTAATAAATAAGTCATCATTTTTATTACTTATTAACTCTTTAAATTCTTGTGTTTTTATCATAAATCTCTTTACATACTTATCATCATTAGAGCTATCAGTTGTAAGTAATGGTTGGTAATATGAAAATAGTATTTCAGAATATTCTGGCAGTACTATTGTCAATTCTTTAACAAAAAGTTTAAGATAGTTATTAAAATGTTCTATAGTAGTAGTCATAGATATATAAAAATCTTAGATAAAAATAAAAATTATATTACGCATAAATCATGTCATTTAGTTTTAGTAGCACCTGAAAGTACTTCCATACCTTTTCTTTGTTAATATCTGATAAGTCTTTCCAATAACTTTTCAATTTATTCATAGTTACTGTAAAGTTTTCTTCATTGCTTATATCTAGTTCAGAATACTCATTTTCTAAAAAAAAATCCTCATTCTTATCAACAATTTTTTTTCTATATTGAGTTATGTAATTTTTAAATATTTCAGCAATTTTTTTTGGATTAGTTTTTTTTAATAAGAATATGCCATTTTTAAATACTTTAAAATCATTATCTTGAGGACATATTAAAATTATATCATTGATGAAATTGTCCATTTGGGTGACGAATGCTGTTAAATATGTTTGTGCCATTTATATTAAGAAAGTTAGATTATTTTATTATAAATTATACTTAGTAATCAAATAACCTTTAAATAAAAAATAAAAAATAAATTAGATTTTTGAAAATTATCTTGGAGGTACTGATAAAGTATCAGGTCTTGCTGATCGATACTCTTGATCTCTAATTTGTTGTAATTTTTCAAAATCTTGATTAAGTTGTGTATTATTACCATTATTATCATCAAATGTTTTTGGTGTGCTTATTTCTGAATTATCGTCAAGTAATGTATATCTTGAATTTATTTCTAAAGTTTCAGAATCATTATCTAAAAAAGAAAAATTTGTTGATAATGAATTCATTGTATTTCCATGATAGGCTAATATTTCATCATTATCTTTTTTATTTTTACTATCAATCCATTCAGTAATTTTTTCTTCTGTAAGAATAGATTTATTATTAACTAAGTAGATTGTTGGAACTACCTGTATAAAAGGAGGAAGTTTTATGTTTTTGTCATCTACGCAAATAAATACCAATTCTTTTTGTAATGGGGTTGATGATACCTTTTTAATTAAATCTTTTGAGTGAACACAATAATTACTAAAAAACAAAATATCTTTATCCATTTATAAATTAAAAAAAAAAATTAATTTAAATATTTAAACATACTTATTAATAAAATTGATTTAAATTCATTTCTTTATAATATATTATAATGTCTCAAACAAGTGAAGGAATTAATTTTGATTTTACCAGTACCGAAGATCCTTTTGATATCAAATTTATATTATCGGGATCAAAAGCTCATTCAAGTTTAGCTAATTCTATTAGAAGAACAGTATTAAGTGATGTTTCTACAATATCTTTTAAAACTGAGCCTTATGAAGAAAATGAAATTAATATAATCCAAAATACATCATCCTTACATAATGAATATTTATTACACCGTTTAGGAATGATCCCCTTAAATATTACTGATATAGAAAAATTTAATCCAAGTAGATATGTATTTTCTCTCAATGAAACTAATAATAGTAAACAAATAATGAATATAACTACAAATCATATTAAAGTATTTGATACTGAATCAAATTCTGGGTTAGGAGATTTTATCAGCTCTGAAGAATTTTTCCCTATAAATACTGAAACAAATGAATATATTCTCATAACTAAGCTTAAACCAAATCCAAATGGTGTTGGAGAAAGTTTGCATTTTGAAGGTAAAGCCTGTAAGGGTAATGGATCCATAAATGCTAGATGGCAGCCTACAAGCTGCGTTGTATATCACAATACTTTAGATAGTGATGAAGTTTCAAGACAGCTACAATTGTTTCTTGATAAGAAAAAAATAGAGTTAGGAGAAAAATATGAAACTCTTGTACCTAAATTAGAAAATGAATTTAATATTTCACATTCTGAAAGATATTTCTTAAAAGATGAAAATGGTTATGCTAATTCATTTACATTTACCGTTGAGTCTTGTGGTATTTTAACATCTCATAAAATTTTAGAAGAAGCACTTAAATTATTAGTATTTAAAATTGGTAAATTTAGTACTGAATTAAATCAAAGTCAAACTAATCCTTCAGAATCAGAAATTATTATAGAACAGTCTGATGCTATTATGGATTCGTTTGATGTTATTATACCTAAAGAGAATCATACATTGGGATATCTTATTCAGTCTTATGTACAATTATTAAAAGCAGATGAAATAGATTTTGTTGGTTATTGTAATCCACATCCACTCAAAAACACAATAACAATAAGATTATCTCCTATTGATAAAAAAATAGAAACTCTTGTAGGAATTATTACTGATGTATGTTCTCAGCTAATTAATTATTTTGGTAGTTTGAGAGAACAATTAGAAACACAATTTGGAGTAAAAAAAAGAAGATTTGTTATGAAACCTAAAAAGAAATTAGTTATAGTTCCAACGGAAGAAGGGCCCGGAGATCAATAAATTATACTTCTTCCAAATCTCCTTCTTCCAGTAATATTCTATCTTTATCTTCGTTATTAGAATCTTGAATTCTTAGTTTATAATTAATTACAAATAGTTGTTTAGCAGGATGTAAATTATTAACGAAATTCTTAACATCTTTCCATTGCATCTTATTATTAACTCCATTTTGTCTCTTAGCTAAATATATTCCGTGTAAAGTATAGCACAATGGTCTATATTCATATGGTATGTCGGTTTTCTTAAGATTTTTTTTTTCAACACTTATGTAATATGTTTGATACAAATCCCACAATGTTTTAGTAGCATTGTACAATTCATTTTTATAACTATTAAATTCTTCAGTATATTCTGGAAAATAATCAATAAAGTTATTTAGTTCGTTATTATGTCTAAGCATTAAATAATTAAACTTCATATTATGAGTATTTCCTCGGAGCTGTTTTACTCTATTATATTTAGAATTTCTTATTTTTGATCTAAAACCATTATGTTTCATAACCAATCCCTGAAATTCATAGTCTTGAGTATTTACAAAATCTAAAGCTAATAAAAAGGTTTCAAAAGTATATCTTTTTGGTATTTTAATATCAATATTCAGCTTCTTTAGATTTAATCTTACTTCTTCTAAATCTATATTATAATATTCAATTCCATCTAATTTTCGGACAGAGACTAAAGTAATTTCAGGTTTCTTATATTCTTTAACAATTCTGTTATCGGGATGTTGTAGTACAAATGTATAACAATTATTTTTATCTAAACAATCGTAGTTTAAATTAGTACTAGATTCATTAAATAGTTGGTTAAATGTTTTATTACTAAACCATGTACAATTAGCTCCGATTCTACTCCTGGTAGAGATCATCCATTTTTCATACCAAAATAGATTTATCATTGTACCATCTAAAAATTCTTCATAAATAGGTTCTGACAATTGAGGGGTTATACATGAAAAGTCTTCAAATTTAATTGATTTAAAAGGAGGAACACACACAAGATTGTTACTTTCTTTTTCTAAAATAATACCTCTACAATGTCTAACTTCATCGTCAGTCATGTCAGATAAATCTTTATTATATTTTACCAAATATAAATTATCATATTCAGTAATCACCAATCCCTTTTTTTCTAAAATTTCTTTACTTTCACTAAAAGTTTTATTTTCTATAGAATATAGTAGTTTCATTTATATTAAATAATATAATTAATTTTAAATCAATTTTTTTTAACTTATTTATTTTGTAGATTCTAAAATTTAAAAAAAAATCTAGATATAGTTTATATTATGAATCTTGATGTAATTGATTTAAATAACAGTGATTTAAATTCAAATGAATTTTTTTTAGATGATTCTGATTCTGAAAATAATACAAAAGGCTTAGATTCATTTAAATTAAATGATCTAGATGATATTTCTTCTAATAATTTAGTTATAGAAGATATTGATAAAAAGTCTTATGAATCAAATAATAAAAATGATTCTTTGTTAGAAGGAGGAGGTTCTAAAGAAGATCTTGAGGGGTTAGATGCTGATGCTTTATTCAATAATTTAAATGATAATATGGTAGAATCTAATAATAATAATAATAATAATAATAATAATTCTGAATTTGTTGACCCAAATGATGTTTTTGACAAGATTGATGAAGAAATTTCTAAAACTAAATTAGAAGATAATAACTCTAATGAAGAATCAAACAATGGCGACGATTTAAATGATAATGTTGAAGACAACAGTTTGTTTGAAGATAATGACCCAGATAGAGAAGATAATAAACCAGATGGAGAAGATAATGAACTAGATGGAGAAGATAATGATCTGGATGGAGAAGATAATGATCTGGATGAAGCTTTTATTACTGATGATGAGTCAACCAATGAAGAGAATAATTTTAATATAGAGTTTATTAATAGTGAACCCCTCAAATTTAAGGAAACTCATTATTTATCAGATGATAAATTTATTGTTAATGAGAGACAACAAAGAGACGATTTACTTAATGAAATGATGAATACATTACCTGAAAAATATAGAAATACTGATTATTTCAAAAATAAAACTTTATCTAAATTACTTCATAAGGTAAAATTAAAAAATAAATATTCTAAATATGATCAGGATGGAGAAAATATTGGTCTTTATCAACTTGGAGATTTTCATAAATCACATTTAGAACATTATTCTAATAACATATTTAATAGTAAATATCTTATTCCAATTGTTAAGGAAAAGAAAAAAATATTCAGAAATACTCTATTAGAACATGAAAATGATTTAGGATCACCTGATACAGAATTAAATTACATTAATAGTAATTATTTCAATGAAATATCAAGCTTTAATAAAATTAAAAACAAATTTAAAAAGGGAGCTGCTAGCAGAGAATACCAATACATATCAGAACAAGCCGAAATATCTGAATTATTAAGATCTTATATACCTGTTGGAAATACAAAAAAAGCAAAGCACGATTTTACAGTTGTTAGAGACTGTTTTAAAAATTGTAGCTCTTATCATGAAGATGGTATACAGGAAATTGATTTAGATGAACATATTGTTTTAGGTCCTACTAATAGATTTACATCAATTCATCAGGATGAATTAAGAGAAGAAGACGAATTTAATATTTCTGGATATCTTACATTGCCAAGTAATATTCTTAATAATGATCTCATAAATAATAAATATATTTTAAGCGATTTTATAAATCACTCTCCTAATTTTGTCGGACTAAAAGATAATATTAAAGAGTATGGAATGTATCTCGAAAGAGTAAATTTAGATCTATCGGAAGGAGACAAAGTTAAGGTATGTTTTTCTGAATTCAACACTAATTTAGAAATATTAGGCACTTTAATTTCAATTAATGATGCTAATTATAGCGTTAAACCTGATGATGAAGATATTAGAGGAATTTTACACATAAATCCGGAAGATGAAAATGTTTCAATTTCTAAAGATTATACAATAAAAAACATTGCTACAGAAACAAAGCAATGCTATAATGAAGTAAAAGATAAATTTGGGATTTATTTACTTCCCGAAGAAGAGTTAAGTCATTTAGATAAGAAGAAACTTTTAAATTATATTTTACCTACAAATAATGAAATATTACAATCTCATAAGGAAAATTTTAAAACTGTTAAAAATTTCAGTGATTTAGACAAATTGTTATCCAAATTTTCTATTAATTTAGATGAGCTAACATATAACAATATTTCATTTATTATTGATTCTCTTAAAGAAAAGTCTGATTCTGTTGAAACTTTAAGTAAAGTCGAAGAAAGAGAATTTCAAACATTTTTAGAAAATCCACCCAGAAAAGTTAATAGAACAGAAGTAGATCTTATTGGTAATAAACTACTTTCTGTAATGGAGAAATATTATGGTAGATACCCATTTTGGGATTTTTATTCTGATAATGATCAACTAAGATTAGATTGGATATTAAAACAACCTGATTCAGGTACGCTCTTTTTTAAAATGATTGTAAAGGGTAAACTTGAAAAAACTCAAGAATCAAAAGATAAAACTATAAGAAGATATGAAGATGATTCTAGAAAATATCATGAAACTTTAGATAAAATTAATACTGATATTGATGGTAGAAAATTAGAAATTGAAGGAACAAGCTCATGCGAGAAGAATGTATTAGCAAAAGTCTATTCAAATATTTCTGATTTGGAAAAAGACAATGGTAGAGAAATCACATTTGATAGTAATCTGACACAGGGCATAGGAACTAATATAGTACAATCAGGTCATTATGCAATTTTAAAACAAAATGGAATTCATAAACTTTATAAGCGAATAACCCCGGCAGATGGAGAACAACTTTGGGTTTTAGAATCTAAAAAATTATTGGATCAATTATCAGAAACTAGAAAAGATTTTTGCTTAGCTCAAGGTAAACCTTTAAAGGAAATGAATTTTGATACTATAGATCAGCCATCGCAATGTGATTTTTCAGTACAAGATAAAATCTGTCAAGATAAAAAAATTGTAAAATTAGAAAATGAAAAAAAAGAAATTGAATCTTTAGTGGAAAAAAAGCATGAAGCTATTCAATTTTTAAAAGTTGCGGAATCAAGTATAAAAAGATTAGGCGAAGATATAGTGTTCCTTGAAAAATATATAAAATCTAGTAAAAGACAAAAAAAAATAAAAACTATACCAGTTTTAGCATATAATTTAGTAGATCCTAAATATCAAGGTATTTATGATAAGATAGATAGATACAAAATTCAAATTTCTAAATTAATAGATTCTCAAAAATATCAACATTTAGATATCTTAGTTAAAAAATTAGGCAGAGAAGAAGTTCTTGAACAAGAAAATGAAAATTATGTTTATTGTAAATATGGAGAGAAAAAAGTATTATGTTGTAGACACGATCTTGATATTATAAAATATTATAAATCCGAAGAAGAAGAGAGGGAAGAAATTATGGTATCATTACTTGAAAAATACGGGGATGATTTCGGAGGTACGTGGAGATGCAAATTTTGCGGGGTGGAATTAGGTATTGCTGAATATGAAACCACAGAACAATTCACTAAAACTGGAGCAAGAGCAGTTGAGCATGAAGAAATGGAATCAGATAACATTTTAACATCAGAATATGCTACGACACAAATTCTTGATCAGCTCAAGGATGTAATTATAGAAGAACAAAAACTAGAGGATGATGAATTTAATATATTAAAAATAATTTATGATATAACTTCTGTTTTAGGAGTAAAACTTACAGATGACGATATTTTATTAGTAAGAGATAGATCAAAGGCAGATATTAACAATGAAGTACCAATAAAAGATCTGTGGTTAAGTAGTCAGTTATCCGAAGATTCATCTGAGTCAGAAATTAAAAAAATAACAGAAAAATACGAAAAATTAGTAAATATTATATCAATTTCTTGGACAACAGTAAATTTATTTTTGTTATTACAATATTCTGTACCAGAATATGTATTAAATAAAAAACATCCAAAATGTAATCCAAGTTTAGATGGGTACCCATTATCAGAAGCTACGTCAGAAGACCCACAAGACCTAGAAGGTTTAGATTATTTTAATTGTGTATTATCATGGTTAACTAAAACAGGAGGAATATGGAAATCTTTGGGGAAACAAAAAAAAGTAAATTTGACACCTAAATTTATAGATATTATAAAAGATAAACTTAAAGATCATTATTATATTTCTATGTATGATAAGAAAAAAGATTTTTTAAGATCAATCAAACCCGAAGAATTAGAAAAATATGTATATGCGGAATGGAAAGAGTTTCGCCCACCATTAGGGGACATACCTGAAATACATGATTTAGAAGATATTAATACTCTGGATATTGTTAGTAAATTACTTAATAGTGAAATACCAAAATCTAATATTGATGGAATGAAGGCCAACTATAAAGAATATTTATTATTTAATTCCTTAGAATTAATAAGATTACAAAATGATTACATAAATAAAGCAAGAATTGAAAATATTAAATATCATCCAACTCCTTTAGATAATTCATGTTGTTTAACGGAAATAAAAAATTATAATTTTTATAATTATTTTAGTGAGTTAGAAGGGGGAAATATAGAACAGTTAAAAACTTTATTAAATCAAAAAGCGGAAATTCATGAAACTGTTATTGAATCTCCTCATAGATCTTCATATTCTGTTCAATCAAGGTATATTTATAAAAAACTTGAAAATGTTTCGAAGTTAATATTTACTCCTATTACAGATATAACTAATGATGATATTACTAAACTTCATCTTAAATATATATCAAGTGGTTCTAATATAGGCCAATTACATATTTATGATAATGATGGAATTTGTTTAGTCACAAATGAGAAAAAAACAGACATCCAATCAAAAACCTATACACAAATGGATTATATCGAATTAATGGAAAATATCATATCTTCTAGACGGCTACAGATAACAGACTATAATTATAATAGACAAAATACAATTGACATGATAGACGGATTAATTGAAAAAAATAATTTTTTAAGACAAAATATAAAATTTAGTACTGAATATGAGGAATCGTGGATTCAAAAATTAAGAGCAGCTGATTCAGAATACACCGAGGAGTTATGGGATGAACTTGATATATTAAATAGTGTTGAAAAAACAAAAATAATAGAAGATATGGTTGATACCTTAAACTTAAGAGGAAATGATAGAGATACCTTAGAACATACGCTCAAAAATTTTGGTGTTTTTACAAATATTAACAATGAAAATGAAGACACATACTATGAAAAAGATTACGAATTTTTTGAAACAGATGAAGGTTTATCATCAAAAATTAGAGATAATTTAAATTATAAAAATAAATCAGAATATATAAAATACTGTATTGGGTTTATGAAAAAGTTCTTGTCTAGAGCATTACATAACACATCTGATAGAGCAGATTCTGTGTCAAGTAATTTAAGAGTACCAAAAAACTGGAATATAGAAAATTCTCAATACGATAGATTGGTCGGGTTAATAAGTGCTAATTTAAAATTAACTAATTCAATAAACAATATTGATTATGAACAAATATTGAGAGTATATAATATTGTAAATGAATTTAGTATAGGGGTTGAAAAATTAAATGGTATGAGTGATATTTATCAATGTGGTGTAAAAACTGACACTCCAGAAAATAATTCTAGAATAAGAAAAGAATTATCGGATTATACTCATAAAAACAACTCCATATTATTGGAATGTATGTTTATTAATATAATTTTAGAGATTCTAAATCTTGTTGATAGACCCTTAAAGGAAGATTCTGACCCAACCGATGTGGAACCTCAAAGGGTAAAAGCTAATATAAATATGTACAAAATAGTGAATGAGCTACTAAAAAATATGAATCCAGATAATTTCATTCTTAATGAATTCTCAAAGAATACAATTGATAAAAAAATCAAAACAAATAATGAAAAATTGAAAGAAGACAACTTGCAATTTATTGCTGAGTTAGATAAAGAAGCTAGACAAGCTCTTATGGCGCGTGTTAAAACTGGGGCAATTGGTTATAAAGATTTAGCTAAAAATTTAAGATCGGAAATGTTGGGAGATCCATCTTTGGATGAAGGGCACCAAATACATAATAGAGCTAGAGAAGCTCTAGGAGAGGAAGCTTCTATGGAAGATATTGAAGCATGGATTTCATCTAATAGAGAAGAGGTAGAAGCAAATCAAGAAATTATTGATGGTTATTTATTGGACGATGAAGAAGATGGAGGCGCAGATGCTTTCAATTATGAATAAAAATTGAAAAAAAAATTTAAAAAAAAAGCTTTGTAAAATGACAACAGACAATAATGATTATAGTACGTTAGATGATTTAATTAAATATTATTACAATCATTATCCCGATAAATATTATTTTAATTATCCTGAATTTACAGTAGGTAAATTAAAATTAGATACTATTTTACTTAAAGATCTACCACCAAAGAATAGAACAAGAGAAGAAATTAGAGATTGGATGAAGAGTACAAAGTTAACATTTTCAGATTGGATTTATGTAGGATGGTAAAAAGGTAATTTAAAAAAAAAAAATTTGCTAATAATAATGAGAATATTGATATTAATTTTATTATTATTAATTATTTTAGGATTAAACTTAACTAAAAAAGATAACTTTACGCTTATGTATCAACCTAAACCTAATAATTCACAAAATATTAAGGATTCTGGGATTTTAAGAAATCTTCAATGGACCAATAATATTTTTTCTATTCATAGAGAGATAAATCATCGAAAATTAAAGAAGATATTAAAAAGATTAAATAATGTTAAATTAAATTATATTAATCCAAATGATCATACTAACAAAACGATACTTAAAATATCTAAACATATTATCTCTGTCTTAGATAAGTATGCTAGTTATTTAGATGGGGACAAAACATTTAGTGTAAGAAATACAGATGTATTAAGATCGAATAAAAATAGAATAGTATATAATATTCAAATATTTAGAAATTATAAGACACATTCTTTTACATTACAGATAAATGTAAATATTAAGAAAAAAATATTTAATGAAATAACGTTAATTGGGATTAACATAGAAGATATTAAAAACACTCATCCAATAATATCGTATGAAGATCATTTTAAAAAACCAAATGTTAAATTCTTAGATAATAATAATAATTTTGATATATATAAATATAGATGTTATAATTCACGAGAAAGACGGAAACTAGATTGCTTATCTTATAATAAATTTTCAAAAAAAGATATTTGGGATAAACCTTGCGAGAAGGATACTGAATGTCCTTTTTTCGATTCTAAAATAAAAAAAGGTGGTTGTAATAATGGTTATTGCGATCTTCCAATTAATCTTGAGAAGGTAGGTTTTCGAGGATATAAAGGCTCGCCACTTTGTAAAAATTGTAATATTGAAAATTGTATTGGTTTAGAATGTCATAAATGTTGTAAAGAAAAAGAGAAGGATGCGGAATATTATTTCTAATCCATTTTATGCTTCCAATAAATTTTTCTGATATCAAATAGTTCATTTTTTATTAGTCCTTTCTTTTTATAGTATTCTATAGCTCCTTCATGAATATCTAAATCTTGAAAACAGAAAGACATTATTTTCAAATCAATATATTTTTTATAGTTATTATTAACATATTCTTTCATATTTTTATTTATTTTATAGGAATTAATATGCATTTCATTTAAAAGATTATAAACTGAATCTAGAGATGTATATTTATTTGTTAATATTAACTTTCTGATTGATATAGTTGGAGTTAAGGTAAAATCATTATTTTTTATATTTATATGTCTAATTGTATCATAAAATAAAGGACCGTGTATTTTTTTAAATATTTTATTTTTTATAGGTAATATGTTATAATTTTTAAATTTTAATAAATTTTTCAAATAAATATTTTTATCTGATGAAATCAAGCATACTAAATTGATTTGATTATTATTAAATTTATTAAATAGATTATTTACGCTATCTTTAATAATAGATACATATTCATTTTCTACTATATTGTAGAACTCTAGTAATTTTACATATAATTTAGTTAATATAGGTTCTTCATTCTGAATACCTATTATAACAGATTTTTTATTCAATACTTGATTTAAATCTTTTATATTTGTATCAGATATTATAATAAAATATTCATGTATAAATGTAGATACAAATCTTATATTTTTTGGATAATTTTTCCTTTCATAGCATATTCCAATATCTAAAATACCTTCATTGAGATCATGAAGTATATTAGTGTTCTGATCATAATTATTATAATTTATATAAACATATTTAGATATTTCTGTTAATAATTTTAAGTTATCATGGTTGTTTGATGAAAGTCCTAAATTAAGATAAGTTGGATTTTTTAGTTCTATATTAAAAGAAATATCATTTAGGTTCTTATGATTTTCAATTATATTCAGCTCTTTTATCTTATAACTAATTATAAATAAGATTACAAAAAGAAATAGAATTAAGTTCATCTTTATATTATTATAGTAAATTAAATTATAATATTTTATTGTATAATAATATATGAATTTAAAAAATCCTTTACTCTTAACATTTATTTTATATTCTATATTTTTAGGACTAGTTTTCTATTTTAGACCTAATTTAGTATTCAGCAATGAGCTTGTTTTGAAAAAATTTGGTACTAATAATTCTAAAAAATCAGTTTTACCATTATGGTTAGCGATAATAATTTTTGCTATATTTACCTATTCTATTTGTGTTGTTTCAAATGTTAATAGCTAATGATTCCGACTCAACACTTTCATTTATAATAAGAGATGTACATTTTAAACTATATAAATTAGTTTTTGATAGTATTAAATTTAATTTATTATTAGTATGATTTTCGTTTTTCAAAGGTTCCAAAAATATTATATTATTTGAATTTATTTTATTTAATGTTGTAAGATTAGAATACGGTATTAATATAATATCAATGTCTTTTTTATTAAATATTTCAATATTTTTGTTATTTTGTGTTGTACTATTATTTATAAAAATAAACTCATTATTTGTATTTTTAAGTGTACTAGCAATTATATCTAAACTTGAAATGAAATTAGATATAATTATCGTTTTTTCTTTAATTTTACTAATTTTATTTAATAAATATTCTAATTTACTACAATGTCTTATTATGTAATCATTGTCATAATTTGAATTAAAATTTATTTTATATATTTCATGATTTGTTAATTTATTTCTACACGTTGGACACGAATTATTAGTAGATACCCAGTTGTAAAGACAACTAAAACAATATGTGTGATGACATTTTGTAATTCCCATATTTTTTTGATCGATATTATCTAAGCATATGATACATTTAGTATTATTATATGGATGAAATTTTGTTTCAATATCACTAATATTTTTATATTTTATAGTAATTTTATTACTAGATAGACTGCAGAATTGGTTAATTTCATTAGTGATATTATTATTTTTTACTAAAGAATAATATTTTTTTTCAAAATTATTAAAAGATATGAATTCGTTTTTCATTGAAATGTTATTTTTAAAATTATTGAAATTTATATATCTAATATTATTTGATAACAATGAAACCAAATTTTTATTAAGTTTATTTATTTTATTTTTTGTTATGATTTCGAAAGATTTATTAATAAAATCTAATTTATTATTTGTTTCGTTTTCATTTACAACCCAAATGTACCTATATTTAAATAAATCAAACATCCGTTTATCAATATTATTTTTATCGGTAAACTCAAGATTGTCATCCAATATAATTCTGTTCCAATTTATTAACTGGTAGATAACTCGTTTGCTTGACATTATTTCTTTATTCCTAAGTATTTCCAGTTTTATGGTATTGAAAGCTTCTTTAAGGGATTGTTTGTTAGACATATAATCACCCCATAAATTTGTGTAGCCAACATTTGAAAATATTTTATGAGATAAGATGACTACATTGTTATTTAGTATATCTTGATAAGTATATTTTTCAATACTGCTTTTATTACTTATGTTAAGAAATTTTATATTTTTTTGTTTATTGAGTAAATATTTCCATTTATCAACATTTGCAGAACTACTGATTATTAATGTTATGTTATTATTTTCTATAGTATTATTATAATTATAATTTTTTTTTAATTTTATCATCTCTTCATTGATAAGATTTAAAAATATATTTCTTATGTTGATTATTGGAGAAGCTATTATTGTACTTCCTGGAATAGTAATATTATTGTTAACATTTTTATTATTTAAGTAAAATCTTTCTAGTAATGTATCGGCATAAAGATTATGTAATTTTATAACATTTTGATTCAAAAAATTATAAATATGATTCTTTTTTTCATTTTTTTTTATCCAAGATAAAAGATTGTTCTGCATTTTAGTAATATTTGATTTATCAAAAGATTTATCTTTGAATATATCATCGTCAAGCTGATTGTTTATTAAAGATATATTAAATAAATTTCTTCTTAATATACTAAAAAGTTGAATCCTATTAGGTATCTGTAGTCCATTAGTTATAATATTAGTTAGTTTTTTAAAATCAATTCTTAAATTGACCTTTAAATTTATTTTCTCTTTCAAATAATTTATTTTATTGATTTTTTTTAATATAATCTTATACAAAGAATTATCATTTGGTATGTTAGTTAATCCAATAAGTTTATTACCTAAATTATCAGTAATTGAAAGAGTTTCTTGATTTAATTTTATTTTTGATTTATTAGTATATTGATATGAATGTAGTATATCTAAATATATGTATTTCATTATAATTTTAATATTAAAATCTTTATACTAATTTTTTTATTTATATAATTTAATGAAGAAACCAAACTTAACACAATGGCCAAAAATAAAAAATAAATTTAAAAATATAAATTTAAATATTAAACCAAATGATGATGCTAATTTTTTAGTAAATTTTTTGATTTTATCTTTTTTTTTAATTGTGTTAATTACAATATTTTTTTATAGATATAAAGAAAAGAATAGAAGAATTTTAGAAAAAAAAAAAATTATTGTCAATCTAATTAATAATGTTAACTATTATACTAAATATTAATTTTTTTAATATCTTACATATAATTATGAAGGTAAAAATTTTAATAATGTTATGTTTTTTAATTTTTTTGGTATTTGGTCAAAAATTTAGTGAAAATTTTAATTCCGAAGAAGAACTCCCATATAATATTTGGATGTACTGGGAAAATAGAAAAGGGAAACGGAAACCAGAATACTTAAATTTATGTTACAAAACTATATTAAAACATAATAAGAAATTTAATATACATTTATTAGATGAAAAATCGGTATTTAGATTTTTACCAGATCTTAGGAAAGATTTAGATAAATACATGAATATACCACAAAAGGCGGATTACATAAGAATAAATTTATTACATAAGTATGGGGGTATCTGGATTGACAGTGATACAATAGTAATTAAGGACTTATCACCATTTATTGAAAAACTTAGAAAATACGAATTTGTAGGATTTGGGTGCACAGGTCCTGATTGCGATACTCTAAGTTCTGGATATCCAAGACCATCTAATTGGTTATTAGTTTCAAGAAAAAATAGTTTAGTAATGAGTAAATGCTTAGAGGAGGCTAATAATATTATAAAACATTCTCCCTACATATTTAGAATTAAGTACCATATTATCGGACGAATGTTATTATGGGATGTAATTCAAAAATTAAAAAAAACAGGTTGGGACTATTTACACATGCCTTCTAAATGTGTAGAACAAGATAGTAAAGGATTTAAATATATAAATAATAGACTTATTTCTAACGAAGATTACGATAAAAAATGTAAAGATAAATTATTTTTTATTCCTATTTATAACACTGCTCCGGGATTTCCCGAATGGTTTAGATCAATGACCCAAAAAGAAATACTAGAAAATGATATGCTAATATCAAAATTATTTAAACTTAGTCTAAAGTAAATTTATTTGTAATTTCTTAATGTAATATGTTTTTAAATAAAATTATACCAAAGGATAGGAAGCTTCAGCAGCTATACCACACATGTTGTCGATATCAGCAGAAAAATATACATATCCGTCCATCCCCCAATCTTTACCCCAACTGTTTTTAACAATTATATATTTTCTACCATCTTGTGTAATAGAATAACCGACTGCTAGAACAGCATGATCTAAATATTCACTACTACAAGTCGTAGATTTGTATATGCCTCTAATGTAAAATTGTAAATCATCTTCGGCATCTATAGCAACTGATATAGGACCAACATTGGCTATAGCATCATATAAATCTGTCATATTATTATGAGAAATATTAACGGTTTTTGATAATGTAGCCCCAGTATCGTTAGATGTAAAATTACAATTTTCATCTATTGCTAAGTATGGGTATCCGGTTTCCGTATCAATGCCATGATTAGAAATTACATATCTCATTGCTGATTCGGGCCAACCTCCCTCGCAACCATCGCAACCAAATTTCCAAGCACAGTCCACCAAATTTTGTTCACTCAATGATGTTAAATTGCCTGTTTTTTTTGCGTGTTGACCCTCTATAGCACCTACAGCACTAAAAGCCCAACAACTTCCACAATCTTTTTGATCCTTAACATCTGTCACAAATCCTTCTGCTCTCCAATCAACCGAATGGGGTATTGTTTTATTAGAATGGTTATGTGTACTATACTTGTTTTTATTTGATTTCATAATAAAATTTAATCTACTTGATTTGAAATCTGATCTATTAATATCTGTAAAATTGTTTACACCTAACGTATATGTTAAATTTAACCTATTTTTTTCATTTATGTAATCTATATTTGATTTGTAAATTTTATATCTTTGTCCCAATTCTTCTTCATCATAAGTTTTATTATACTCATTTAGATAAGAAGTAAAAGATATCACATCATTTGGATAACTAGGAATATCACAAGAATTTAAAGAGTATAAATATTGATGGGTGTATTTAGGAGTAAAAAAATTTAGTAGAGAAAAGAAAGATAGTGTAAGCATTATAATTATAATTCCACCAATATTCTTAAATAAATTTATAATATATTATTATGAAGTGTATATTTGCTATTTTTTTAGTTTTAGTAATCATTTATAAGTTAAATAAGTATAACAAGAAAGAATATTTTTTTGATAAATATATTGATAAATTTTTTGTAATTAATTTGGATATAAGTGAAGATAGACTTAGATATATAAAAAAACAGTGTTTAACAGCTAAAATAAATATAGATAGGTGGCCGGGCGTTAATGGTAGTAAATTAAATCTAAAAAATTTAAGAAATAAAAATATATTAGATGATAGCGAACGGAAATTACTTCCTGGAGCAATAGGATGTAGTTTATCTCATATTAAATTATGGAATCATATTTTAACTAAAGGCTATACAAATGTTGTTATATTAGAAGACGATTGTATTGTACCTAGGAATTTTTATGAAAAATTTAATGATTACATTAAACAAGTACCTAAAAATTGGGATATAATATATTTAGGTGCGAGTAATATTAATGCCACAAAAATTAATAAAAATGTACTAAAACCAAATTCAATAACCGGAACTTCAACTCATAATTCTGGTACATATGCGATGTTAATTAATACAAAAATAATTCCATTATTATTAAAAAGTCATCTACCAATTAAAGATAATATAGATCAAACCATGAAAAATGTTTTGTTTAAAAAAATGAATGTTTATATATTTAATCCACCACTAATACTTCATAATAATAATTTTGATTCACAAAGGAGGCTATTGAGTAATAGGTCAGGTAAAACAACTTGGAGTAAATTCATACAAAATAAAGTAGTTATAAATTAAAAAATTTTATTATATTTCGGTTTATTTTTAATAATGTTAGCATTTTGTGTTTGTTCTAAAAACTTTTCAAAATTTTTATTATTAGACTCACTATGATCTTGATTGTATATGTACATTGGTTTAGGTATACATTTAAATTTATTACCAATCATTTCAAGCATGGGAAACATAAGTGCGTGATCTGTTGCTGATTTTATAAATTTATTGTCTATCTTAAAATCTTTTTCTTTAATATTTTTATAAACTTTATGTCTGAATGTTTTTAAATGAGAATAATGCCATCCTCCGTCTCTAAAGGATTTATTTTCTGCTATCTCTTCCCAATCTCTCTCGCATTTATTAGGATTATACTCGAATTTGCTCTGTGTATTTACAATAAAGTTCCCAAATGTTAGTAGTGTACTATAGTCATAATAATTATTTAAATTAGTTAAAACATTTTCATCATAAAGTTCATCGTCTCCATCAATTGAAATTAGTACATCATTATCTTGACATTTCATTTTTTTAACAGCTTTTCTGAAATTAAGGAGCATACCTAAATTTTCATCGTTATGTATATAATTCCATTTATTATCTTCGCAATATTTATTTATTAATGATTTAATTTCTGCTTGGTTTTTATTTGAAGCATCATTCACTATACAAACTTTATAATTTTTATATTTTTGTTCTTTTATTGAATTCATACATCTTTTCAAATATAGTAAACCCGGATTATAAGTTGTTACAATAATCACAAATGTATTATCTTTATAGTATTCTGGTTTGTATATAGGCAATCTTTTGACATATTTAGCATTTAAGGTTTGCGTATTTAATTTTGAAGAATTTACATTATGAGATTCTGGGTGTGTTTGATTATATTTGTATAGTATTTCGGGGATACATTTAAACTTACCATTAGACATTTCAAGCATTGGATACATTAGAGCCATATCTGTAGCCGATTTGAGATATTTCCCATCCCGTTTGAGATCTTTGTGGTTTAGTCTTTTGTATAACTTGTATTTAAATGTTTTTAAATGGGAATAAATCCATTGTGTTTTTCTAAATGAAGTTTTTTCGGCAACATCTTTAAAGTTAAATTTTTTACACTTTATTCTAGGTAAAGAAGTTTTGTTGTTTCTAACATTTACATAATTTCCAAAAGTAATTAATATATCATTTTCAGTATAATATTTATTTATTTTGTCAAATACTTGTTCATCATACAACTCATCGTCTCCATCAATCGATACTATAATATCTTCGTCTTTTGGATCTAACTTATTTATAGCTTCAACTCTTCCTCCTAATGGTCCTACATTTTCTTTTCTCAGTACGTACTCCCAATTGTTTTTATCAGCATATTTTTTAATTATGTAATGTAGTTCATCAATATCTTTATTTGAAGCATCATCTAATATACAAACATTGTAATTTTTAAATGTTTGATGTTCAATTGATTTTAAACATTTTTCTAAATATTTTGGACCGGCATTATAAGTAGTCACAATTACAGCAAAGAAATTATTATTTTTAAACGATTCTTTTGGATTTCTATATATTATAAATACAATTATAAAAAATGATATTAATAATAAAACTTCTATTTTTGATGACAATCTATTAAAATTTAACTTCATAATATATGGCTATATATAAATTTAATACATTTTTTTTTAATAAAATAAATAGTTTGTTATACTATGAAATTATATGATATAGTAAAAAAAAAGATTATAGAATATATTTACAGTGGTGTATTAGAATATAAATCTATTAATAAATTAGATATAAATAATTGTAATAATTTACAATTTGATATATACAATTTAGATTTAGAAATATGGAAAAAAAAATTTTACTATTGTCTTGTGGATATTGAAAGTATAAATTGGGAAGAAGTAGAAATTTTGTACCCTTTTTTTTGTAATAATACATTTCAACCCCATTATAGTGATATTATAATAAAAACTACTGATGAAATAAAAATAATATACCAATACCATAATCCTAATTGGAAAATTTATTTTGATAAAGCAATTAAATTTCCTTTTTAATAATTCAAAATATCATATTTTTGATATAAAATTTAAATGATTTTTTTTACAAAATCTACAAGTTACATTCTTTTTAAATAGAGGCGTATAAAAAAATTTAACATTACTACACCTACACACCATATCATTTACAATTTTTCTGCGACAATTAGGAAACGAATTGGTTTTTATATTTTTTAAACAGTCAAAGTGAAAAATATGATTACAATCTAATTTTACAATTTCTTGATTATTAAAATTATCCAAACATATGGAACAGTCATACATGATACTATTTATATCTAAAATTTTTTATGATGATTTAATAGATATTATATTTTATCCACTATTACATTTGCTTTTAGGCGATTGAGAGAAGTGTCTCTTTCGTCAAAAAAACTAATAAGTTTAGAATTACCTAAAATTGATGCTGTTGAGCTAAATGAAGAATATCTTGAACACATTATTATTTTATAGGCTTTAGTGAGATAGTAGAAGTCTATCCATTCATTACTAACATTATCTATTTTTGTTTCACACTTTAATATATTTTTATTTTTAATTTTGCTTGTAATATATTCAATATATTTATTAGAATCTCCGCATATGTATATATTTTTACCACTACTTTTGTTTGCTAAATAAATACTTTTTTCTAAACATTTTTTAAATGTTTGTTTATCAATGAAATCTCCATTCATTTTTTTACTTATTCTATCTGTAGACCTTATATGGATAGCAAAAAAGGTTTCAGACTCAATATCTGGTATTCCAAATTTAAAATTATAGTCATTTAGTTCTAAATTTTTTCTATATTTATACAATTTTGGATGTCTAAATCTTCTATTATGTTTTTTTTTATCTTGGATCACCATATTACTAAAATTTATAGAAATATCATACTTTCTATCTTTTCTTGCGTTAGTATTATTCCAATAGTAATTACAAATTTTATTATGTTTTTTACAAAAATTATTAAGATAAATAAGTTGCTCTATTCTATTACCAATTCCGTCACTTCTACCATTGAAATTTATAATATTCATTAAAATACTATAATATTTTTTTATTTACATATATTATGAATCTTACTATATATTGGATAAGACATGGCTTATCATGTGCCAATATCCATACATATTTTCACGCGTTGAAATATGATCCTCAATTGACTTATGATGGAATTGAGTGCTCAGAAAAGGCAAAAGAATACATACCCGATAATTTAGATTTTATATTTTCTTCTGGATTAAAAAGAGCAATGGAAACTGCTTTATCTATGTTTGGATCCTCTTTAAAAAATAAGCAAAGAATAATATCGGTTCCATTTATTTCTGAACAAGGATTTGGTTTTGATAATGTAATTTCTAAAACCAAAAATTTAGAAAAATATTTTAATTCTACAATTGATAAATTAGATCTTAGAATTCATAAAATTTCAAGAGATATGAACAAAGGAGATTTAAAAGAGTTTTTTAAATTTTTAATGCTTTTTTTAAATTTTAAATCTAAAGACTTAAATAAAACAGATTTTAGAATAGCAATAGTAACACATTCTCATTTTATGAAACACAACAATATATGTAAATTTACTAATGGAATCGCAATCAAACCTAAAAACAATTCAATATATAAAATAGACTATAGTTTTAATAAACTTAATGATGTACATAGGTTATATCAAAAACACACAAAAAAAAATATAGCAAAGGAGACATTTACTGGATGTGATTTTTCTTCTGATGACTATAAATTAATATCGTGCAATAGGTCAATTTGTAAAAAAACACCACGTGAGAATTATCTGAATTATTTTAGATGTTCTAAAAAATCATCAAAAAAATATACAAACTTTTTAAACAGTAAAAAAATGTATACTCTTAAAAATTTTAATATAATTGGCGGGAAAAGAAAGGATAATAGATTGATTAAACATAAGCAGAAACTGTATCAATAAACAATTTATAAATATTTTTAAAATTCTCTTTTTTACAATAAAATATTTCTTTACTTTTTTGATGCCACGAAATACCATATGAAGATTTGTCAAGTTTTTCATATACTTTCCACTCACAAACCTTTTTACCCGCATCATCTTCACAACCTTCCTTATTTATAAAAATTGTAGATAATCTCCGCCATTTTTTACCTAAATTATTTCCAGAATCTCTGTGATTAGGATCATCTTCTGTATATCCGAATTTACATTTTATTAGATTATTTTCAATTTCAATTCCAGAATTGGTGCATTCATGGATGCCAAAATAGCACTGACCTCCAAATTCAGTCCATTTAATTTTAGTTGATTTATTTGTTAGAGGGCTTGGACTTCTACTTTGTTCCAACCTATCAGATGGACTTGGGCTGTTACTTTGTTCTGAACTATCAACTGGACTTGGACTTCTACTTTTTTCTGAACTATCAACCGGGCTAGGACTTCTACTTTTTTCTGAACTATCAACCGGACTTGGACTTCTAGGAATAATCGGCGGAGTCGGAGGATTTGTAAAAAACTCGCATAAATTTTCTATACCACTTTCTTTTTTTGATTCTAAATATTTTATTCTATGATCATTTACGGGATCGCCGTTTTGACTCATACCAAGTTTGAAATAATAAGATTTACAGTAATCTATAAATTTTATAATCCCATCACCTATATTATCTATGTTAGTTTTGGATTTATTTGACATTATTATAGACGAAAGAATGGATTCGTTATAAATAGTTAAGACAATTCTACTATTATATTGATTTCTCAGACCAGCAAGTCCAGGAAGATTTTTTGGCCATGAAGGTAGACCCATTAATTTATTTTGATATACAATCCATATACTTTTTAATGCTTCTCCGCCTCCAATACTAGTTTTATTCTTATCATCTGGTGTAAAAATTTGTTTTTGATTTATATGTTCTTGATCAGACATAAATGTCATTTTTATAGAAGCGTCTTTTTTATTTTTTTTCCATTGTTTATAAAATTTAGAATGTTCTTTAAATGTATCTTCACACCAATCCTTTTTTTCATAATAGTTTCCTTGCGGTGTTTTAGTATAATATTTAACATCATCGTTAAATTCATTACTAAATTTAAAGATGATATTATGATTTGAATGTACAAACTTTTCCATAATAAATACCGCAGGAATATTTTTATAAGAATTTAATATGTTTTTAGCAGGGGTTATACTTATAGGATTGTTTAAATACGATAAATTAATAAAATAGTAATCATACACATATTGGAAATAGTCGGTGTTTAATTCTTTGATACAGTTTATAATAGACTCATCTTGGATTTCAATTTGAATATATGTGCCGCTATTTTCAAATTTATCTAATAATTCTGGAAATTTACCTTTGATCACCATAGTTGAAATGTCATCATCTTGAGGACTGATATCGTTTACTAAAATATTTTGACATTTACTAAAATCAATGTAAGGATTTTCTTCTCTTTCGTCCGAATAATGCTCTTCGCCACGTTGTTTATTATATTCTTCGTATAAATTATTTAATGTGATTTTAATACCAGATAATTTATTATTATATTTAGTATAGATATTATGTGTGCCTTTTAATCCTGATAGATATACTAATGTATCCAAAAATCCTTGGTTTTTACAACCTAATTTATTTATTTTACCTTGTGAGGCTAAAAGTAAATTATATAAGTCAGATACCCCCGTACCATCATCATAGAATGTTAAATATTTACTATGGTCTTCTTCTTTAATATTAATTTCTATATTCTTTGATTTAGCGTCTAATGAGTTATCTATCATTTCTGATATTATAGAATTTATATTGTGTCCTACATTGCCGCCATACTTAGATATCAAAATTTGGGCTAATGGTCTTGTTAAATTATTATTCATTTCTCATTTGAGAAATCCTTCTGAATTAATTCAATTTTTTGTTATTTATTTTACTGTTAATCAATTTCAACTTTATTATTTTTTTCTGCGTCATCATTTCTTTTTTTCCCATTTATGTTAGAAAATGAATTATAATCATGTTTAATCATTTGTGGATTTGCAAAAAAAACATTATTTTGACAATAAAATCTTTTATTAAGATGATGATCAATTGTATCATAAAGATTAGTACACGTTTTTAATAATTTTTCAGCTGTTGATTTCTTGATTATGTAAGCAAATGTTCCCCAATTTCCATAGATAGTTTTTTTTGGTTTAAGTAAGTGCTTTGTATAGGAGTGTCCTTTAATTCTACTGCCTCCAAATAATACCATATCCCAATTTTTGGGAAGTTCGGCCATATATTTTTGATAATTAATCCAGAATTTATCGGGTACAATTGCGTCATCTTCCAAAATAAGTATAATATTGTCTTTACCATTTTTTATTTTAGTCCAAAGATTAATGTGAGACAAAGCACAACCAATTTGACCATCTTTAAGTTTTGTATTAAGGCCAAATCTATTAATAAATTCTCTAGATGTTTTATTTACATCTTTTCCTATTTTAGCATTGAATCTAGTAACATTAATCTTTTCTTTCTTTGCTTTAATCTTTAAATTTTCCCACCTATCTATATCTTTTTCTAAATTTACAATGTAAACTTTATCTAATTTATATTTTTTTTTGTATCTTCTATTTTTAAAATTTTCATGCTTCTTATTTGTTAAAGAATATATAAAAAATAAAATGATAAGGATTGAAAATAGGAGTAGCATATTAATATTATACAATATTTTAAATCAATAAATATGTATTTTTAAGAAAATTTTAAATTTAGTATTTTAAGATTATAAATTATAGTAGTTTAATTTAATGGAGCAATTAGTCTGTGAATTATATAATATCAATTGTATAAGGTTCGGAGATTTTAAATTAAAGAATAAGAAGAATACTCCAGTATTAATTAATTTAAGTAAAATTATCTCTTATCCAAGAATATTAGAAAGTTTAAGTGAAATTTTATGGAATAAAATTAACAAATGCTACAATATTAACTTAATTTGTAGCGCGAATATATCTATTATTCCATTAACAACAATTACATCTTTAAAGTATAATTTATCACAAGCGATTATAAGGGATAATCTTAAGAAAAAAAATTTAGAAGGAGAAATACCAGATAATGCGAACTGTATCCTTTTAGATAATGTAGTTAATTCAGGGAAAACGGTTGAGAAGTATAGAAATTTTTTACTTAAAAATAATATTAATATATCTAAGATTATCGTATTATACAACCATTCACAAATTAATCTTTCTGATGTAATTAGTATTTTTGATATAAACATAATCATAAATATTTTATATAAGCATAATAAGATTGATAAACTAATATATGACAAAGTTAAAACTGTTTTCTCTCAAAAACCAAAGATTGTTAAATTACCTAAACGAAATTCTGTAATCTTTAATAAATTATTAAATATAATTAAAACAAAACAAACTAATATTGGGTTATCAGTAGAATTATCAAATATTGATAAAATTTTATCTTTAATTAATAATGTAGGATCGCATATTTGTTTACTTAAAATCCAAATAAACATTATAAAGAATGTGTCAATAGACTTCACTGAAAAATTAAAAAAATTATCAGATAAATTTAATTTTTTAATTTTAGAATCAAATGCTATATCAAATGATATAAAATTTCTCGATTTTGAAATGGAAAAATTTGGAATGGATAAGTGGTGCGATATGTTTTTAATTGACATTAATGTTAGTAGGGAATTCTTATCAAAATTTAATTATCAATACAAAAATTTAGGTATTATATTGAAGAGCAATGGCGATGGAGACGATTATGATAATCTGGATCAGTTATCAGATGTTGATTATTTAGGTGTTATGAGTAGAAAACATTTAAATGATAATAATGGATTATATTTTTCTTATCTTACAAAAGACATAGAAAATATATTCAATAATGGTACCGATGTTGTAATAATTGGTAAAGAAATAATAGAATCTAAAGATCAAGAAATTGAAGCTATTAAATATAAGAACATATCTTGGAATTTTTATAAATATAAAAATGTAAAAATCATTTAATATTTTTTTTTATATGGCTCTTGTAATTTTGTAGTATATTAGTATCTCTTTTTTTAAGCTCTGGGACGTTTTTAGCATTAAATATTTCTCCCACATAATTATAGTATTTTCCTAATTTAGTATTACTAGGAAATTTTTGACTTTTATATACATGTTGATAGAAAGTATCATGTTCAAGGATATATGATTTCATAGAATCATATAATAAGTTAAGGAAATTCATATCATCCATTCTTTTAAATTTATAATTGTTTAATTTCAAAAAATTATGGATTGCTAATTCAATATCAAACTTAATAGATTCATTTTTAAATCCCCACATGCCTCCTAAAATTTTATAATAATGGTGAGGATGGTCTCTCATTACATGCATAATTTTATCGCTTTCCATCCATTCGCTGACAGCTAATTTTTCTCTAAGATTAAGTCTAGAGTCTATATCTCTTACTATAAATGTATTAACTTTGGGATCATTCATTACTAAAAATCTCCAAAACATGCCGGGTATTTTACTACCGGTCATGTCTATTATTTCTACATTTTTTTCTTTTAATTGATCAATTAAATTTTTTGGAACTGTATTGTCTAAATAATATCTTAAAGTCCAATCTGGGTAAAGTATATTTTTTAACTTTATATTTTCTAAAGCTCCTAAACAGTACATGTCTGGGGTTTGGAATATACACCCCTTATTGATGGGATTGGATTGACACCAAAGACTCATACTAATAACTTTTTTCATATAATAAATATTTTTTTTTTTTTTTAAAAATAAACTTTAAAATGTATGTTTAATATATGTATTTGACTGGAATTATACTTATACTCGTTTTATTTAAATTCCTTAAATTTGATATGACAAAAAAAATAATAGGATTTATATCTATATTCGCATTGGTGGTTTCAATTATGATTTTCAATAACTATAAAAATGGTGTTTATAAATCCACATAAAGATAAAAATATCAATTAAAATATGGCATTAAGGCGTATAACGAAAGAACTAGAGGATATTAAATTAGATCCTCCTTCAAATTGTAGTGCTGGACCTGAAAATGATGATGATCTATATAATTGGGTTGCCAATATTATAGGTCCATCAGATTCTCCTTATGCAGGAGGTATTTTTAGATTATCTATAAAATTTCCATCAGAATATCCTTTCAAACCTCCAAAAGTAAAATTTATAACTAAAATCATTCATCCTAATATAAATTCATCTGGAAGTATATGTTTAGATGTATTAAATGCTGGGCAAGCATGGAGTCCTGCTCTAACAATAACAAAATTATTATTATCAATTTCATCATTACTAACAGATCCTAATCCAGATGATCCCCTTGATATTGATGTTGCCAATATATATAAGAATGATATTGAAAAATTTAAATTATTGGCGCGTAATTCTACATTAACCCACGCTATTTAAAAATATCTATAAAAAAAATATATATGTATATATATTATCATGCCAAGAATGAATAATATTAAAAGTAAGTTAAAAAAAATAGATATAAACACAGTACTTTCTGTACTTGTCGTATGTTTACTAATTGGTTTAGTATTTTCATACATGAGACAATCTAACCAAGAGAATTTTGTTGATGACAACTTAGTTCCATCTGATTCAAATTCAAAAACATTTGTTATGTTTTACGCGGATTGGTGTCCTCATTGCGTTAATGCCAAACCACACTTTAAAAAATTAAAACAATCTTCACAAAAAAAATTTGGTGGTAAATGTAAAGTTGTTATGGTTGATGCAGAAGAAAACAGTAAATTAGCAGAAAAATATAATGTAGCTGGATATCCAACATTTAAATTGATTGATAATAAGGGCAACACAACCGATTATGAATCTTCTGCGGAGTATAATGATTTTGTAGAATTCTTAAACAATAATTTATAAATCATATTACAGCTCTACCAACATTCTTAGTCCAATCTTTTTCAGTTCTATCAATATTTTCATTTCTATAAATAGTAGAACTTAAAATAGGAGAATCAACATTATTTTCCTTAAATATAGATAATAAACTATTACTATCTTTAGGAAAGCAGGTACCGCCAAAACCAAATTTTCCATCATGTCCTGGGACATTCGTGTGTGATTGATTTATTCTAGTATCAGATGCGGCGGTACTTATTACATTTTCATAACTGATTTCCATTTTTTCACATAATCTGTAAAATTCATTACAGTATGAAACTTTAACAGCTAAAAAAGAATTTCTAAAATATTTTATCATTTCAGCTTCAGAGTTAGATTTCCATACAATAGTATTTCTTTTTATTAATTTATTGTGATATGCATCATTAATTAAATTAATTATTTTAGTTTTTGAATTTATATTATTCGAGTTATTAAGTCCAAATATCCATTCTTTCGAATTTATGAAATCATTTTTAGAATTTTTTTCAGTTAAAAATTCGGGCATGAAATTTATATTTAATTTATTAGATGTATTTGGAGGAACTGTTGATCTCAAAATTATACAACATTCAGAATTTACAATATTCTTAAGTTTGTCAACGGTGTCTTTTACAATATCCAAATGACAAGAACCATCTGGATTCATAGGTGTAGGAAGACATAAAAAAATTATATCACAATCTTTCAAATTGTCTAAAGTTAGATTTTCAGGAGAACAAAGTTTCGGATTAATATCATAAATAAATAAATCATTTTTATCAGATACTAATAACTTGGTTGCTTTTCCAACATAACCATTTCCAATTATACCTATTTTCATTAATATATTAATATGTTTTTTTTTATTATAAAATGTAACGAGTTTAAATTAAATTTAATATAGAATCACCATAATTACTTATAGTTTTATCACCTATACCTTTTATTTTATTTAATTCTATAAGATTTTTAGGCTGTATTGTTGCTATTTCTTCTAGAGTTTTATTCGTTAATATACGATAAAAAGGTATGTTTTTTTTTAAAGCTTCCTCTTTTCTAAATCGTTTTAATTTTTCTATAATGATAGAATTATCTGAATTAGATTTTATTAATTTCTTTACAATTTTAAGTTTTTTAGGACTATTTTCTATTTCCATTGGAAGGTATATTTTTATATTATCATTTAATACATCTTGAGCTTTTCTATATAATACAAGCTTCTCATTCCAATAACCAAATTTATTTTTAAAAGTATTTATTTTTATGTATTTGTTTATTATTAAATGCGTTATTAATCTTTCCATGAGAAGTCTGTTTTTTGAGGGATATTCATCTAAAATTTTTTTTTTTGTTGTTCCAATTTTATTTAGTGAAATAATTTTATTAATAATATTTTTCGATTGTTCGGTGAAATCTATATTTTTTATTTTTTTATTTTTAATACAATTAATACAATTAGAATTACAAAAATTAACTTTATTCTTAATGTATTCTCCAAAATATGTACTTAATAAGTAATGTTTACAGTCTTGGATGTTTTCAACGTATCTAATTATGTCATTTAATTTATTTTTTCTTTGATTATTGTATTCTCTTCTTTTAGGGCTTTTACATACCTTTAAATCACAATCAATCATTTTATTGTATAGCGTTATGTCTTTTTTATTATTCATTAAAATACAATCAGACTGTTTTCCGTCTCTACCTGCTCTACCAATTTCTTGGTAATAACCTTCCACTGTTTGGGGTAGATTAAAATGTATAACAAATCTCACATTAGGTTTATCAATACCCATGCCGAAAGCAATTGTAGCTATAATAATTTTAATATCATCTAATAGCCACCTACTTTGGATATTTTCTCTTAGTTTTTTTGTAACACCAGAATGATAAAATGTGCAATTTAATCCATTTTTATTCAATTTGCATGATAAATCTTCACATTCCTTCCTTGAATGACAATATATTATTCCGGTTTCGTTTTTATAGTTATTAACTAATGATGTTATGTTAGCAATAGACTCCTTTTTTTTATTTTTACTATTGATATCATATTTTTCTATTATTTTTATATTTAAATTATTTCTAAAAAAACTTTGAGTAAAATATTTGCAATCATTCATATTCAATAAATCTTTAATATCAGCTTGCACTTTATCTGTAGCAGAAGCTGTTAGTGCCATTATTGGTACTTTTTTAAATAATTGCTTTATAGAATTCAGTTTTAAATAGTGTGGTCTGAAATCATGGCCCCAAGTCGAAACACAGTGCGCTTCATCAATAACAAATCTTGATATTAGATTATTACTATGTAATTGTTCTAATTTTTCTAAAAGTTCAAGATTAGTATACAATGTTTCGGGTGTAGTATATAATAATTTGAATTTTAAGTTATTGTAGTCTAACCCATCATAAATTTCTTTTTTGTCACTTATAGACACATCACTACAAATAAAAGTTGTAGAAATTTTTTTTTGTTTTAAGTGTAGTGCTTGATCGTATATTAAAGATTTCAATGGAGATATTACTACTGACAATCCTTCATTAATTAAAGCGGGTAATTGAAAACATAATGATTTCCCAGAGCTTGTAGGACTGAGTACAAATATATCAGTTTTGTTAAAAGTTTCTTTAACTACATTTTCTTGTAAAGGTCTTAGATTTTCATATTTAAATTTATCTTTTAGTATTTTTTTAGCATTACTAAGATATTCTTCCATTTAATTAAATAATTAAATCTTTTTTTAATTCAAATTTAAAAATTAATTTATAATTTATAAAATGGATGAAATTATTGGGTTAACATGTGGGACATATGATGCTATTACCCCGTCTGATTTATCTAATTTCAAGCATTTTAAGACAATTTGTGATAAATTAATAATAGGATTAAAGCCTAGTTTTCAAAATTCTTTTGAAGAAAGAATAACTCTTTTAAAATTAATACCATTTGTGGATGATATAATAATTTTTGAGGATATCAATATCTTAAAAAAAAATAATTATGATTTAATATTTATAAATTCTAAAGAAATTTTTAAACAAACAGATTTCAAAGTACCAATTTATTATTTTAACTAACGTGTTAGAAAAAAAAAAAATAAAAGTTAACAATAGTTATGATTCTTAAAATATTAGATGCTAAATATGGACATGGGTCTAAAAATATAGATGTATCTAATATACTTAATACTATGATATCTAAAAATCAATTATATATTAGTAAAAAAACAAATTTAAATATGCTATTTACAGATCCATGTCCTAATTATAAGAAAAGTTTACATATTAAATATTCATACAACGGTAATAATTATGAGGGTAATTACAACGAAAATAGATCTAAACTGAATGAGTCAATTTTTTTATTTAATCGCGACTTTAAATATCAACCAATTAATAGTTTATCATCAAATGATTCTATATTTATTAACTACCTAGTTAATAAAAATAAGAACTGTAATTTTTTACTTTTTGGCGATATTGATTTATATGAAAATATAAAAACTATCAATAATTTAGGAAATATAGTTTTGATTACCGATTCTAAAAAGGACTTCAATAACAACCCTTGTATTATTCATGTAGATTATAATACAAAATGTAAAGATTGGGATAAATTATTACACGATACTGAAAAATTAAATTTAAATTTACCAGATATAGTGAAAAACATCAATTGGGATATAATTTTTATAGCAGGCCCAAAAGGATATGATAGAAAATGTCCAGGAAGAATGAAAAGTATTTATAATGCTTCAAGATTTATTGGTAGGGGAACTAATGTAATTATTCTAGATAGTCATAGAAAAATAGAAAAAATATATACTGAAATCTATATAGAAAAACATTTTGTATCAAAAAAATATATAGGAAGTATAATGTCGTGGTATTATTGATTAATTATTTAAATAAAGTACTTAAGTTTTAGTAAATATATAAATTATGGCTAAGACTGACGACACCGAATGGACTATTGTCAAAAGTAAACATGAGAAAATCTTAGAAAAAAAAATTCAAAAAGAAATATCAAGTAAGAATACAGAGATCGGTATAATGGGGAATCATAAGGTTTTTTTTGGTGATAAATTAATTTTGAATAATGAAATATTAAAAAGTAGATCGATGATGTCTTATATAAAAAATAATTGTAGAATCAATAAAAAACTTACTGACAGACTAAGCACATTGGATTTAGCATCTATTGAAAATAAATTTAAAAAGCAAGATCTTGACCTTGAAACTTTTACGTGTATATCCTATCCTTATAAACTAGGAAAATTAGATAAACTAGAAGGTGATTTAACTCATATGATTCATGGTTGGAAGATCAGTTTGAAAGATAAAGATGTATATCAAATATTACTTTTATTTAGAACCGATATTCAGAAATTACCTTATGCTTTTGTAAGATATATTCAAACTAAAAATAATATTATAAAAAAAGAATGCATCGCTGTAAATAACTATATAGAAGTTTTATTATTTATTTATAGGCATGAATTAAATCTTGTATTAAAAAAAAAGACATTGGTAAATGATTATCCTATAAATTTCATTGATATTAATAAAGAGCATGTTAATACTTATTTTATAGGTTTCAGAAAAATTAGAAAAGATGAGCCTCTTGTCTCGGATGAAAACAATTTAAAAATAGAATATGATAACAAGGAAGATACTAAAAAGAATGATTAAATTTTTCTATAATTAAATCTCTATTTTTTTTAAATTCTTGACACTGTTCTTTGGTAATATTTCCATCTTCATGTACATCGTATGCTAATTCATTAACTTTTTTGATTACAACATCTAAAAATTTTTGAAATCCGAATTTTTATTAAGTATCATAGCAACATTATCCTCATTTAATATGTATTTAAATATATTATTTACTATATCAACCTTATCTTTTTTTGTATGAGCATTGTTTACATCAATTACCATTTTGGATAGATCGTTGGTGTAAACATCTTTTCTTTTTTTTTCCGATATACTTAACAGTCTAGGTCTTAAACTCATATTTTTATATTCATTCCTACAATAGGGACAACTATAAATATCATTAGAAGTATTTTCACATAATTTTAAACATTTATGATGAAATCTATGACCACAAGACAACTCTCTATAAATTTTATTTAGTTTATCATAACATATAGCACTCTTGACTCATAATATTATTCTATAAAATTAAATAAAAAAATCAATTTTAATATGTTTCATCTCGATTATCCTCTTCACAGCAAGTCTGTAATAAAATAGATAAAACTTTATATGGATCCATACTTGATGATGGTCTTCTATCTTCAAAGTATCCTTTATTCATCATTACTGTAGATTTAGGAATTCTTATAGATGATGTTCTATCAGCAGTTCCATAAGAAAATTTATCAATTGAGCTAGTTTCATGCTTTCCAGTTAATCTTTCAGCATTATCATTCCCGTAATTTGAAATATGGTAATCGTGAGTGCGTTTAAGTTTGTCCATCATTTTATAAATTAATTTTAATCCATTTTCTTGTCTCGTATTTTTTGTACTGAAATTTACATGACAACCTGAACCATTCCAATCACCTTTAATTGGTTTGGCTCTTAAATCTATAAATGTATCAAATTTTTCTCCCGTTCTTAATAATATGTATCTTAATATAATTAAATCATCGGCTGCTTTAATTCCTTCATCTCTTAACTGGAGTTCACATTGTCCAGGTGCTACCTCAAAATTTAATCCTGTAATATTAAGATTTGTATTTAGACAATTTTCCAATACTTCTTCGGCAAAGTCTCTACCAAAACATTTACCAGCACCAACTGAACAATAGTATCTCCCCTGAGGATGTGCTGATCCATCATTATTGAACCCTATAGGTAGACCATTCTTAGTATTTATCATGAAAAATTCTTGCTCTATACCAAACCAAGCTTCTTCACTACTAAATTTTGAAAATATTCTTAATGCTTTATTTCTTGTATTAGTTTCGTGAGGTACCATTTTTGAAGTCCAAGTTTCGCACAATACCAAAAATCCGTTTTTTCTAAATACATCTAAGTATATTCTTACAGGTCTTAATATAACTTCTGAATCCTTTCCTATTGCTTGATTGGTAGAACTTCCATCAAAGTTCCAATCAGGAATAAGTTTTAAAATATTCAATTCGCTAAGATATTTTCTATTATTAAGTCTATCAGTATTTTTATTTTTTAAAGCTTGCTTTAAATTATTTGTTATAGTTTCAGTTTGTTCCTCATAAATTTTTGTTTTGCTTCTAAGTTGGTCATGTCCGTCCACCCATATATATTCTAAAGTTATATTCATTGAAAAGTCACAATAACTTATTTTTAAGTATTTACAAAATTAATAAAAATATATATATTTTATTTATATTTTTATTTATTCTTTTAGATAAAATATTGAAACAATATTTTGTATGTAATAAGATAATATAGATTTAGTTGGAGTATGCTAAACCACCCATACCAGACATGATTCTGAGTACATTGTAGTTAGTTGCGTATACTCTAACTTTGCAACTCTTAGCTTGGTTGCTGTTGCCAGATTTGACAGCCTCGTCTGAGAGGGTGAGCTGAAGGACAGCGTTGTCAATTCTACTCATGTTGCAAGTACCAGATGGTTGGTGCTCTTCGGGTTTAAGGCCGAATGAGTAAACGTTGATGCCGGTGGCCGGAACATTTTCGTGGTGCTGGTATGGCTGAACAAGATTGAAGTATCTTCCTTCTCTTTCGGAAAATCTATCGTGTCCATTAAGCTGGAGTTTAGCCTTTTCAACTGGATTGTGGCCAAGGTCGTAGTATGGAAGTGCTGCGGTGTATGCGCTAGAATTACCAGCTAGACTGTCCCCGCCAGCGAGTAAGCTTTCGAAAGTGACTGCTGCGGAGTTGAGAATACCGTTAGAGGTACTGGCGGTTCCTACTGATGATACAGTAGCTCCACCTTCGACACCAGCAGCAGTGGCAGTTCTACCAGTCATTGGCATGGCTGAGAATGGGTTTCCGCTTTGAGAGTACATACCTCCGCCGAGTGGGTCGGATGGACTTCCAGAGTAGTATGAGACATCGATCTTATCAGTATAGTTGAAGTGCTGTTTACCACCGACGTTAGCAGTAGTATCAGCATCAACATTAGAGTCTGGCTGGCAAACCCAGATAAGTTCTTTGCATGGGTGGTTAAAGTTAAGTTTGATCTTATTACTGGCTGAGTTGACTGATTCGTCTCCAGTAAACTGTAATTGTTCAATGAGGTATTCGTGTGATACCTGAGCAAATCTTCTACGTTCATCAGTATCTAAGTAGATATAGTCAACGTATAATGAAGCAGATACGAGTGATGGGGTTGATGGATTAATGGTTGATGTAGTTGTAGTCCAGTAGCAGTTGGTGAGTGAGTTGAATTCAAGATTAATCTTGACTTCGTGGTACTGAAGGGCAATAAGTGGTAAGGCAAGACCTGGGTTTCTGCAGAACCAGAACTGAAGTGGGATGTATAATGTGGTTTGTGGAATGCATGAGTCCTTATCGCAAGCTGATCTTGATAAGTCGGTTGAACCTTGACTGGATCTGCCTAATACTGGCTGAGTGAGTCTTGGTACATTACCAACCATGTTGGCATAACCTGCTTGGTGTCCAGCAGTCTGAGTGAGTTCGTTCCAGATGTGGAGCCAATCACCGTAGTGTTTGTCGATTCTCTGACCACCAATTTCAACTTCAACATTCTTGACAAGAATGTGTCCTAGGTAATTAAGCCATCTGAAAGCACCGGCTTCAACTCTGACTTGTGGAACAGTAGCCTGTAAGTAGACTCTGTGGATTAAATCACCATTACGTGAGATGGTGCATGTGACCTTCTTTCCGAAGTCAGCGGTTCCGTTGAATGTTTGTTCAATGGATTCCATTGAAAAGTTAGTGTGTCTGCGATAGACAACCTTAAAGAATGTAATTTGTGGATTACCTGTAAGATAAATATCTTGTGCGCCGTAAGCTACTAATTGCATAAGACCTCCTCCCATTGTTTGATATATTATATATAGAAAATAATTTTAAGAAAAAACGCTAATTAAAATTAAATTTGTAAAAAAATAAAAGGTTTTTTTAAGAAAATGAGTATTTACTACCTTAAAAAAAAACTTATAATAAAACTAACATTTTAATTAATTAATTTATTTATTTAAAATTCTAGATAATAATTTAAACAATACTTAAAGAAGTTCTTTAAATTATATATATATTAAATTCAAATGTCATTTAAGACAAAGAATAAAAAAAAATTAAGATGCGATACAAGAGTAACTCTTGATGCAAAGCATAGTGAAAAGGTTAAATATTTCAATGAAAAAAATGAATCCTTAGTATCTTTAGAAGATGAAATAAAAGATTTAGAAAGTAAATTAAATAATTTTAATTCTAGAAAAGACTTAATAGAAGATAATATAGATGAAAAACTTAATATTGTTGATAAAATAAAAGATCTAAAAGATAAGTCTAAAAACATAAAATCTAAAAAAGAAGATATTTCATATCTATTAGATACTGGTCATCTATTATTTCAATATTACAATAATATTAATGATACTGCTAATGGAAAAAAAAACACTTATAATATTGTAAAAAATTCAAATAGTAAGTCTGTTATGGAATATTTTAATACTTCAAAGTCTGAAGAAGAATTAGAAAACACAATGAATAAAGAAGAAGACGAAATTAAACCTTATAAAAACAAAAATGAATCAAAATCTAGAGCAAATATCTTAGATTTATATATGTCAAAAGTAGATGAAGATTTTATCCTTAAGAATGAGAAGGAAATTAATGTAGATATATGTCCCGAATGTAATGTAGAAAAAATATTGTATTTATCTGAAGGCTTTGTTGTTTGTCCCAAATGTGGTGAGCAAAATTTTATACTTATTGATTCAGATAAGCCTTCATATAAAGACCCTCCACGTGAAGTAAGTTATTTTGCTTATAAGCGTATTAATCATTTTAATGAATGGTTGGCTCAATTTCAAGCAAAAGAATCTACAGATATACCTCAAGAAGTTTATGATCAAATTATAATGGAACTTAAGAAAGAACGTCTTGAAAATATGGCGGATTTGACTCCCCAAAAATTAAGAGAAATACTTAAAAAATTAAAAAAAAATAAATATTATGAACATGTACCACATATTATTAATAGACTTAATGGTATACCTCCGCCAATTATGAGTAGAGAAAAAGAAGAGGAATTAAGGAGAATGTTTAAGGAAATTCAAATACCATTTCATAAATTTTGTCCTAAAGCACGAAAAAATTTTTTGTCTTATTCTTATGTACTACATAAATTTGTTCAGTTATTAGAGCTAGATGAATTTTTACCTTGTTTTATGCTACTTAAAAGTAGAGAAAAACTTCATCAACAAGATCTGATATGGAAACAAATATGTGAATATCTTAATTGGGAATTTATACCAAGTTTATGATTAAGCATATAATTTTACAATTTTGTTAACTTGACTCAAAAGTTTATTTTCATCTTTTGATGCCACTTTTCGATAATTATTAGCAGCATTCAACCAATCCTTCCATTGTTTTGATTTTTTTTTTCTTAATTTAGTTCTATTCTTATTTTTATTTTTTTTAAGATTTTTTTTACTATATTTTGGCATGATAATATATAATTAGAAAATATATTATATCAAAATAATTAAAAATTGAATTTAAGAATATTTTTAATATAAAAATAATAAATGTTTGACATAATAGTTGCACTATCAAAAAAAAATGGTATAGGTAAAAACAACAGTATGCCATGGAATATTAAGCCTGATTTAAAGTATTTTAAAGATATTACAACCAAAGGTACTGATAATTGCTATAAATTCTCAAGTTATGTGATTATGGGGAGAAATACTTGGGAATCTTTGCCATCAGAATTTAGACCTTTGCCTTATAGAAAAAATATTATCATTTCTTCTAAAAAAATAATTGTGCCCGAAGATGTTTGTATTTTCAATTCATTTGAAAAAGCCATTGACTTTTGTATTGAATCTATTCAAACAGAAACAGATAGTATTATACAAAAAGCACACTCTAATTTAAATCTTAACAATAAACCAAAAATATTTGTTATTGGGGGAGAAAGACTTTATAAAGAAGCAATAAATCATCCGTTTTGTAATAAAATATATCTTACTAGTATTTACAAAGATTTTGATTGTGATAGATTTTTTCCTAATATCCCTGAAAAATTTAAATTAATTTCAGTATCTGATTTTAAAAATTATGAAATGATATATTTTAGATATTTAGTTTATCAGTCATTTCAAGAAATCCCAAATTATCAAACAGTATGGCATAATTTGGAAGAAGAACAATACCTTAAATCCCTAAAAGATATCCGTGACAACGGTATTGAAAACATTGATAGAACTGGGGTTGGTACATTATCATTGTTTGGTAAAAATTTTAAATATAATCTAAGAGATACTTTTCCAATTTTAACTACAAGAAGAATATTTTTCAGAGCTGTTTTTGAAGAACTTATGTTATATCTTAGAGGTCAAACAGATAATAACATCCTTAAAGATAAGGGTATTCATATTTGGGATGGAAATACTTCCAGAGAATTTTTAGATAAACGGGGATTAAAAAATTATAAAGAGGGAGACATGGGAGAAACTTATGGTTTTAATTTTAGACATTACGGAGGTGAATATCAAGGATTTGATAAAGATTATACTAATCAAGGGTTTGATCAATTGAAATATGTTATAGATTTAATTAAGACTGATCCTAACAGTAGAAGAATAATGATAAATTTATGGAATCCCTATACACTTCATAAAGCAGCTTTACCAAGCTGTTTATGTCAGTATCAATTTTATGTAGATACTAAAAAAAAAGAATTGAGTTTACAAATATATTTAAGAAGTTCTGATTTTTATTTAGCTAATAATTGGAACACTTGTACCGGTGCACTATTAGTACACTTATTATGTAATACGGTTGACATTGACCTTACACCAGGAGACCTAATTGTATGTACCGGAGATACGCATATTTATAAAACGCATCTTGAATGTGTTCAAGAAAATTTAGAACACACCCCGAAACCATTTCCGAAGTTAATTATTAAAAAAAAATTAAGTAACATTGAGGAATTTAAATATGAAGATTTAGAATTATTAGGTTATAATCCAACTAAAAACAAAACTAAAGCTCCTATGGCTGTTTAATTAAAATATTTTATAAATAAAAATATATAATTATTATATGGGATTATTTAAAGCTCTTATAGTGATTGTCATTGGAATGTTTACACTTTCTTTGTTAGAAGATAAAAACTCAAAGCTAAATAACATACCAATAATTAGTACATTATTTAGTGATAAAATAAAAAAAAATAAAGCTATAATTGTTGTATTAGTTATAGCATTATATGAGTTTTTAATTTAAAATTGAAAGCGTGATAAAGTTTTTTTCTTTAATTAGTTATGACCCATCTATATGGATTATATAGCAAGACACAGGAACATACAAACAAAAAACACTATATCTATTTAGATAAGGATAATAAAGAAGTTTTAGTCACAGAGGTAAGGAACGTTTGTGAAAAAAACGAATTTTTTGATGATTGCTTAGTACTGGGGGAAGTGATCAAATTTGTGAGATCAGTTGATATCAATTCTTTTAAATTAATCTGTCAATAAGAATATATTAAATTATAGAATTTAATATAAATTATGTTAAAAATATTAACAATTCAATCAACAGAGAAGATGTAATATGAATATGAATATCTTATTTTTTTAATAAATATTTATGATCTTAAAATTCATTTCTAATATTAAATCTAATATTTTTTTCATTAAAATATTTTTCTACCCACTCTGGGTATTTATTTTGAAAATTCATAAAAGATTTTACTGATTTATTATCATTATCATCAGTATATGCTATTCTTTTATTGAAAATAGCATCTTTTATTTTATAGCCAATATTTGTTTCATATTCTGTGTTGACAATAATATAGTTTATTATATCATCTATATTATTAGATAAGCCCCATAGAGTAAATGGGCTTACAAGTGTGAAGTAAAATTCCTTAAAAATAGAAATAATTTGATATTCATATAGTTTTGTAAATTTTTTTTTTGTTTTTATATCTTTTGCATTTTGTGTCCACTCTGAAGGAATATAACACATGATTTCCTTAAGCTCATTCATTTTTTCTTGTGGATAAAATATAAAATTATCTTGTATAAATGTTTTTGCTATAGCAATAATAGTACCTAAAATTCCCATATACCATAAAATAGGTCTTCCGGAACTTATATTTAAATTAATAAGTAAACTTTCATTAACTATAGTAAGAAATAATAGTAGTAAAAATATTGAACTAGAAATAAATACTATTAATTTAGAAAATGTTTCTAAAATTTTAGATGGGAATTGATTAACATATAGGTTAGCAATATCTTTACCTTTTTTAAGTCTCTCTTGAAAAACATGATATGTTTCATTATAATGTCTTAATTTCCACTGCGCAATTAATGACCAATTTCTCATTCCTATAGATTCTGGTTTTGTATAAAAAATTTCACCATATTTAAAAAGCGTATTAAAAAATATAAATAATAGTATAAAAGGCATAAATATGAAGTTTACAATTGATATCCATTTTATTTTAGATTTAATCTTATTACTTAAATCATTCTCTCCAATTAATATTTTTTTATCTATCTTATTATCATTTGTAAATATTGAATTAATGATACAAAATTTAATATTCCATTCTAATAATTTTGATAAATAATTTATATTTAAAAGGTCGTTATCAAAAAGAGATATTAAATAATTATCTTTAGCATTAACTTTACTTGAAATAACATAAACATCAATTAAAGGACATTGTAAATAGGATGTTAACTTTTCAATAATATTAATCCAATTCAGACTTGCTAATTGTGGATCAGTTATATTTAATTTTTTATAATAAAATTTTTTTATCTTGTAATAGCTGTTTATATCTGATATGATACTGATAAGTTTACATATAGTCAAAAATATAAAAGTAACAAAACAAAACCACCCTATAAAATCAAAATTAATAATATTTGACCAGTCAATATAGTTTTGGATATCATCTTTTTCTTCTAAGGTAAATAAACTCTCATAGTTCAAACAATTGAATATGAAAAGTAAAAATACAAAAAGAAATATTGAAGTGAATAAATTAAAAATTTGGGTTGTAATAATGTTATAATATCCCTTATGAATGTAGTAGTAATATAGTTTTATGATAAAATCATCTTTTATAGTTGTGTCAATATCTATTGATCCTTGATCTAAATAACCTTCTTCAGATTCCAATAATCTGTCTGTAATTTCTGCCATAATTGTACTATTTAGACATAATCTTAAATATTTAATCTAATATTTCTCTAAAATATTTGTTTTTCCTTAAGACCCATGTCCAAACTAAATACCATGCAATAATTAAATATAATATAAGAATTAAATACATAAACAAGTATTTAAAAATTAACATTAATTAAATATTTAGATTATTTATAAGTTTTAATATAAATTTGATTTATTTTTATTTAAGATTTAATTAAAATAAATATATTATGTCCATAAATACAAACATTGAAAATAGCAATGAAGTATATACAAAGGAAGAACAAAAGGAAATATTAATATTAAAATTACTATTTGATTTTTGTAAAGACAAAAAAAATGTTTCTTATGATTTATTATGTAGTAAACTTAATATGATGGGATTATTATCTGATGAAATACTTTTGTTATCAAATAATTCTAAGGAAATGGTAAATATTGATAATCTTTTGATTCCAAGTAAAAATAATTTTAAATTAATTAATAATAATATATTACCTAATTTATCAAGATTTGAAGGACAGTTTACAAATAAAACACTTATAGGAAAGGGCGGATATGGAGCTGTTTTTAAAACGACTCATCTTCTCGATAAACAAGAGTATGCTGTAAAAATAATAAGAATGCATCAAAATATAAAAAGTTCCTATATCATCTTAAGAGAAGTACAATCCTTATCTATTTTATCACATAAAAATATAGTCAAATATCATTGTTCATGGTTAGGCTGTAGTGATTATAAATATGAAGAAGATTATTGTGATGAAGTTTATCATCCAAATATAAGACTATTTATTCAAATGGAATTATGTGATAACAGTCTTGATAACTATATCAAAGATAGAAAAATTGTTAGTAATGAAATCAATGAGAAATATATTACTGAAATTTTAGAAGGAATTAAATATATTCATAATAGTAATTTAATACATCGTGATATAAAACCAAAAAATTTATTTATTAACCAAGATATTTTGAAAATTGGTGATTTTGGATTATCTAGAACAATGAACATTAAAGAGGTCTCAAAAAATTCTTTAATAAAGACAGACGATTTTTATACATCGGACCTGGGATCAAGCGTTTATTCTGCTCCAGAACAGTTAATATCTAGTTCATACGATTCAAGAGTAGATGTATATAGTATTGGTATTATAATATATGAATTATTTAACATTTTTGGTACTAGAATGGAATTTTTTAAAGAAATCGAAAATATTACTACAAATGATATTTTTAAAAAAAATAAATATTATAATTTAGTTACAAAATGTTGCCTTAAAGATTTTACAAAAAGGCCATTTTCTAAGGAATTAAATTTAAATAATTAATTTCTTTTATATAATTAATGAATATGTTTAACCACCAAATTATGTTGCCAGATGGATCTCAAATAAACCAAATACCTCAAAATCAATATATTCAACCAAACATTCCACCAAATACTGTATTTGCTAATATCGCACAACCAAATATGTTCAATTATCAGAATAACATTCAACCTAATATTCCACATAATTTACAACCAAATATACAACATAATCAACAGAATATAAAGAGAAATTTAGAAAAAGGTAAAGTGACAGATCTTCTTAATGAAATGATTAGTAACTATAAAAATAAAGAACCCCCAAAAGCAAATAGTATAGATAATCAAGTTAGTAAATATTTACTTCTGTTTTCAGTTGATCCTGAATTCAGAACTAAAATTTGTATACTTGTAAATAATTTATATAAAAAAAAAACTGAACCAAAACATATTAATGAAAAAACCTTAAGATATTTGGTTTCTAAAAATAATAAAGACATAACAGAATTATATGAAACTCATAACTCTAATAAACATTTTTAGTTAGTTTTAACTTTCGTACTGGCAGAAACTATATAGATTGTGTTTTCTGTAACTACAAGATATTCATTTCCTACTTTGTATGTATTTGTTATTGGAGAAGTATGTTCATCCGAATTTTTGTAAATTATTTTATCTCCTCCCGTTTGGACAATATTAACTCTACCACGACAAGAATCTATATAAAAATAAAAACATATTGGTTTGCATAATTTAATTGAAAGTTTAGTAGCTTGTTGAAGTGTTTTATCACTTGGAATAGATAATTTCGCTTGTGCTGCTGACATTTTATAACTAAAACAAACTTTTTTTTTTTAAAAATTTTACACGCTTTAAATTAATTATTAAAAAAATTATGTTTTAAACATTTTTTTGTGTTAAACCTCTTGTAGGGATTATATTCAAGCATGTTTCTTAATAAATCTAATAAATCTAGTATTTCCTTTTCTTCTAAATTAATATTTTTAACATTATCTTCAATCCCACTAAAAGTGTAATCTTTATTTCTTAAAATTCTACCCTTTTTATCAAATAAATCGGCGGTATTTTCACTTCTTAGAGCAATTTCTTTCGGTATTGGTCCTAATTTTTTAAACATTTCTAACAAATGTTTTCTATTCTTTACTATTTCTGAATTATTTTTATTTACCTTAAACAATAACTCTCCCGTTATTAGTTCATACAAAATACAACCAAGACACCATATATCCGATTTAACTGTATATGGATAACCTAAAATGATTTCAGGACTCCTATAATTTCTATAATATAAGTCATCATAATCATACTCATTTTCATTAATGATAACACTATTTCCAAAATCTATTAATTTATAATCCATATTGTTCCAATCTAAATCATCTGATTTATTTCCTAAATTTTGATTGTTTAATATAGTAATATTCAAATTTAAAAAACTTACATATTCTTGGAGGGATTTACTTTTTGCTTTCTTTTTATGTTTTTTTTTTAGATTTTTATTCATATCTTCATAATTTTTGGGCAAATGTTTTTTAATTATTAATTCATATTCTTCTTTTTTATTTATATTTTTGAAAGAATTTATTAAATGTTTGATTTTTTTTGGTAAACTTTTAATTAGTATATTATCTAGTTTTAAATCTGCGTGAAGAATATTTTTTGAATGTAATTCATTTAATCCATAAAGAGTATCTTTAATTATTTTTCTTACAATATTAATTGGAATTTTTTCGTCAAAAATTTCCAATAAAACATTAACACAATCTCCTAACAATTCAACTACTGTGCATACATATTTTTTACCATCATCACTATGTACAAATAAATCTAAATATTTAGGTATGTATTCGCTAGAAAACATTTTTAATATTTTACATTCTGTATATCCCTCTTCGGAATCTTTAGAATTGTATATTTTAAGTGCATAGTAGTTATCTAAAGATATATCATACACCAATAGGACACGGCAGAAAGCTCCTTTCCCTAAATAATCTAAGCATATATATTTTTCGTTAAATAATTTCCCCTTAAAACTTTCTTGAATTTCTTCATCATCAGATGAAAGGGAAGCATCCGATATAAATTCTTTTTTTTTAATTCTTTTTGATCTAGCTGCCATGATTCTTCTATTCATATAATAATATTTACTTTTTTTTTAATAATTTATAACTTATCTATTATGATATTTCAATTCCTTCTCCATCGGTGTCTATAACTATTTCAGGTAAAAAAATACTTGTAGAACCTTTTATTTTATTTTGTTCTATAAGTTTCCTAAAATAATCATTAACATTACGTTTATCTTCATTATTTTTATTATTTTTATTTTCGTTTTGATCTTTTTTAATTACATTACACTTATCATTCGCACAGCACTTATCTATTTTCTTATTAATTTTATCTAATTTATCTTCAATTGTATCCTGTTTTTCAAATAGATTATCTTCAAAATATTTATCTAATTCCGCTTCAGAGATAACATCATCATACCTGATTTCTTCTTTTGGACTCCAATCTCCTTTATAGTATGGGTGATAATCCGGATAATGAGCTTTAATGTAATGTGCGGTTGGATTGTTTTCTTTATCTGATCCCCGATAATCAATCTTTTTATTATAAAATTTTAAATATTCATTTATTCTTTCTTCAAAATGTTTTTCTCCTATTTTTGTTAAATCTTTACAGGCAGGTACTTTACGATAAATATTATCTATCATTAATAGATCTGTTATATTATAGCTCAAATATTCACTTTCTTTTTTTGGTACAGGAAGCTGTAAATTATTTTTTATAAACTCCTTCTTAAGATAGGTATTTAAATGATCATTACAATCAAAAGCATGTCCTCCAAGTAGTTTCATAGTATAGATTCTAGTATTAATTTTATCTATAATTTTTTTCTTTTCAAAATGATTACAGTTGGGCAATCCCTTGAAAACTTCATGTATCATTTCTAATTTTGATATAGTATACAATTTAAGGTCGTTATCTAAATTTTTTGGTATGTTATACAAATCGAATTTATGATTAAGATAAATATTTATATCTTTATTGCAATTTATAATTTGTTTGGAAAGTTTTATCTTATTTATGTTATCAATTAAATTTTTCTTATAATGATATTTATTGTGTTCCAAATATTTTTTACTATCTTTGCTTTCATTTATTTTTTTAATACTCTTACATTTATCTTCATCATTTAAAAATAAATATTTATATATGTCTTTTATTTTTTTAATATCTCCCTCATTATATTCTATAATATTATCTTTAAATATATCTTTATTCTTTGGCTTAATTCCCATGGATTCATATTGGATTTTGATATAATTTATAATGTCAGTCTTACATTCATTAAGTGTATTTTCTAATTTATTGTTTCTAATTATTTCTGTATCTATTACTAATTCAATTATTTCGCATACATTAAGAGGAATTACATTCAATACATTATAAAGTATTAGTAATTTATCATAATTTAAAAGATTTAATTTATTAGATATGTTGTTGTAGTCATCGTAAAAATTTATGTATATTTCATTTTCATTAAATTTGTTAGACAAATATAAATTTATTAACTCTTTACAGTGTTTAAAGTCATTATTTTTCAGAAATAATATCTCTTTAGTTTTAAATATGAGTTCTTGTTTTTTTATATAATTTTCTATAGACTTTTTTTGTACTTTATTTAGTTTGTATAAATCTTTGAATTTTCCCAAAGTTAAATCTAAATCATTTTTCTTAGTATTTAATTCTTTCATAGCTAAATCCAAATTTAAATTAGAAAATACTCCCCATTTTTCATTCGCAGTACTTAATTTTGTATAAGGTAAAAGTAAATTAGAAGCAGATTTATGATCAAACCCATCGAGAGTTGAAATTGTGTTTATAAGATTATTTATCATAATAGCTTCTTTACTTTCTGAATTTGTATTTATAATTGGATAAACAATTTCTCCAAGTTTATATTTTTCATAGTTAGAATATACTTTAAAATTTTCTTTATTTTTTTTGAGAAAAATAAGTGTTATTAATAATAAAAATATATATATCATAATATACATTTACAAAAATAATTAATATAAATTAATTAATTGTCAATTACAAGATAAATTAATAAAAAGAATGGTTCCTATTATCGTGTAAAAATTTTTTTCTGAATTCAGGCAATTGCCTATTTTTCTTTTCTTCATTTTTTGCTAATTTTTGATAATGCTTTTCTAAACTATTATCATCTTTCATTATTAAATTTATATTTTCTGATGAAAATAAACAATTATAATTATTACTTTTATTCTGTTTTAAAAAATTACAGTCTTTTTGTATAAAAATCTGCTTATTGAGAATCATATCTTTATTTTTAAGATTAAATTTAGGCTTTCCTATAATAGCTTGTTTTTTTATAATATTTAAATCGGTTTTTAAAAATCTGACATTATTTCCACTCCCCATTAAATTATTTTTGTAATTTTTAGTTAAGTTAAGAAAATATCCTAAATTTTTAGAAATTTCTTTGGCAAAAATGTTTTTATAGTCTATCTTTTTTATAAGCCCTTTTCCTTTATTAAACCATAATCCGATGAATGAAAATATTCCTTCTTTATAAAATGTAATTGACCTTTCTCCAAGAAATGGCATAAAATATAAATTAAACTCCTTTCCATTATAGCAATTTTCATTATAAAGATTGTGTAATATACTCATTTTTTCTTCAATATTTTTAGAATTATACAGTCTCGATATGTTGGTGTTTAAAATCTGTTTCCTTTCAAAATTATTAGGATATTTAAATGATAGATTTAAATCAATATTTTCCTTGTAATAAAATTTTACATTCCATTTTATGCAAGCATGCTTCCAAATATTATTTATTTCTGGCAATAAATGTGTTTCAAAATAGTATTCATTAATATAAGTATTGTAAATTTTATTTTTATAATTAAAATTTATTTGAGTCATAAAATGAACATTTAGGTTCAATTTTATAAATTCCCCACATTGATTTCTATTTAATTTTATTGGCAAAATTTTTTCTTTTTTTTTTTTTATATGGGAATGATGGTGTTTATGCGAGTATTTAAATATCCGTGTATCATCTATCATTGTATGTGTATGAATTCCATTAAAATGTTCTATTGATTTTTTTGATATCAAGATTATGACTAATATATAAAAAAATATTTTTATCATATAATTTATCAATAAAATTGTTTCAATGACTAAGTTAATTCATTAATCAATTTTTCAAAATTGTATTTCACATCATTGATTTTTTGCTTATAATTTTTAATCTGAGTTTCTAAGTCTTTTAAGTATTGCGGATCTTCTCTTGTTGTATTCATTTCTAATACATTTTTAATGTTTGTAATATTATTTTCAATACTTTCAAGTTTTTTATTATATAAAATAATTTCCTTTCTTAGCTTAAAAATTTCTGATTTATCTAAATTTTTATCTTTTTTATATAATTTATTTTTTTTTTTTATTAGATTTTCTCTTTCATATTTTAAATCATTTATGATTTTTTCATAGTCAATTTCTGGAGGCTGTTCTATATTTTCTTCAGAAAATACCATTTTGTCTTCAACTTTAAAACTTATATGGATCTTTGATAATTCATTTATTTCATTGCTTGTTTTACTTATTAGAGTATTTAAATTTTCATTTTTTTGTACAAAATTTATTGTATTTTCCTCTAGTTTGTCTTTTATATCTTTTATTTTTTTTGAATTTATAATTTTATCTTCTAAATTTGTAAAATCATTCATACTAAGTATATTTACTTCACTTACATACTTTTCATTATTAGCCTCATATTTTATCTTTAGTTGATTTTTTTCAACATCTAATTCAGTTTTATATTTTTTTAATTTTTCCAAATTTTTATTTTTTTTTTTTTTTTTTTATTTTTTTTTTTTTTTTTTTTTTGTTTTTTCTAATATTAATTTTTGTTTTTTTTTTTTTTATTTTTTCAATTTTTTTTTTTTTTTTTTTTTTTTCTAAATTCTTATTATTTCTTATTTCTAAAAAAGATGCTCTTTTTTTCTCGTTGACAATTTTTGGTATTACCACCATTGTATTTTTTATTTTAATATTTTTTTCAATTTCTTGATTGATTTCATTAATTCTAGATGTTAATTCTTTTAAACTTGATAAGTTTATTTCTTCATCTTTTGTAATATCTTTTAAGTATATGTTTTTATTAAATATTAAAGTACCATATTCTTCTTTTTGCAATGTAAGTTTTTTATAATTAGCATTTAGTAATTGCGTATTAATATCAACTTTATTTATTTTACTTAATTTTTTTAAATTAGATAAATCATTTTTCATATTATTTATAGAAGAGTCAATAATTTCTATTTTTTCTGTAATTTCATTAATGTAAGAGGAATCTAATCTAAGAATTGGATTATTAGTTATTTCTTCTAATTTATTATTTATAAAAATAAAATGAGAATCCATATTATATTATAAAACAAGCTTTTTAAGTTTATAAATATGATCTTTTAATTCTCTTATTTTATTTTGGTATGATATTATTTTTAAATTACTTTTAATCTTATTATTTGTACTATTATTATTTCTTTTATTGCGTTTTTCCCCAATACTTTGTGAATCTTTGTTTATTTGTTCTTTTATTTTTTGTAATTTAGAATGTAAATCTTCTCTTTTTTTATAAAGCTCTTCCAATCTAAATAGATTTTTTGTTTTCTCAATTTCATAATTGTTTTTCTTACTTAAAAAATCACTTCTTTTTATATCCAATTCTAAAATTTTATCTTTTATAATACCCACATCTTTGTCTATTTTACTATTTTTTGATATTATGAGGTCTATTCCATTTTGAATATCAGTTATTTTAAATTCTAATTCTTTTTTTAAATATTCCATATTTCTATTAAAAAGATCATTATTTTTGTTTTGTTTGTTATTAATTTTATTTACTTGAATATTTAATGTATCTATATTTGAATACAATTCTTGTTGTTTTACAACATTGGTATTTTTAGTTTTTTTTTCAATGATAGTATTTTTAAAATTTTTATTTTTTAAAATAATATCTTTATTATCATTAAGTATTTTTCTTTTTTCACCCTGGAGCTCTTTTATGTTGGCTTCTTTTTGTTCTGACAGTTTTTTAATATTTTTTTTACACTCATGATTAATATCAGTAATAGATTGGGTTTGAACTTTTAAGTCATTATATTTTTCGGTTATGTTCTTGGATAACAATAATTGTTCATTATCTAAATTATTTAATTTATTGTTATTTTTATTTATTATCTTTTTTATGTAGTCTGTTTTATTCTTTTTTAATAAATTTTTAATATTATTTCCAAATTCTGTCTTTTTTTTATCTATTTCTAAATATTGATATTCTAAAATTTCTATTTCACTTTTAACATTAGTTATACTTTCCTCAGTTTCTGTTAATCTATTTTTTTGAGATTCTTTAATTTTTTCTGCTTCAACAATAAATTTTAGTTGTAAATCTTTTATGTTATTTTCTAGATCACCCAAAGATTCTTTATTTTTATTAAGATTGCTCCTTTTTTGTATCTTTGTTTTTAAAATTTTAAGCAAATCATTATTGTAATTACAAGGGTTAATTTTTTTTTCTTTTATTTCTATAAAATTTAATTTAAGTTGATCCTCTAAATCTATAAGTTTTTTTTTATATTCTAGTATATTATTTTTTGATATTTCATTTTGTTTTATTTTTAAATTTTCAGTGTCTTTAATTTCCGTAAGTATTTGGGGTTGTATACTATTTTTTTCTTCACTTAGATCTTGTATGGTCTTTAAATTCTTCTTTTTTTCAAACTCTAAATCATAAATTGTTTTTTCTAAAGAATTTATTTCTAATACAAAAGAAGGTTGATCGTTTATTTCAATATTTAAGTTATAATTATTTTTATTAGTTTCTAAAAAAAAAATTTCTTTTTCAATTTCAGAAATATTTTTTTTACATATTTCTAATATATTATTTAAATTTTCTTGATGATTTTTTTCAATATCATACTTATTGATTTCGTCTAATTTATAACTTATTTGACAATTATTAAATTTTATTGTTTCTTCTTTTAATTTATTCTCATTAACTTTAAGTTGATATTCATATGTTTCTAACAATTTATTGTATTGATTCATTATTATTAAGAAATAAATTTTAAAATTTAATAAAACTTAATTTGCAGCAACTTAATTTTAAAAACATTTTTTTTTCTCAATATATTTATATGAAGATAAACAATAATAATACTACAAAAATGTTGAGTAAATGTTCGCCCGGAAATACAAGTAATAATAATGATTCCTGTTTTAGTGATGACTCATTGATCAAAATTTCTAATCAATGGAATAAAGAAAACTGTAAAAATTATTTAGATATTACTATGAATTTGAAGCAAATGTATAAAAAAATGCTTTCATATGACAAAGATAATGTAAATGATTTAGATGCTTGTCTGAATCAAAAAAACCCAAATAAAGATTGTATGGAAACTTTAATTAAGAGAGCTATTATTTGGAATAATAAAAATTGCGATAATTGTATTGATTTAAATTTATCAGGTGATTTAATATGGGAGAATCTAGACCAAAGACTTAAGAATAAATGTACTACTGAATGGTGTTGGAGCAAATTACCTTTTGTAGTAAAATTAAGAGATAATGAAATTGATAATACATTTAGGCCAAAAATGCCTAAAAAATGGCATCAAAATCCTATAGAGTGGTTATCAACTACAGATATTGAAGGCGTATTGTTTCAATATGAATCAAAATATCCAAATTTTAGATTTATAGGAGCTGTACCTATAGATTTTGATGATCAAGATACTGTTGGAAAATGTCTTGTAAGTGAATTATGTAAGACTAATTTAGATACATTTATTGAACGCAATATTAATAAAGTTGGTATTGTATTTAATTTAGATCCATCTTGGAAAGGAGGTTCTCATTGGGTAGCAATGTTTATTGATTTAACTATGAAAAAAATGTATTATTGGGATTCATATGGAGAATCCCCACCTAAAGAAGTTAATGAATTAGCTAATAGGTTAAAAGAAGATGGTAAAAAAAGAAATATGGACTTTACATTCCATATTAATTCTGTACGACATCAGTATAAAAATACTGAGTGTGGAGTTTATTGCATATGGTTTATTATAAGTTTACTCGAATCAAAAAACTCTGAAAACAAATATTTTGAATTAATTAATAATATCATAAAAGATGATAAAATGCAAGAATTCAGAGAAAAATTTTTTATAAAATATGTTTAAAATAATTTTTTAAAATATATAATTTAATTAATGAGTAAACTAAACAAAGTCTTTTTCTCAGATGAAAATCTAAAACTAATTTTTGGAGTTATTAATAAAAATATAATTAACCAAACAAATTATGATTTGAGTAATAATGAAAAGATTTCAAAAATCTTTGTTAAGATGGCAAAAATAGTATATAACAATATGGATAGTCAGAATCAAAATTTACAATATTTGAATACTACACTTGTTGAGAAGTCAGTTCCTCATTTTATAAAAATTTTAAACTCAAATAAAACAAAAAACAAAAATACAAATAAGTTAATTAGAAATATTGAGGAGGCACATCTTAATACAAGACCAAAAGTTACTATGAATGATTCATCAGTGACAAGTCAATTTAATAGTTTAGAAAATGAAAGAAAGAATTTAATAAATGGAAAAGGAGCTAGAGAAACTCAGATACCTTTAACTTCAATTGGAAACCCAAACTTTGATGATCCTCTATCAAATAAAAAACAAATTACGAATGATAAAAATACAAATATTAGATATACAGAATTAATGAATTCAAGAAAAATAGATTTGTCTGATACAGAAAAACCAAATCTCAATGTTATGTCTTATGATGATCAAGCAATAGCTGGTTTAACTATGCAAAATGTCAATAATACTGAGTATAAATCTAATATTGACACTAAAACAAATCCAATGGATTTATATGAAAAGCAAAGTTCACAAAGACAATTAGATGAAAAAAATTATTTAAGTTATATAGAAAATCAATCGACATTTGACAGTAATGTAAAGGATATGGAGAATAGAGATGGTGTTAATCTAGAACAAATAAATAATGAAAGAAGAGAAGAAAAAAGTGGGTTTTATGATAATTTGAAATATAATAGCGGAAATCTATCAGAGCCCGACAAATTACCATTTTTTCAACAGGAATTTAAAGATAAAACACCAAACTTCAAATTAAGAGATGAATTACAAGATAATGATAATCGAATAATTGAACAAAACCCCAATTATGAATTATTTAAAAAAGATATGTTTGGTGAAAAAAATTATATTGAAAAAACACACTATATAAATGTAGGTAGTGTTGATAGAAACTGGGTAGACAATAGAGAATCTAGATATAATTATACTGTAAAATTTGAACCAACAGATAGTACAACTAATTCTAATGCTTACATTAAAACTAAATATAAAAATGTAATTTCAATTGAACTTGTCAAAGCCTTTGTAGCTTTAGATAATACACCTATACCTATGGACAAAAATATGTACATTGGGGTCCAATCCAATCCTTATCTTATATTGAAAATTGATGAAATCCCTGGAGTTTATAGTGGTACAAATGATAGTACAAACAACGCTTTTGCTCATTTATGTTTTGATAAGGAGTATAAAACTACAACCTTAAATGATTCTACAAACAATGCTAGTGATGAAACAGCTACATTTGATAAACAGTTTATACGGGGATTCAATTCCTATATACCATTGGCGTTTGAGAAAAAAAGTTTTTACCCATCTCCTCTTTCAGTTTTAAATTCATTAACTATAAATTTAATGGCATGCGATGGAACAACAATAAACAATCTAAGAGACAATCTTGAAATATCAGAAATAGATATAGTCTCAGCAGATATAGGTAGTAGTCTTCAATATAGCGCCGCCAACGGATTTCCTAAACCAAATAACGACGATGACACCAATTTTTATTTAATTAAGATAACAACAAGTCAAAAATTTAGTTATAAAAATTTTAAAGTTGGCGATAAAGTATTAATGAAAAATTGTAGTATTACTAAAAATACTAGTAGTTCATCGACAGATGGCGATTACTCAATTTTTCAAGATTTTATTAATAGAGATGAAGGGCACTATATAATAAATATAGAAAAATTAACTCATGTTGCTAAATCAGGAAGCTTTAACCAAAATACAAATGAAGGATACGTAAACACTCTTTATATTGCTCCTATGGGAAATTTTAAAGGTGATGGTACATTAGAAAAAGCACACCCAAACACAGAGTTTTACAGTGATGCGGTTTCTAATATTCCTACAATATCATCAATGCCATTTACTGAATCTATAGGTACTGAATCAAGAACATATTTAAGAACGCCTTCATTACTTAATCTCTCAATGCAAAATAATTTTATATTTAGAATTAAAACTAGGGAAAGGGATACAGTAAGTCAAATGAACATAGTAAATATTTAATCATTAGAATAACTTTTTACTAATTTTTGTAAAGATTCAAGATTTTTATCATTAATAAAATATTGTCTTACCGGAGATAATATTTTATTTATATAAATTACAGCCATATCTTTTAATTCTTTTGGGTGAATTAACCCTCTTTGATAGTCAAATGCTAAGTAATCAAAATTGTTATATTTAATAATTTTTGTGTTTGATCTTAATTTAATTTCTACTTCTTCAAATTTACAGAAAATTATATATTTAGTGTATTCTAAAACTGGATTTTTAATTATTTGTTTTATTGGACAAAAAGCCTTGTCAATTTTTCTTTTTATATCTTCTTCCAAATCATCCATAAATATTGAACTTTCAGGATCTGTCTTTGACATTTTAGTTTCTCCATTTAATCCAATAATCATTTTATGCGATATTATCACCGGCTTATCTGTTTTTTTAATTTTATCACAATATTCTCTAGCAAGCATATTAACTTTTCTTTGATCAATGCCGAGAGAACAAATATCAACCTTCAAATAAAAAATATCCGCACACTGCATAATAGGATATAATATCTGACTTGAAAGGAGATCATCACATTCATTTCTCCCCATTATAGGAGTACATTTTAATATTCTTTTTAATTTGAATTTGGTAGCTATATCAATCACAAGAGACCAATATTCTATTGGATTATTATTAATTTCTTTACTACTCCAGATAAATTCAACATTCTCCATATTCATGCCAGATGCTTTCCAGGTCTCTATCATTAATTTTCCACAGTTTTCTATTTTTTTAAGATCCCCTCCTAGTTTATTATTCATTACAGCAAACCAGTCTGCTATCCAAAATTTAAATTTACATCCACAAGATGTTAATTTATTTGTATTTAACGACCTCAATATACCTTGAGCAATATGCATTCTCCCACTAGGTTCAAATCCATCATAGCAAATTATATTTTCTTTATTTTCTAAAATTAATTTTAATGTGTCTTCTCCTATACATTCTTCCCCTATATTTTTGATTATAGAGAATTTATCCATAATCTTTTTGGAAATATATTTTTAAATGATTTAACTAAATAACATATTAAATAGTTCATATTATGTCAGCGATTGATTTAACTATGACATTAGATACTGTATATTTGATCAAATCCTTTCGGGTAAAAAAAATATGAGACTAGAATTTATGATGAAAAAAGGAAAATAGGATTGATGAATATTATATTATTTAAGTATCGGGATTCTGATAGGAAATTTGTTAGCATTGTAATTGAGCTATCATATTTTAAAAGCTTTAGAGAAGCCATATTAGATTCTGGTCTAAGAAATGTTATACCAAATGCTAGAAGTTTAGATAAAGCAGTAAATTTATATGAGAGTTACCCTCATAAGTTAGGAAACTATAAAATAGCTTCAGATCATTACGGTGTACTGAGAATAAAATTAGAATTACTTTAGTTCCACAAATCGCATTTTTTACAAATATTATTGTATTCGGCGTAACAACCTGAAGTAGTACATTCTCTAACATATTCATGATTACAGATTTTTTGTAAATCTATTGTATCTTGTTTTATCTCATATTTAAGCAATCTCAATGTTTTTTCCAAATTATAACGCTTTTGTTTTTTTTCTTTTAGTGATATTTTTAATTTTTCGAAGTCTTGATCTTGGCCCATTGGTCTTATTATGTATCTTTTTTTATATAATTTAAAATAATGTTTAAAAAAATCTCAATATAATAAATAATGATTTTACTTATAATAATATCAAGTAGTAATGTTGAACAAAAAAATGTAGAATTGATTGATTATTTATTAAAGAATAACATAAAAGTGCATATAATAGAATATGGTATAGATCAAAAAAAAAATAAGTATAATAGCGTATTCATTAAGAGTAGTCAATATCCTATAAAATTTATAAATTCCTACATAGAAACGTTAAATGATTCTAATATATTTTTTATCAATTGTAATTTAGTCATGAAGATAGACTTGATTAATTATTTGAATAATTATTTGAATAATTACAAAGGGTGCGATTTACTTATTCCTTTCACATTTAAAAATATACAAAATTTTATAAATAATAGAAGATATATTTTAGATTTTATAAATGTTCCCATACCAATTATCATAAATAGAAATACGTTTATTAAATATAATAAATTTTATGAGGGATTAACTTCCATTAATCATATTATCTTTAATTACATTGAAAAGATAGAAAGATTCCATTTGAAAAGTTGTTATCTTAATAACATATTAACATTATATAAATTTTGTAATAGGTTTGATGAAATAGATTATAAAAAATATCTCAATATAAAAAATTCATGTTTTGATGAGTTTAAAAATAAAACAAAAACTTTAAACTATTTAACAATGGCTGATTTCGGCAGTTGGGGTCTTGCTAATCAAATGTTCCAATTTGCTACACTTTATTCAGTGGCAAAAGACTTAAATTTGAATTTAGTTTTTTTTTATAATGATAATATAAAAATAAATAAATTTCATAAAATAAATTTAAATTACGATTCAAAATATCTTAAGTTTTATAATTACAAAGAAAAAACTTTTTCATTTTATGAATTATTTAATGAGCTAAATAACGATAGTTTTAAAAATAAAAATATAAATCTTAATGGGTTTTATCAATGTGATAAATATTTTTTAAAATATAAAAATGATATTTTAGATCTTTACACTCTGAATGCTGAGGAGGATAAATATGTAAATAAAATAATGTCAAAAGTTAATATAAACAAACTACCAACTGTTTCTATTCATATTAGAAGAGGAGATTACAGTAAGTATCCAGGATACCATATTATTATAGATATATCTTATTATAAAATGTGTATTAGTAAATTTGATAAACATTTTTTCTTCATATTCTCAGATGATCCAGAGTGGTGTAAAAAACACATTGCTCCATTAGTTGAATTTTATTATATTTCTAATGAGAAAGATTTTATTGATTTAATTATGATGAGTAAATGCGATCATAATATAATCGCTAACTCAACATTTTCTTGGTGGGGGAGTTATCTAAATAGAAATCCATATAAAAAAGTTTATGCTCCAAAACCATGGTTTGGTAGTAAAGGAATAAAAAAACATAGTCTATATTTAGAAAATCACGAAGTTATTAGCTATAAAACATTATAATTACCGATAAGTTTATTAATAAATACTATACTAATTTCTAGAGAAGGATTACAGACATAAAGTAGCTTATTATCATAATGAAATACAGAAAAGTCTAAGGTTAAATTTTCCAGTTCCAATTTCATTTGTGCATCTGAATTTGTTAGAGATATGTCTTTAGTATTTACCAATTTAGGTTTTAGTTTTAGTATGTTTTCATTGCGGTCATAATCTCCTAAAAATCCTTTCAAGTTGAATATTATATCTACATTATACTTACTTGATCTCTCCTTATTAAAATAATCAAGAATGTGCTGCCTGTTTTTTGTTATATTACCAGTATTAATTATAGAAACTAAGTATATATCTATTTCTTTATTTTTATTTCCTAGAAAGTTAAAATGTATGTCTTGGATCATTTGAAATAATAGTTTATCATAAGATTTTGTCAATGCGAATTTTTGACTAGATAAGGTATAATTAAATTGGTTTTTTCTACTATTAACGGGTTCATTGAGTACTTGTTCATTATTGACTAGATAGAAGCACTTGGTGCTACTCATTTTACTTTCCAAAAAGAAAAAAGAAATTAATTATTTCAATTTTTTTTAATCAATTTAAAAGAAATAGATATATTTGTTAGTTTTCGATTAAAATTATATTTTATATTAATATATGACCTTTAAAAAAAAATATAATTTTGATAAAAGAAAAGAAGAATCTAAGAAAATACTAGAAAAATATCCAGAAAGGGTTCCTATTATAGTTGAAAAAGATAAAAAAAGTCAAATATCAGAGATAGATAAAAACAAATTTTTAACTCCACCAGATTTAACTTTAGGCCAATTTCTTTATGTTATTAGAAAAAGAATTGATATTAATTGCGAGGATGCTATATATTGTTTTGTTAACAATTCTTTGCCACCAACGAGTGTATCAATGATTTCTCTGTACGATACTCACAAAGATGAAGATGGATTTCTATATATTACCTACTGTAGTGAGAACACTTTTGGTTAAAAGAAAAAATTGATTATAAATATTACTTAAAATAACAGAAAAACATATATATATGCAGGTGCAACATGGTTTATCTCAGATAGTAAGTTTAATCATTTCATATTATTTACCTATTGAAAATGAGATGATGAAAATGCAGGTAGGATTTTTACTTAGTGGAGTATTTTATACTTTGGTAAATAGTAATCACATGGAAAAAATTAAAAATTTTATATGGAAACGAAATACGCATGTTATAATTAATGAAAAAATCAATAACAAAAACAATCCTATATATGATAAATTAGAAACTTACGTTATTGATAAATATGTTTCAAATGTTAATTCTTGTGAATTGGTACCAAAAAAAGGAAATATAGTATTTCAGATTAATAATAATGATTTCAGAGAAGTTATAAAAGACAAGTATAATGGTAAGATTTTAGAAATATCTTTCTCAGGTAGTAAAAAAAAGGAAAAATCTGATAAAGAAAATGATCTTCAACAAAGTTTTGGAAATAAAAGTGTTATTGTAGAATCAAAATATGCCACACAAGAAGAATTGAAAACTTATGTAGTTGATATTTGTAAGTTTGAAAAAAATTATACTAATATTTTACATGTTTGGCGTACAACTGTTGAACATTTCGGAAAATCGGATGTTATAAATTGGGAAGAAACAAAATGTCAAACTAACAAGAATTGTAAAAATACTATAGTTTCTAAAAAAGTTGAACAAGAGTTTTTTGATGATGTAAAATGGTTTTTAAATAACGAGTCTTGGTATTTTGAAAAAGGTCTCCCATACAAAAGAGGCTATATTCTTTATGGACCTCCTGGAACTGGTAAAACATCTTTACTTAAAACAATAGCTAATGAATATAATTTACCAATATTTACACTGGATTTTGAAACTGTTAAAAGTAATGATGATTTAATGAAGTTAATGGGAGAACTTCATATTTTGTCTCAAAACCGAAAATTTATATTATCTTTGGAAGATGTTGATAGATCTCCACTTTTCAGTCGTGGGTATTACAATGACTGTAGAGTAACTAAAGATTGTTTACTTAATGTACTTGATGGTATTATGGAGTCATATGGGCGTTTAGTAGTTTTAACATGCAATGACATTGATGTAATCAAACGTATACCCGCATTTCATCGTCCTGGTAGAATTGATAAATGTATTTTAATTTCATATTGTGATAAAACACAAATAAAAAGACTAATTAAGAATTTTTATGATGTAGATATTGATGAAAGCTCTTTAGGGAATATTAATAATTTAACACCCGCTGATTTAATCAAAATGATGCAGGAAAATCCCGAAAATCATGATTTCATTTTTAAACTTTCTTCTGGTCAAAAAGATTCTTTAAAAATCCCTAATTATTATAGTACTCCGAAAATAAGTAAAAAAAATAAATTAAAACAGCAGATAAAACTCTCTAAGAACAATATTAAAAATGCTGAAAGTAGTATAAAAAGGAATTCTTATTGGGATGGCAAATATAAAATTAAGATAACAAAAGCAAATGAAGATATACCAAAATTAGAAGAAAAATTAAGAATTGAAATAGATAAAGAAAAACAACAAAAAAAGAAAGAAAAGGAAAAATTAAAGAAGGAAAGGCAAAAAGCAAAGAATTTACTTAAGAAGGAGAAGGAGAAGGAAAAAGTTAGAAAGGAGAAGGAAAAAATCAGAGAGAAAACTAAAAAGAATTTAGAAAAAGGAGAGAAGGTTAGTAATCAGTCTAAAGAATTACCCATAGACAGGAGAGTTGATATTTAGAGACTAATTTAAGTCAAAATTATAATATTCACCATGTATAAGTTATATATCTTTTTTTTTAAACAAAAAATAGAAGAAGTCCTCTTCATAGAAAAAATATAATATTTATTTAATTTATAATGAAGAAATTAATAATAGATAGTAATATAGATATTGAATTTGAAATAAAAAATTTAAAATCGATAACAATTGAATTAAATCAAAAAGAATATGAAGAATATCTTTTATGGAAAAAAAGAAAAAGTAAAAAATCAAGAAAATAAACTAAATATAGATTCAGATTTTGAAGATATATGTGTTGTATTTTCAACGCTTTTTGTAGTGTACCACCATTTTTTGGGAATGTACATAAGTTGTCCTTCTCTTAGAATTATTTCTATAAATTGTGCCTTATTAATAAGAGGAAATTTTTTTAAATTCTGATTCCAATAATCAATTTTACTCTCATTATTATTTGGATATAAGTACTGAGCCTGTGCTGGATTAAATAAAATTATTTTTTGGGTGCCCTTAAGTTGAAATATAAGATGTCTAGAACTTGTTTCTTTTATTAATTTATTTTTTGTTTTAATATCTTCGTTTACTATCTTATAATTATATGAAATTGCCATTGGTATAAGATAATAATTTAGTTCTGTATTTATCAAATTATTAAATGATTTAAAATTTTTTTGTAACTTTTCAATTCTTAATTGGGAATCTTTATTAATAACATTAGTAAATATAGATGGTGATTTTTGGTTAACTATTTTTTCAAATGTTTCTTTATCTGGATTATTACTTTGTAGTATATCATAATCATTGTTTGTCTTATTAAGGAATCTGATCTGTAAAAATAAAAAAACTAAAACTATTATTACAAATAAATATACTAGTTTATTCATTATATATTAAATTATTATAAAAAAAATAGTTTAACGAAAATAATTATTTTTAAAAAAATATTTAAAGAATTACATATCTTAATATTTACAAATGAGTACACAGAATTTAGAAACCCTTGAAGAAAAAGTAGTAAACAGAGTAGATAACACATTAAATACAAGCACAACCCAAATTTACAACGGAAATGTAAAATGGTTTAACAACCGCCTTGGATACGGATTTATTAAAGTTGTAGGTGATAGTGATAGAACTGGTGAAGATATTTTTGTTCATCAAACCAAAATATCACCAACTGTAAGTGAATATAGAACACTTAGAAAAGGAGAATATGTATCTTTTGAAATCTGCAGTGATGAAAAAAATACATGGCAGGCCAACAAGGTTACCGGTATTGCAGGAGGACCTTTACTGTGTGATAGTATGGCTAGACCAAAGAAAGGTGAAGAAAAATCAGTTCACGCTGAAGCTTCTAATTAAATTATTTTAAATTATTTTAAATTATTATAAATAAATATTCTTGTAAAATATTTAAATATTAATCGCAAAAATATTTATATGAGTGATTCCGAAGATATTTGGATAAACGTTTTAATACCCATTTTTGTAGGTCCTTTTTGTGTATTTATAAAGTCATTATGGGACAGATATGATTTACAACAGAATGAGAAAAAAAATTTAGAATTTAATGAAAAAATTAATAAAATAAAAGATAAATTATCTAAATTTTATTGGCCAGTGTACATAAAGCTATTATGTATTTATCAAATGAATTATAATATTCCTATAACAAATTATAACATGTCTGATTCTTATAGTTCTTCTTCTGGAGAAGAGGAATCTTTTATTAAATATACCAGTAAAAAAAGGAAAAGGTGTATTAATTATATTGACAATGCTAGATGTAATAAAGTTATACCTATTAATAGTAATGGTAATATCTGTAGAAGATGCAATTGGTTTAACAATAAGAATATAAAACACAGAAAAAAAAAAATAAAACATAAAAAAAAAAGTAATCCTGATTCGAATATAACTATAAATATCGAAAAGAAGATTGACAATGATTTAACAGGAAATGGAATAGGCGTTGTTGAAGATATTCCTAAAATTTATTTAGATTTAGATATTGATACTATTACAAATCTTAAAGAAAAAATAAATAATGACTATACAGAAATTAAAAATATTATTCTTAATAATATATCTATCATAGAACCTAGATCAAAATTTGGAAAACAATTGACTAGATTTTTAAAATATTCTGAAATTTATAATGTAATTTATAAGAGTGATAAAGACTACATACCTGAGCAATTCGGTGCTTCAGATAATACTAATAAACTACTAAGTTTAGTTGAAATAAAACTATTTGATTTACAAAAAGAATATCATGAATTAATTAAAAACGGTCCCTATATATCAACCTAAAATATTATTAATAAATTTATCAGTTACGGTATTCAATTCTTTAATTATCATATCTATATCAATATTAGATGTATTTTTGGTTTTAATAAGACTATATTTATTTAAATTTATATTTAGTACATTTTTTAGATACAACATATCTTTTTCATTTATTTCATCAAAATTAAAAATCCAATAACACAATGGTACTTCATCATTGTCAGATAATGCTTTGAATATTTTTATCATATTATTTTTGTTGAAATATGTAAAATACCATATGTCATTCTCTTTAATAATGTTATAATTTTGACAATTTATTTTTTTATAAATTATTTTCCCGTCTGAATTTACATTTTTTTTAAAAACACCACTAAAAGGATCATATGAAAAATCATTGTTTTTATCAATTGTTTTTAAAAAAGAAACATAAATTGTATCATAGATAAAGAAATCTATATCAAAATTAAACTCATTTTCATCTAAATCTGTTATTCTTTTAATATTAATATTTAAATTATCTAAACTATCTAAATCTAAATTAATATTATTTGTAGATATCCAATTTTCATCATTATTTGGACCATTTTTGATTAGAACTGATGAAGTATTTGGACTAATGTATAATTTTATTTCTCTATTTCTTATTGGTGTAAATAATACCCAATGTCCTGTTTCATTTGAATTGTATTCAAATTTTATCCAAAAATTACTGACGTAGTGCTTATACAGTGGGAATTTATCGGTGTATATATGATTATAAATCCCATTAATTTTGATATCATCTATATTTATATTATTTTTTTTTAATATCGGTATAATTTTTGTATTCAAATTAGTTATACCCGAAACTAATATTGAATCTTTAATATTATAATTCATATATATATATATCTAATTTTCTTTAATTAATAAAACTTGCTTAATATAAAATATACTAATATAATATCTATGTTAAGAACCAGATCAAAAAAAAAAATTAAAAATAGAAAATATAAAATAAAAAAAAGTTTTAAAAAAAAAACAGGCCAATTTGGAGGCTGAAATGAGAATAATTTATCCAAATTATACAAAGATAAGTCACGTAAATATAAAAAGGTTGATAAATGGAATAAAAAAAATATAATTTCACAATATACCGGATTTCAATCAGGAGGTGGCTGAGGAGATAACATTAATAATATCAAGTTTAATCATTTTACGGGAGGAAGTGTAGAAAATACAAAGTTATATAATCAAGCATGAGGAAAAGATACATTTAGCAAACATCTATGAGATAAAAATTTTGATATTAATAATAGTCAGATAGGTGGATGAGGAGAAAGTCCTCAAACTGTCAACCTTGGTTTAATAAGTAGTAGAAACTTATACAATAATCAATTTGGTGGCTGACAAGTAGACCTTCTATCTATTAATAATTGGGATAAAAAATAATAAAATTATAAATAATCAATAATTTATTTTAATAATAAACCTATGATAATTTTTCCTTAAATCTTGAAGAAGGGGAAAATTTGAATATTGATATTTATTAAATAGGGCCATAAACTACAGACCTTCTTTTTTTTCGTTCGTAGTATAAACCCATAACTAGTAAAATAGTTTGAAATATAAAACTAAAAAAATATGGTATTCCTATAGATATAGGAGCTTTTGATACTATATTTTGATAAATAAATACCAATAGTGAACCCGGTGCTTGGAATCCCAAAGATATTAAACTTAAATTTCCTATACTTTTATTTTTATATGTCATAACAATTTGTGGTAGCATATAAACTACACAAGATATAGTTGATAGTATGTTTAAAAAATTTCCAAAAGCATTGATATTATTTTTAAAGTTGTTATATCTGAGTATTAAGGCCATGCCAACTATTCCAAAGAGAAATATGAAAACCGCAATAAACCATACAAAATAAATTAATGATTTCTTTATGCCATTTTGATCACTCTTATCATAATATATGTAGATTATGTACATAATAAATATTGCGCCCCAAGGCGAAAACATTTGGTAAATGGGTAATAGGATATTTGCACAATCCCCCGCGGAAACATAATTACAACAATCCACAATTGTATAATTTAAAAGAAGCGTACCGTAAAAATTAGTAAAATTACTTACATTTCCTAAAAATATGTAATGATTACTTATTCCTTCCGTTGATTTAGATTTTATAATTTTATAATATTGAGGCAAATATGTAGTAAAAATAGTTAATATTATAAATGATCCAATAGATATACTTAACGTTCCATTTATTTTATTACATATTTCGTCATTTATTTCAGTAAATAATATATAACCCATAAATAATTAATAATTTTATTTTTAAATAATTTCTAATTTTTATATTTCATTTAGTGATTCACCATTCATTGATCTCTGTGCTTTTTTAAATAACTTATAATACATAACAAATAATCCAAAAAATGATACAAAAACACCTAAGAATCCAAATAGTGATAAAATTATACCAGAAACAACACTAAATAATAAAAATCGTTTAATATAAGGCATACCATAATATATAACAAAAAAAAGAATGTTTCCTATAAGGAAGGCAACACCGGCGAAGGCCTTACCAATCATAGGAATAATAGACAATGGTAAGAATCCTCCATGTTGATTGTTTTTCATTAAAGTATTAATGTTCATTATATTATATAGATAAAATAAAATTAAAAATTTTTTATTTTACTAATATAAATTTAGTTTAAGATATTTTTTTAGACACATTTAGCATCCCATGTCGGTTGATGACAACCAAATAGCCTTTGAGACATATCTCCCGTGAAGATACTGTTATCGCCGCCTTTTTGAGATTTTTTTCCTTTTCCAGTTTTTTTAGAAGAAATTCCTTTCCCATTTTCTTTTTTTTTACTATTTTTTTTAGCATTGCCGGTTTTTGCTAAAGATAATGATCTTAATATAGCATTTCTACCTTTACGTGTGTATCCCGATTGAGTGTTTTTTTTTGATTGCCTTTTTCTGTTTCTATTATTTCCTCCTTTACGCCCTCCGCCACAAATCGGATTTCCATTTGTACTTGCTAAATATCCTGAATCGTTAAAAATTCCATTAGCTCCAGCTTGAGAACCAGTACTAAATAACGGTGGACAACATTCTGAATATCCTTGTACTGGAGGCAATCCTCCTTGAACTGGATTAGGATTTCCTACATCCAAAAAAAACCCACCACCAGACATATTATAATTTGAAAAAGCTGAGTCTAAAGGTAAACCATCACATCTTAACCCCTCGAATCCAGAATACCCATCATAAACAGATAAATTTGGGGTTGTATTACAAGTACTACCACCAATAAGATTAATTTTTTTATTATTATGCTTTATAATAGTTTTATTTGGTCTAATGGGTTCACAAAGAGCCGGTTTGAATCTTTCATACTTCCCCCATTTACTCTGTTCTAAATTACATAAATCATTTGGTTTTGTTTTATTATTTGATGTTTTATTAATGTTGCATGAAATGCATTTTTTATTAAGTTTTCCACCACATGTAACAATACATTCTTCATGGGCTACAAATGGAAGTCTGCCACCCGTTTGATAACCTGCGTCAAGTGGGAGAGATCCACAAGGATTAGTGTAATTTGAAACATTTACATTGGAATTACAATTACCACCAACAACATTCTTATATTTACGCATATATTATATAATAAGATTTTTATTTAAAAGATAAAAATTGATATAAAATAGATGAAAGAATTAAGAATTGGTATATTAGGAAATGTTGATAGTGGTAAAACAACGCTATGTGGAGTTTTAACGCGGGATGTAATTGATAATGGTAGAGGATTGGCAAGAGATCTTATAATGAAGCATAAACATGAAAAAGAAACTGGTAGAACATCGAGTGTAAGCCATTATTATTTAAGATCGGGAGACAATACAGTTTCCTTTATAGATTTAGCAGGACACGAAAAATATCTTAAAACAACAGTTTATGGCCTTAACGGATGCACATTAGATTATGTATTTTTACTTGTTGGAGCAAATATGGGTGTTTCTAGAATGACTAAAGAACATATGGGAATAGCATTATCTCTCAATATACCTCTTGTTATATTAATAACAAAGATAGATATCTGTCCTGTAGATGTATTAAAAAATACAATAAGAGTTATTCAAAACTGCTTGAAGATAAAATCTGTTAATAAACAACCATTATTCATAAAAAATGAAGATAATTTAGATAAATTATTTGATAACAACATACCAATCATGTGCTTATCAAATACTACTGGGAAAAATATAGACATATTAAAAAAAATAATCAATAACCTAAAGCCAGATAAAAAATGGGAATCTCTTCAAGTAAAAAAAAAATTATTTATGATTGAATCATCCTATATGGTTCCAGGAGTTGGAATTGTAATTTCAGGAGTGTTAACATCCGGCACATTAAAATTAGGTGATAAATTAATAATGGGACCCACTTCAGGTAAATTTTATGATGTTATGATAAAATCTATTCACAATAATTTTAGAGAACATATTACATCTGTTTGTGCGGGAAACTCCGCATGTTTAAACATAAAAGTTTTAGATAAAAAATATATTTTAAGAAGACGGAAAATAAAAAAAGGTATGGTTCTTTTAGATAACTCCCACGCAAACCAAATTTTTAGAGAATTTAAAGCAAAAATACAAATACTTCATCATCCTACAACAATAAAACTTAATTACGAGCCTGTAATTCATTGTGGTACTGTATCTCAATCTGCTAAAATTTGCCATATGGACGCACCTTTACTTCGAACTGGAGATAAAGCTGTTGTAAAATTTAGATTTAAAACACGACCAGAATATTTAGAGAAAAATTCAAAATTGATTTTAAGAGAAGGAAAAACTAAAGGAGTTGGGGAGATAGTAGAATTATATAGTTAAATTTATTTATTTATTTTCTAATAAAATTTTATGAATATCCCTGTTATTATAATAGCATTTAATAATCTTACCTATGTTAAAATGATGGTTGACCAATCTAAATCAAAAAAATTTAATGATATACATATAATTGATAATTGTTCATTTTATCCAAAATTATTAGAATATTATAAAAATATTAAAGATGTGAAGGTTCACTATATGCCTGAAAATTTTGGACATAGAGTTTTATTTAGAAGTGTCAATAAAAAATTTTATGATGAATTACCTAAATTTTTCATCTTAACCGATCCTGATATTAAATTTAACGATAATTTACCAGATGATTTTGTAAACAAGCTATGTGAACTTACCCAAAAATATAAGGTAGGTAAGGCGGGATTTGCTCTATCTATAGAAGATCATCATAAATTTAAAAATCTTACATTTACTAGATTTAAAAAAAAAAAGACTATACGTGAATGGGAACAAGTATTTTGGAATGATAAATTAGAAGATAATGTTTATAAGGCAGGTATAGATACAACTTTTGCTGTTTACAATAAAGAATATTTTAGGATTGTTAAGAATGAATCAAAATTTTTAAATGCTGTAAGAGTTTCAGGTAATTTTACGGCTAAACACCTACCGTGGTATAAAGAAACAATAGTTTCAGAAGAAGAAATCTTATTTTACAATAATAATTCAAAATGTTCATTTTGGGGATATTGAATACATAATCCATTTAAAAAAGTTTCTCTTATTCTATTTATGAGTTGGAAACAATTTACTAAATTAAGGTGTTTTCCAATTAAATTAAATTCATATAAGTCAAAACCAAATAACAAAATGATAATTAATTTAGGTAATGATATTAAAAAAGAATTATGTGTAAGAATTTCACACAGATTAGAAAATTTAGAGAACTTACCATATGAGTTGTCTCATAAAAAAGAAATAAATGATATAAAAAATTTATATGTATATTCTTTTGATAAAATAAATAATTTTAACTATATAAAAAATTATGATGAGGCGGAATTATTTAGTGATCAACTTAAAGATATAAAACATATGCATGGCAATGTTTCACATACTATTAAAGACGCATTTAGAAATATTGTAATTAATCCTGAAAAAATAACAATAACTAATAATGTATTAGATGATTTTTATTATAAAAGGATAGGTATTAGAACCATAATTGGATATTATAATTCAATATTTGATAACACTTCATATATTAATTCTGATTGTAATCCTTATAATATTATTCAAACATGTATAGATGATATTAATATAATTGCTCAGGATTATGGATATTATAATAACATAAACTATAATGGACCTAAAAAATTTCAATTTACATATATTGATTCTCATTTATATTACATAATTTTTGAAATATTAAAAAATTCTGTACAAGCAGGAGTCAACCGTGATTTGAATAATAATATTGATATAAGTATAAGTACTGGTAAAAAGGATTTAATAATTAAAATTAGCGACTTAGCTGGAGGATTTCCGCGACAGAAGGTTAAAAAAATATATGAATATTACTATTCAAATACTAAAGAAGAGACCCAGCTATCCGGATACGGGGTTGGCCTACCATTGGCAAGAGTATATTCTAGATTTTTTGGAGGAGATTTAATTATAATACCATATGACGGAATTGGAACTGACGCATTAATTTTTATTAATAGAATAAATCCTAACGAGCAATATTTGTAATGAGGTTAAATGTACTTATAAAAAAATTATATACAGTTATGATTCATATTTTTTTTGGAGAATTTTATCATTTTAATACTACTATAATAGGAGTTTTAGAAAAATATTTTAAAAGTTTCCCTGATAATATAATTAATATCATTACCTTATACGATTATGCTTTTATTCTAAAAAAACACTTTGGAAATAATATAAATTTAGTTATACCTCAAGAAGAAAATGAATTATATATTTCTTATAGAAGAATGTTTTCGGGGAATCCTAATACCGGGTTTAAAGATAATTTTAAACTTATAAAAAAATATGGTAATATAACTCCTAAAAGTAATCTTATAGAAACTAATAGTTGGTTTGATAATTGTGATTATTTAATGAAATGGTGTAAAGACAATAATTATCCTTCTGAAGGATACAATTTTTTAGGTTATAAAATAGAGTCAAATGAAAACCCAAAATTTGGATGGTCGTATTATACATATTTAAAAAAAAAATTTAAAAATACTCCGTGGATTGATACGGTCGATGACAAAAAAAATGATATATATTGTCTTTATGATAATTTAATAAAACCACTTTTAAAAGATTCAAGTAATAACTCTAAATTATATAATATTGAAAAAAAAATTTATATTGAAAATAAAGGTTCTAATGATATTTACATTAATGTTTTTCCTAGATTTAGAGAAGGACAATGGAAAAAGGATACGCATTGTAGTTTTATTCCCCCTATTTTTTGGAAAAAATTACTATCACGTATAAATATTGAGTTTCCAACTTTAAAAATCGTTATTCATGGACATCAAGAATCTTGTAGAAATTTATTAATAGAATACAAAAACATTATTTTTACAAACTCTATTAAAGACTCAATAAAATTTCTTAGTAATAGTAAATTATTAATTACACCTATAAGTGGGTTCGGAAGATTGGCGATGAATTGTGGTATAAAAAATTTAATAGAAATTTTACAACCTAAATCAACACATACAATTGAAAATTTTAAACCAAAAAAACACAGTATCTACGGACATCATGATTTTAATCCATTTGGATCAAATGTTTATTCAATTAAATACAATAATTTAAATGTATTATTTTCTATTTTAGAAAACATAATAAATAAATAAACATCTTGTTAATTTAGTTATTATTGAATTACATTTATTTACTGTCTTTTAAATCTTTTTTTTGATTTTTTATTACTTTTTCTTTCAATACTGAGATATGTTTTGCCATCGGCTTTCTGCCCTGAAAGGATAAGTAAAAAATCCAATTCATCCACTACAGGATTAACAGTTTCAATAAAATCCTCACATATATCTCCTCTTACTTTAGCTGTAGCCTTATATTGACAAAAATCCGGATTACAAACAATTTCAACCGCATCAATAATACCATTAAGAAACTCATGCATTTCTTTTAATATTTCAGGTACCATGTATTCAATCTCATTAATAGATTTTTTAATAAAATCTCTTAATTTTCTAGCAGTTTTAATAAATTCTTTTGTTTTTTTTTCCATCATAAAAAAATTAGGTTTTTTACAAGCTGATTTAATATCTAGAATGATCTTATTAAATTTCCCCCATTCACTATCTAGAAAAGCACTAAATTCCATATAAATATAGTAAAGAAAATTATCAGCTCCTTATATCTTTTTTTAAAATTAATTTATACTGTATTAACTAGTAAATTAGTTTTGCTATTGCTTTTAACCATTTTATTCTTCTTACGCAAATGAGATGGAATAAGATATATATTTATTTTTTTAATTTCAAGAATTGATTTTTCTATAGTCTGCATAAATATTTTTACATCTTCATCTGGGTATTCTTTTTCATATCTTATTTTTGTTATAAGATTATCATAATTGTCAGCACAAATTCTATGATTTTCAGACTTTTGGCCATATTTTAAAAAATTGTTTATGGTTATTAAGAATGTAGTCAGAGCATTAAGTATAATTAATGATATTTTAATGTATTCATTATCACTTTGTGATACATATGTAGATAAGATAGTAGCAATACTTACCATTAGCATAGAAGGAATTGTTATCAAATTATTATAAAATTCAAAATATTCTTTGCTCATAACATGATTTTCATAAGATTCTAAACATCTATCAAGTATGTTATCGTATGTCATTATTTTTTATTGTAATTATTTCTTTATATTTATTTTTATAATTAGTGCTTAAAACTTATTGGTTTAATGTTATTTATTTTTTTCAGCGGCATATACTCTCTGTCTTAATTTTGTTGTGCTATATGTATGAGCAAACCTATCATGATAGTATGTTTCTATATTTAAATTTTTACCTGTAAAATCTTTTCCTAAATAATCATTTCCTAAAATTCTAACATCAGGTTTAAGTAATTCTAAAATTTCAATTAATTCGGATTCTTTAGTATATTTGACAATAAAATCAATATATTTTATTGATTTAACCATTGTTAGTCTTTCTTCGTAACTTAGTACGGGTTTATTTTTATTTTTTCTATCAATTGTAGGATCTGTTTGTAAACCTACAACAAGAATATCGCATATATTTTTAGAGTCTTCTAACATAAGAATATGACCTGAATGGAGTAAATCAAAACAGCTAAATGTAGCTCCCACTTTGTGTTTTTTGTTTAAAACAAGATTTAGGGAATCTTTTAAATATGGTAAATCTTTTATCTCTATTAATGACATGTATATATATATAAATTAATATTTTTTTTTATAGTAAATTTAAATAATTAATATCAGAATCTTTATAATTCTCCCATATTTTACTGCGACAATATGGACAGCTTGAATTACCTGAATTTAGCCAAACTTCCATACAAGTTTTGTGTAAAATTTGTTTACAAGAAGGGCATTTTAATAAGTTATTTTCCAAAGAGTCATAGCATATAGGGCAATCTTTTACCACAGACTCTTTAGATATAAATTGGCTTTTATTATCAATACACTTTAATTTATTAAACTTATCAATTAAATATTTATCTATAAAATGTGGATTTTTTGGGTCTGCTTCTAGATCATCTATATCGTCCTCTTCAGCATTCATAATTACACTATTTAGTTCTAATTTATCAAGTTTTTCTACAAGTTTGCTAAATTCTTCATCAGAGAATGTCAAATTGTTGAAGAAATTCAAAAGATCACTCTCATTAAATTTTAACACTTTTATTAGTAAGAAACAGCAATGTTTACAAACGCAATTACTATATCTAGCCCAGCTTTTGAAATCTGGACAACTACACTTAATGTTTTTATAACCCTTATTAATTTCTATATTATATACATTAAGTGTGCTACCGGTCATTTTTAATTCATATTGGCTATCTTTGTTTTTATAATCCAAAATAAATAGCTTATTTCTTTTCGAAGTATTAATTCTTTTTTGTTGATTATAATTTATACTCATAATCAATAAATATAATTAATGATTAAAAGATATTCTTAATTCAATTTTAAAATTTTATTTTTTAACTTTAGACCATTTTGTTCTACCGTCTATACATTCTGTTTCAATTAATTCAGTTATTTCTTCGGGAATATCTTCCCAATTATCAAAACTAGTTTTTCCATTATATTCTATAAGTCTATAGTGAGTACCGCTATAACTTAAAATTACATATTTTTCAGGATTAATTTCTATTTCTTCTGTTTTATTCGTCCAAAAATGCTCACCAATATCTTTTTTGGTACTTTCAGCACCTAAGCTAGTTCCTTGAGGATTGTATTCGCATTTTCGTGCAACTTCTTCGCCTTCAGTTATTGCTATTTCATCACGCTGAGATTTTAACATATTACAGTGAATACAGCACGGCTGAGATAAAGATATAGGCATATCTCCACATTGTACTAAATTCTGTATTCCTAATTCACTTCGTAATGTTTCTTCTGCTAAAATAATTGTCTTAATATTTAATGTCTTTTCTATTACATCAATAGAAAATGAATCCGCCCAAAAATTAGAATCCATGATATAATCTAACGTTTCTGTATAAGTTTTACCTTTTATAAATTTAAAATCTCCATAGAGAATCTTTGTGTTCATTTCTTCTATTTCTGAGCTCCATTTTTTTTCTTTTAAAGCTTCTCTAAGCATTCTTTCTATTGTATTGTAATGCGTGTATTTATTATATGTGAAATTATCTCTTACGATAGTTCTAAGATCTTTAACTGTCAAGGGTGGAAAAGCAAGTCTAATAGCGTCAAAAAAACAATCACCTTGAGATAAAGTTTTAATTATTTTATAACTTGGATCTCCAAAATGTCTTAATAGCCAATCGTCTTCTTCATATGTATATTTTACTTTTTTTGTTGGTAAATTACTATTATTGCTAGAATCTAAACTTTGAGATTGTTCTCCCTTTGAGTTTTTTTTGCCTTTATTAGCTCCTTTGGAGCCCTTTAAAATCAATTTTCCTTTTTTCTTTTTTTTTGTTCTTAAATTTTCTCGTTGACCCTCAGGAAGACAGTATGCATATTTACTAAAAGTTCCAGTAGGTTTTACTTCTGTAGCACACCAATAACCGGCCCCAGTATCAATGCATTCATCATGTTCTCTTCTTTTATACTTAAATGGAAATTGGCATTTTCCAATTTTAATATCACTACCTGAGTGATGAGTTCCATATTTATCAAAATTTGTGGTGTAAATTTCTTTTTGAGGATAAATACTAGGTACCACAACTTTTTTCTTCTTTTTTGACTTACCTTTTCCGGAACCGATACAATATCCGTATTTGCTTAAGGTTCCATGTTTATTCACTTCTGTAGCACACCATGGACCATATCCTGTATCTATACAATCATTATGATTTTTTCGTTTATATTTAAATGGAAAAATACATTTTCCCTCCATAATATCTTTACTATTGTATGATTTTCCATTTTTATCCACCACCCCAGCCATAATGTCTTTGTCTTCGGGAGAAATAATATCCGGATCTTGATTAATTTCTAAAGGAGAATTAACTGTATTCGCTGGATTTTCAGGAGTATCTTCACTTTCTAAACAATAAGCATAAGTTTCAGTTCTATCTTTTGCTTTTCCTGTTTTTTTAAGGGATGTAGCGCACCATTTTCTCCAACTAGGGTTTCTACTAGGAACGCATTCATTTTCCCATTTTGACCCATTCTTAAATGGTAAAATACAATTGTCAACTAAAATACCCGGTTTATGCTTGAAATCTTTACCATCTATTGGACTTGATGTAGTTTTTATACTAGATTTTTTTGGTAATTTCAAAAATGTAGTTTTTTCCTGTTTTACTATTTTTGTAATACTTCCTTTAGGACACCAGCCAGTTTTTAAAGCTCTATTTTTATGTGGACCACTTTTTACTAATTCTGTGGCACAATAAGATCCTAATTTTTTATTTTTTAAGGAAGGGAAACAAGCATATAAATTGTTATAAGATTGTCCAGCTTTGTAAACACTCCAAGGAAATAAACATTTACCTTCCTTATATCCTTCTTTACCCGTATAATCGGTTCCATCTTCCGCAACTAATGTTGCCATAATAAGGGGTATTTTTGTATTAGAAGTATCATTTAAAACAAGTTTTTTTCTTTTAACAGATAATGGTTTTTTCATTTTTTGAATTGGCGCGGATGTGTTAAGTTTATCAATTGAAATAGTTTCATTATCAAATTCAATATAGTTCTTTGTTTCATAAGTATCTTTTTCTAAAAGATAAATATTTTCATTTTTATGAAACATATTATCAAGGACCGGTTCAAAAGTAGCATCATTTAAAAATAATATATCGTCAGATTCATTAAATGATATTTCTTTATTTATAACACTTGCGCCAAGTAATTCATTTCTTTTTAGAGGGTATCTAATAATCTCTTCTGTTATAAGGTGCACATATCTCACATGGTTAGATATTTTATGATGTTTACTGTTTTTATTAATTAGTAATTTACATTTTGAACCTCTAATTATTATACTCTCTCCTTCTATATCTATTGTAGTTTGATTAGATCCGTTAGTACATTTTCCTTTACATTTATTTGATATCTTTTGACACAATTCATTATTGTAAATATTATTTATATTTATGGGTTTTTTTGATTCTACTGATAAAAATTTAATTATAGTATTTATGATAGGAAGAAGTATTTCTCTTTTTTTTTTTATTAAAAGAACCGGATTATAAACTACAGATTTTATGTAGATAACAATTCTTTTTATTGTTTTATTCTTTTTATTTAAAAAGCTTGAAATTTCTTTTCTTAAATTATCGTAAATATTTCTATTAATTTTATATTCTGTAATTTCATTTGATCGTTCATCATTTATATTTAACATTAAATGTTTATCTATATTTTTTGAATATTTTTTTTGAATAACTGTTAAGGAATGAGAACCCTTTTTTCTTTGTTTAGTTGGTATCATATTTCCGGATTTTATTAAAATTCCTACAAGATTTCCATTATCTTCAATAAGTTTAGTTGGTATTAAATTTAAACTTTCATTTTTTCTATCAAGTTGTCTTAATTTTCTAAGCATTTCGTCTAAATCCATCAAAGGCATATTTTCAATATTAATAAAATTCTCTTCTATATTGAAACCGAACGGTCTTGTATGAATAATTACATTATTATTAAGTTGTACACCTATACCTCTATTAAATACATCTAATAACTGTGATTTAATTTGAAATTCATCCTCAAATTTATCTATAATTTTTTTTAAGTCATTAAGGCTCATTAAATCCATAAAATCTATATCATTGTAATATTTGATAATCTCACTATCTAATCTGCTATTACATTGTTTTATCATTTCATTTAGTAATGAAACAATTATATCATGTTGTATGTTTTGAACTATTATTGTCGAAAGAGATAGTGCTGTATGCGGAATAATTTTATTTTGCCTTATCTGACAATATGTTATAGGCTCAAATAACCCGGATTGTTTTAGCATGAAACATACAGGTTTGGTAAAATCAATATAATTATATATATCATTAGCGTCAGGACATAGTACACTTATCTCATCCAAATCACCTATGATTTCTCTTTCTAAAATAATAATATTTATACCAGTTTTAAATATTTTTTGAACTACAGATCCTTCCTGCACAGGCCAATCTAATTTTTGACTAAATAATTGCCAAAAAAAATTGTAATTTTTTTTGATATTATAATTTCCACAATATTTTTTAAATGACTCAAAACTTATAAATATTTTAAAAATTCTACTAACATTGGTGTCATTTTTAATCATATCATGTATTACATTTAAATTCTTTTCTGTATTTGCTTCATATTGTTCAATATTACTTTTTTCTTTTTTACTTTTCTTCATTTTACTTTTTTCTCTAAAATGATTATCGCAGAAAGATTTTATAATTTGTTTTTTATCTAACTTAGATACAAAATCACTGTACTCTTCGCACCAATTTATGAAGCCAATTATATCATCTAGTTTAAGTTTATTATTTGTACCAAACTGGTTTATTAAATTACCGTTTTTAATTCTTAAAAATAAATCTGGAGTTATATTTGTTAGTAAAAGATTAATCATGTAATCTAAATCTATTCCTAATATAGACGCAAAACAACTTATAAATGAATTATTAATATCTTGATCGATACCTCTTCTGAGAAATAATGATGAATCTATAACCGGTTTCCCGGATTTTATGTATATTGAAGAGTTATTATATAGTAATTTATCTATATTTTCGGGAAGTTGTCCATATTTATCTAATCCAAGTGGAAATTTATCTATTCCTAAAACATATTTATCTTCCTTGCTATCATCTCTGAATTCAACTTTCACTTCATTTTTATTATTCATGTAAATATTCCATTTTGTATCCTTCCAACCCAAAGGATGTTTTTGTCCATTAACAACTTCAATAACCATACCAGATTGAAGGTCTAAATTTAAATCAGTAAACTGTTCTAATATTTTACTACCTGTCTTAGTTATAATATAAATATTATTTTCTTTATTAAAATTAATTCCTTGATTTTTTACTAAAATAGTATCTCCCTCTTTTAAAGTGATATTATCAATGATCAATCCTGGTTTGAGATCCTTGGTGATATTTATTTTTCTTTTTGTTGCTACTGTAACTTTATGTGTCATACATAAATTATATTTACTCAGTGGAGTCGAGTTGCAGCAAGGCATACACATATTTTTAGGATGTTTACTTGGTTCAATAAAACTTGAAAAAGCATCTTTTTCGGTATCGTAAAGGTACTTTTCCCATAATTTTAATTTTGAAGGTTCTACAACAGACTTTCTCAATTTTTTATCAGCCCAATAGTTATTCGCAGATGAGGCTCTACGAATTATTATAGTTTTATTTCCTTCTATAATTTGATTTTCACTTATTTCTCCATTACAGAAAGGACATTTCCCTTCATTATCTCGATATTTAGGATTTTTAGTGGAGACATTTTCAAATAATTGGTCTGGAGTTAATGCTAATTTGCAATTAACACACCAAATTTTTGGGCATATATAAGCATTTATTTTTTTATTATCAGACCCCCACTTCAATACATTAACTTTTATATTATGTATACCTTTTTTTGATATTTGCGGCTCCATTAATTCGTATCCTTCCGGATTTAATCTTTTAAAATTATCTAATTCTTCCAATGATAAAACAATAGGTTGTCTTTGATCTACAGCTCCACATTTTCTACTATAGGAAGTTATACCAATTTCTGTTTTTGTAGGGAACCAAAATAATTCAGCATCTCTCATTCTTAATTTTTTGAAATATGTTCTGAATGTAGTTTGTGGTTGTAGTTCAGAGTCTGATTCATCAGCGGAGATTACTATATCTTCCGGTAAATCTTCTTCATCTAAATTAATATTTTTATTTTCATTATCGTTATTGCTATTATCGTTATTATTGTTATTATTGTTATTATTACTATTATCATTACTATCTTCGTCATCACTCTCTAACATAGAACTAAAATCGGTTGCTCTCTTGAATTGATTCTGTTTTTTAAATTTTGGAGCTATTATTATAGTTTTTTTAGGCGTGGGATCTGCTTGAGGTTTGGGATCATCTTTGTAAACAAGGAATAAGAAAATTTTCAAGAATTTATATATGTTTTTTAATTCATTTTCATTCGGACAATTCTTAATCTTTATTTTATACAAAACTCTATCATAAGCATTAATAGTCTTTGTATTCTTTATTTCAATATCTACTTCATATTCAGGTGGTAGTCTGCCTATATTTAAATCTTCAACAACTATAGTTTCACTAAATTCAGTTAATTTTAATTGGGATTCTAATTTAGATAAGTTAAATAATTTTTTTGTTTGCTCATGCCAAAAATCACTAAAAGATGATACGTCTACAGACAATATTGATTTTAATCTAATAAAATAATTTCTTATTGATTCGCTTGATTCTAATTTATTAGTTTTAATATATTTTAGTTCAATTGTATCACTTTTCTCATTCTCAACCTGATATATATACGGATATAATCCGTTGATTTTTTTTTTTATGTTGGATATTTTTATTTTTTTTGGCAAATAAATTTCACTATAGGAATCTATTGACATTGTTTTGACGTTAGTTTTATCTAGAGAAATTTTAAAATTAGGTGTATATTTTTGTATGTTGTAAATAATTTTTTTAAATTGACTCTTTTGACTTTTACCTTTTACTCTATTATTTTTAGATTCAGTATTATGAAAAATATGACTTTCTAAATATTTTAATGAAATGTTATCACCTTCTTTAAATTTTCCTTTGATTTCCAAGCAGCCATTGTTGTTAACGTTTATAGTACAATATTTAGATATACCACTCAATATATCATTTATTTTGAATTGTATATTAATATATGATTTCATATTCTCAACATAAATACTATCTTTATCAGCTTCGTTTTTTAGGAATTGTCCTTCTCTTAGAGTATTCCAATTCATCTTCCATTCATCTAACATTTTTTTATTAATATTGGAGTAAAAATAGTTAGGATCATATTTCTCTATATATTTAACAGGAAGTTTAAAATGTTCTTTCTTTTTTATTTTTTTATTCTTAATTTTTGTATAAATTGATGGTTTATGGATTTTATAATTTATTTGTCTATTATTTTTATATTTAATGTATGGCACATTAAAGCTAGGATTTATTTTAGTATATAGATTATCTAAATTAATTATTTCTGAACTGCCATAATTAACATAGTAAACAATTTTTGTTATATTATTTTTACTAAAATTGATGATTTCATTGTTTGAATAATCATATTTTTCTAATTCAGTTTTTTGTTCTGTAAATTTCTTGGTTTTACTTGTCTCGATGACTACATTGTTTATTTTATAATCTATTTCTTCTAAAAGCTCCTTAATATGCATTTTAAAATATTCTTCTTCCAAATCATTTACTATTTTATCATATTCTAAAATAACATCATTGTATTGATGATATTCTAATTTTTGTTCTGATAGGTCTAATACGGAATTAGGCCAAAGAAGTTTTTTGTTAGGATATGGTTTAATAGTATCTGATTCATTTATAAATGTATCATAATCTATAAAATAAATAATATTATTTTTTATATCATTATAAGAATTTAGTAAATGACTATTTTCATCTACTAAAATATCTCCAGGATCAACATTATTTAAATATTCATTCTCAGTATCGGTGTAAGGATCAACTTTATGAATTTTTATCCCATATTCATTTTGATATGAAAATCCAATAACACTGCATCTTTCTAAAAAATCAAGTTTATTATATTCTGATTTATTGACGTTAATCATATTACATTTTTCTCGCATTGCTATTTCTTCTAATCTAATAATATTTTGGCTTTTACTTTTATCTTTTTTTATCATTTCTATTGTATTTTCACAATTATGTTTAACATTAATATTGTCTTTAAGAAGAGTTCTCAATAATGATAATTTTAGATTACCAAAATTCTTCCATAATCTTTCTCTTATTTGGGTTTTTTCAATATCTAATAAATTATATTTATTAACCCACAATAGTTGATGGTTTATACTATAAAATTTATCTTTTTCAGGTTCACTCATATGTACTAAAATTTTTTTTCTTATTGTATTAATTGTATCATCCTCGTTAATGAAAGAATATACAAAATTAATATTAATGTTATTAAAAATCTGGTCTTCAAAAACTGTTTTATGACCATAATAATCTACAAGTTTTTGTACTTCTAATTCATTTAATTTATCAAACCCACTCTTACCTTTTTTTTTTATTTTTTTTAAGATTGATTCAGTTGCTTTGATTTTATAACCTAAAAATATATTATTAGATTCTTCTATACCTTTATCTATTTTATAAAGATGTTTTATAATAAAAATTTTTTTTTTAGTATATTTATGAATTGAATGCATCTAATATATTGTAAGATTTTATTAATAATATTTAAATTCAAATTAAATAAATATTTATTTTAAAGGTGAATCCGTTATTTTTGTACCACAATAAGATACTGGATTTTTATAGTAATCTGTTTTAACATTAATTTCAAGTCTTTTTGCTACTTTTAATAAATATTTCATATTATTCCAAAATTCGGGCGGATGCCCTATGTCTTTTGTCATAACATGAGCTAATTCATGAATAGCTACAAATAATAATACATTCTGATTTTCTATTTTATTAGTATCTTTTGATCTTAAACAAAATACAATTTTTTCTCCTTTATTTATAGAATAAGAAGTATACTTATTATTAGGCGAGCTTTCTGATATATTCTGTGGTCTATAATTTTTTACTAGAAATTTTATATCTTCATATTTTTCATGTCTAGAATTATTAGTGTTTTTTAGATGCTCAACTATTTTAGTTAAACTTTTTCTAATATTTGCTAATACGTTGGCTGCTATCAGTCTATTAGGCTCATTTCTCACAAGATATACGTTATTATCAACACTTGATTTTATATACTTAACTTCCAAAGATTTAGCTTCAAGATGTATGTATAATATTGTAATTACTGTCAGGATTAAAAAAAAAGATACAAAGTCCTCCATAGTATTAATTTATATTTTTTTTAATTGTGATTAAATTTCAGGAAAAATTGATTTAATATTTTATATAAGAATATGTTTAATTATTAATTATGGATGAACTCAGAGGAAATAATCCAATTACTATAAAGACAAATAAAGAGTTTAAATTTCAAATTATTGAATGGGTGAACACTAATGAAAATCCTATAGTTGAAGACAGTTCTGAAGAAGAAACAGAGAAAAAAAAATTTATAGATAATAAAGAATATGTTATCAGAGTTTATGGTGTGTCATCAAAAGGCGAATCCGTATCATTAAAGATTAATAAGTTTCCTCCGCATTTTTATATAAATATTCCTGATACCTGGACAAAAACACATATTACTAGATTTATTAATTTTTTGAAAAGTGAAAGAGGGTTAAAAAATTATTATAAAAATTCATTAACAAAATGGGATATAAAAATTAGAAAGAAGTTTTGGGGGTTTACAAACAATAAAACCTTTAAATTTCTAAGATTAATATTTAGTAATGGGAGAGCAATGAGTAATTGTATTAGGATTTTAGAAAAAAAGATATCTATACCAGGTTTACATAATCAAGAAAGGAAATATGATATTTATGAATCCAATATTCAACCATTTATCAGATTTATACATATCAACAATATAAATCCATCAGGTTGGATTGTATTAGAAACTAATAAATATAATGTAAACCTAAATAAAATGTCAAGATGTCAAATTGATTTAGAAGTAGATTGGGAAAATGTAAAAATGTTTGATTCAAATGAAATGACCCCGTTTCTCGTAGCATCTTTTGATATTGAAGCTGATAGTAGTCATGGTGATTTCCCACTTGCCAAAAAAAAATATAAAAAATTAGCAAATGATTTATTAGGGAGACATGAAAAATTGATTAATGATATTCATAAATTTAGAAATACTAATAAAAGTTTGTATAGTGAATTAAAATCACATTTAGATAATAGAGAGACTTTCATAAAAGAAAGGATAAATGAAGCATTTATTGATAAGCCAAATAATCATAATATTAACTACGTTTACACAAAAAAAAATCGTAAACCAAATGATAAAAATATTACATCTGTAGCAGAAGAAATAAACAAAGAAATTGATAAAGTTGAATCCTATAAAGGACTTTCTTATGAAATTATAAAATTCTTTGAATTTGAAATATTAGATGATGATGAATTGACTTGGCTTGGAATAGATAATCATGAGCTTATAAAAGAGATTATTGATGACGCATTTTATGATGAAATATATATTAGAGAAAAAAAGAAAGATAAAGAAAAAAGTAATCAAGAAGTGAGAACTATTTATACAAAAAATAATACTAAACCATCTGAATCGTGTATTAATAAAATTTCAAAAAAAACAATATTATTATACAAAAAAATAGTAAAACAGTTATCCTCTATAATACAAGAAGATAAGTTCAATACTATTGTCAATATATTTAAGTTTTATTTAGATAGTCATGATACTGAATATAATATTAGAGAAACAGAATTTAATATAAAATTCAAATGTGATTATAAAGAAGTTATTAGTTTAATTGATATAACTATATCTAGTATTTATTCTTTGTTAGAAGAAAATTTACCTGAAATAGATAATTCGCGGGATTCACGTATTAAAAGAATGACAGACACTTTAACTAAACACTTACCCGAAGTTGAAGGAGACAAAGTGATTCAGATAGGCACTACAATTCAAAAATTTGGTGAAAAAGATTGTTTTTTAAAACACATTATTACATTAGATGGTTGCAATCCTATTCCTGGTGCTATTGTTGAATCTTATAAAACTGAAAAAGAAGTTCTTCTCGCGTGGACTAAATTCATACAATTATTAGATCCGGATATAATTACAGGATATAATATATTTGGTTTTGATTTTGCTTATATGTATCATAGAGCTGAAGAATTAGGTTGTGAGGAACAATTTACACAACTTGGGAGATTCATTAATGAAAAAAAAGATGATGAATCTATAACGATTAAACTTACTGAAAAGAAACTTGCTTCATCTGCTCTTGGAGATAATACCTTAAGATACATACCAATGATGGGTCGTGTTGAAATGGATTTATTAAAAGTTATTCAGCGAGATCATAATTTGGTATCATATAAATTAGATTTGGTTGCTGAAAACTTTATTAATGATAAAGTCGTTTCTATTCATCCTTCGAATAATAACAAAATTAAAATAGAAGGGATTATAAACATAAATATTGGAAATTTTATAACTTTTAATCAAAATAATAGTGTATATATGGAAGGTAAGAAATTTAAAATTATCAATAAAGATGAGGAATATATTGAAATAGATAATATATTTGATAATGTTGAAAATATGAAGTGGCAATTAGCAAAAGATGATGTTAGTCCCCAGCAAATTTTTAAATATCAAAAAGAATCAGATAAGGAACGTAAAATAATAGCTGTATATTGTATTCAGGATTGTAAATTATGTTTAGATATAATAAATAAGTTGGATATTATAACAAATAATATAGGTATGTCAAATGTATGTTCAGTTCCATTATCTTATATATTTTTAAGAGGACAAGGAGTTAAAATTTTTAGTTTAGTGTCAAAACAATGTAGAAAAGAAAAATTTTTAATACCATTAATTAAATGTGAAAATGAAGAGAAAAAAGTGTGGGGTACTAAATATGATTATGGTGAAGATGAAGATGAAGATATTATATTTGGTGGGGATGATGGTTATGAAGGAGCTATTGTTCTTAAACCACACCCTGGGATATATTTAAAAGAGCCAGTTGCTGTTTTAGATTATGCCTCGTTGTACCCTTCTTCTATGATTAGTGAAAATTTATCACATGATACTATTATATTGGATGATGAATGGCGGGGAGATGAAGGCGCTAAAAGATTAGAGGAATTAGGTTATGAGTATGAAGATATAACTCACGATGTATTTTCATGGATAGATCCAAAAGTCAAAAATAAAGGTAAGCGTAAAACTGGTACAAAAACTTGTAGATTTGTACAATTTCCAAATGAGGAAAAAGGGGTCATACCTAGAATTTTACAGCATTTACTAAAGGCAAGAAAGACTACAAGAGCAAAAATTAAGACAGAGAGTAATGCTTTTAAATGTTCAGTTTTAGATGGTTTACAGCTGGCATATAAAATTACAGCAAATTCACTATATGGTCAGATTGGTGCTAGAACAAGTCCTATTTATTTAAAAGATATTGCGGCTTCAACCACTGCGACCGGTAGAAGGCTACTTCACTTAGCAAAAGATAAAGTACAAATACACATACCTGGTACAGATATCGTTTATGGAGACACTGATAGTATATTTGTAAATTTTAATCCAAAAGATGATGAGGGTATTAAATTAGAAGGTAAAAAAGCTTTAGAGAAGACAATAGAGCTTGGTATCAAATTTGAAAAAGAATTCTGTCAATATTTGAAAAAACCTCATTATTTAGAATATGAAAAAACATTCTGGCCATTTGTTCTACTTTCAAAAAAAAGATATGTAGGGAATAAGTATGAAACAGATATTAATAAATATAAAAGAACAAGTATGGGTATAGTATTAAAGAGAAGAGATAATGCTGAAATTGTAAAATACGTTTATGGTGGAATAATTGATATAATTATGGAAGAAATGGATATCAATAAGCCCATAGAGTTTCTTAAAAAAAGTCTTAAAGATTTATTAGATGGTAAATTTGGATTAGACATGCTTGTAATAACAAAAAGTCTCAAAGGTTATTATAAAAATCCCGAGTCAATTGCTCATAAAGTTTTAGCTGATAGAATGGGAGAAAGAGATCCTGGTAATAAGCCCTCATCAAATGATAGAATTCCCTATGCATATATTGAAGTAAAAGAAAAAAAAGGGTCTAAAATTTTACAAGGAGATAGAATAGAACATCCTAAATTTATATCTGAAAATAATTTAAAACCGGATTACAAATTTTATATAAGTAATCAGATTAAAAAACCAGTTTCTCAAATATATGGTTTGATAGTTGAGAATCTTGAAGGGTTTAATAAAGGTGAAGATTATTTTGATAAAAAATTTAAGACTTATAAAAAACAGTACACTCATGAAAAAGCAGTAGCAAAATTAGCAGATTTAAAAAATGCCGAAGCAGCTAATTTACTTTTTGGGGATATACAACGTATTGCTGAAAATAGAAAAAATAAATCAAGAGAAATAACAGATTTCTTTAAAGTGAAAAATAATTAGTCTATTCAATTTGACCTTCATCTGTTTCTGATTCAGCTGCGGCTTCGGCGGCGGCGGGTTGGTTAGGAACTGATTCTAATAAATTATGCCTACATATTGGACATTTTTTTTGATCTTCTAACCATCTATCTATACAGTTGATATGAAATGTATGTCCACAATGTCCTATTGTTCTTACTACATCTCCTTCATCCATATTACCCCTACAAATTGAACACATTTCAGATTCTCCTTCAAATTTTTTTATTGTAGTTTTATTTCTAAGAGTCTGTAGTGATACTCTATTAGTCCCTAATAAATTTTCAAAAAAATTCTGAGACAAATTTCTCGATGGTTCTGTTATAGAAATCTCAATAAAATCAGGAACATTTCTTTGCTGACGATTATTTTGAGGATTTTGATTTGGGACCGGATTTTGAGGAACTTCTGTAGGAGGTGTTAAATTTGTTGGTCTAATTATATTTCTAGGTTGTGTATTAAAGATATTGTTTCTCTGCCTATTAGGGTGATTGTTTGTATATTCTTGGTTAGTAAAATTAGGAGGTCGCGGTATATGCGTATTATGATAATAGCTTCTAGGTATTGGGGGTTCTCTAGGTTCTCTTCTTCGGTATTGATTCCTAATTCTATTTAATTCATAATTTCGGAGTCTTCTACTTATTGAATAATCAAATAAAGGATTATAGTAGATATTATAATTTCTTCTATTTATAATATTTATTTCATTTCTAAGACTGTCAATTTCCATTTCTAAATCTATAATAGATTCTGTTAGTACATCAATACTATCATTTATATGGTACATATTATATACTTTTATATTTATTTAAAGTTTAGTTCTTAAATTATAATTATAATATTATTAATGAATAATTCAACAAAATATACTAATAGAGGTTTAACTGGTTTAGTTAATTTAGGAAATAGTTGTTATATGAATTCCGCAGTACAATGTCTAAGTAATACTGTAGAATTAACAGACTATTTTCTTGAAAATAAATATAAGGATGATTTAAGAGAAAATAAAAAAACAGGTAATGAGGATGAAATGAAAGCTAAACTTATGCTTTTAAGAGAGTGGGAACGCCTTTTACACGGTATATGGGATAGTAATTGTACTGTATCTCCTGTAAGTTTTCATCATACAATCCAAATATATTCTCTAAAATTTGGATTATGTAATTTTGTCGATTTTAGACAAAATGATATACATGAATTTTTGAATCTACTAATAGATAGTATGCATGAAATTTTATCCAGAGAAGTCACAATTACAATATCAGGAAATGTAGTTAACGAATTAGATAAATTAGCTTTAGATGCTATGAAAAGTTGGAAGGTATATTTCAAAAATAATTATTCCTTTATTATTCAACTTTTTTATGGACAATTTATTTCAACATTAAAAACAATTGATGACAAAGTTTTATCTCATAACTATGATCCTTTTTCTATTATTTCCATGGAAATTCCGAGTAGTGAAAATCTTAACATATATGATTGTTTAGACCATTTTGTAAAACCAGAAATATTGGATGGAGATAATAAATATTATGATGAAGATACTAAAGAATATGTCATTGCGACAAAAAAGATTCAGATATGGAATCCACCTAAGATATTAATAATCCATATTAAAAGATTTCAATTTATAGTTTCATCATCAAAGAAAAACGATTTCATATCTTATCCTTTGGATAATTTAAATTTAAGTAAGTATTGTGTAGGTTATGAAAAATATAATTCAAAATATAATTTATACGGCATAAGTTGTCATACAGGTACTTCTAATGGAGGTCATTATTATGCTTACTGTAAAAATTTAAATAATAATTGGTATAAATATAATGATAGCTCTGTTAAATTAGTATCTAATAAAAATGATGTAATTACTAGAGATGCTTATTGTTTATTTTATAGAAGAATAAATTAATTAATTAATAACATCCTAAAAAATATATATATTTATAATATAATATGACAGATACATCTTCAGGATCAGGCAGTTGGGGTAGTTGGGCTAATTCTAACAGAACTCAAATAATATTTGTTATTATAACAATAGCATTGTTAGCGATATTTAGCATAATAATTTATAATATATTTTTACAAAAAACAATATTTAGTCAAAATAGAACCGATTTTAATAACGATAATAGTAATAGTAATAATAGTAATAATAGTAATAATAGTAATAATAGTAATAATAGTAATAATAGTAATAATCGTAATAATAATAATAATCAAATGATAGATTCGGAAATATCATCAGTAAATCTTAATAATAGGATCATTAACAATATACCTAATGATATAATGAATAGAGGTAATGTCTTAAGACCTCCAAATAATGTACAAAATAATATACAAAATAATAGTTTAGAATCAAATAGACCAAATCAGGTTTATAATATAGCAAGTAATATATACACATACAACGATGCGGATGAGGTATGTAAGGCTCATGAAGGAAGATTAGCAACTCTACCAGAAGTTATTGAAGCTTATAAAAAGGGCGCTGAATGGTGTAATTATGGTTGGACACAAGGGCAATTGGCTACTTACCCAACTCAAAAAAAGTCGTGGTTAGAGTTACAAAAAAGTTCCAAAAAAAATAAAAATGATTGCGGAAGAGTGGGAGTTAACGGGGGATATTTCCAAAATGATGAATTTCTATTTGGTGTTAATTGTTTTGGTCCAAAACCAAATCCAAAAGACAATGAAGTTATGAGAAAAAATATTAACGATACAGTTGATCCTAATAAATTCAAAGATAAATTAGATTTAATAAAAATTAGACCATTTAATAAAGATAAATGGTCTCAGTATCAATAATTTAATATGAAATTTAGTTATTATAAAAATTTATTTTAAAAAAAAATAAATTTTTGATAATATGATTAAGGAGATAATTTAAAGTTGAATATTATAAACTATCATATCTACAAAATCAACTTTAGCATTAGTATTTAGTTTTCTAATTATTCCACTATTTTTACAGTCATCAATTATTTGTTCATACAAGTTAGTAAAATATAGATTATTATCAAAAATGATATTTTCAAAAAAACTATTGTATGTTATGCCAATGTTTTTCATATAATTATCATTTCTATATAAAAAATGTATGAATTTCATTTTAAATTGATTTATACTACACTTAAATTTATATTTAAAATATTTATGTAAAGATTCTAGCATATTGTAAAATATTGTGTTAATTAATTGAAATCTTGTTTTTTTATCTATAATTCTATTAAGCCAATTTTTTAGTTGTCCCTTATTAGAGTTTATTAGTACCATAATCTAAGATGATCTTTTATTTTTTTTAAACAAACTTATGTAGTATAATATACTGAAATTGTTTAAATGATTTTATATTTTAATTTGTTTTAATCCTATCTTCTTTTTTTTATTGTTATCTCTTTTAGACTTTATAAAATCACATATCTTTTTTGATTCATCTTCATCATTTAAATATTCACTTAGGGTAGATTCAAGAAATTTATAAGATAATCCGGGATTTTGGTAGTTATATTGACATGCCACATAACTATTATTGATTTTTATTTTTTTATTAGTTAAATTATTAGTTGTTAATAACCTTAAAATAGTATCTTCAACATTATTTTTACTATCTTTAACAGCTTTTAACTTATTGTTAATTAATTTTATATTATTTTCATACTGCATCCATAATTTTATATTATTACTTAATTCAGAACTTAGATTTGACATATATTTATTAAAAATATAATAAATTAGATTATTTTTTTATATAGCTTGTGAGTTTTTTAAATTAAATTTAATTATTAAGAAAAAAATAGATAAAGCTAAAAGAAATGTTAGAAAAAAAATTATTGTAGTTGTTAGAATGTAAGGATATAATTTATGAAATGTGTAATTGATAACCGGATCTACAATATTTACTTGAACCTTGTTGACATTTTGTGGTTTTTTCAATTCTATAATAAACTTATCTAGTAGTTCGTTTGTAAGTTTTTTAATTAACATATTATACTATAGTATAATATAAATGGATTTTCAAACATACTTTAAAACATTAGAATTAAATAATAATTTTTTTAGTAAATATCATAAAAATGAACTTAAAAGATACTCTGATAATATGAATTCGCACTCTGTTATTCTCTATGATAATAATATTATAAAAAAGAGTCTTAGATATAATCGTTTAGGTATGATACTTTTTGAAAAAGAATTGATGGCTTTAAAAGTCATTCGTGGAGAAAAACATTTTCCACAGCTTATAGATTTTAATCCTTTGAAACTTGATTTGTATATATCATATTGTGGAACAAAAATTAATAGAAAGAATATTCCCAAAGATTGGGATAAACAAATAAGAAATATAATAGATATTCTTATACAGAAATCTCTTGACTTAAATGACATTCAACCAAAAAATTTATGTGTTAGAAATGATATTATTTATGTGATAGATTTAGCTGATTATAATATTAAAAATAATATGAATTTTAAACAAATCTACCTAAAGTTTTTTAGTATAATTAATAATATAACATGAATCCTAAAAATATTAATTTAAATAACATAACAATAAATAAAGAAAATGATAATTTTTATAACATTTATTATGATAGTAAAAAACTAGAAATTGAAACTCCTATTATGTGTTGTCCTTTTGGATTGGAAGAAGAATATTCTAATTTAATATTTAAATTACAATTTAAAAATTTAGAAAACGATGTAAAAATGAAGGATTTGTATAACTTTGCCATTAATTTTGAAGAAAAAATTAGTAATTTAATTGGAGAATCAGTAAAATCCCAACTTAGATTATCTGATAAATATCCTCCTATGATTATAAGTAAAGTTGTGAAAATGAAAAATAATATTCTAACCGAAATCACGGATGAGGATAATAATTTATTTAATGTATATAATTTAAAAAACAAATATAATTATGGTCTAAAGTGTTTAATTAAGTTAGATAAAATATGGAAATATAATAATAAATATTATTATAAATGGAATTTAATTAAAGTGAAAATTTATGATTTGCGTTTAAGAAAATAAGAAAAAAACCACATTTTTATTATATGATTAGCAATTACGAAAATATCAATATAGATAAATTAGAATATCTAACTCCAACTAAAAATTCTAAAGGAAATTATATTTCAAATATAAAAATTAATAATAAAGATTTAATATTAAAAACTCCTAAGATGAAACTTATTAATGGTATTAAGTCTAGTAATGATAGATTTCTTTTAGATCTTCAATTTGAAAGAGAACACGGTAAATTTTACTCATTTCTCAATAAATTAGATCAAAATAATGTATTAAAAATAAGCGTTAATTGTAAACAATGGTTTGATCAGGAATTCCCCCTTGATGTAATTGATGATTTTTATAAATCTCCTATCACACCTGGTGATAGTAAAAATCCTCCTAAATTTAAATTAAAAATTTCAGATAATAATATAAATGTTTACAGTAAAAATTTACAGGTGAATTTTAGTGACGTTCCAAATGAATGTTATGCTAATTTGGATATAAAAATTTTAGGATTAAAGTTCTTCAAGCAGCAAGTAGCGCTTGAATGGGAAGTCATACAAGTTAATGTACATGATGATGAATATTTTACCACCCAGACAAAAGGTAAAATATTAAATAACAATTATTCAGATGATGAATATGAACTTTCATCTAATGATAAACCAAAAAAAGTCAAATTGAAAAAAATTAAAATGAATTCAAAAAGGGCAGTAGAAGTTTCTAATTTTGAAGATAAGTTGAAAGATATAGATAAACTTATTTCACAAGAATTTAAAAATAATAAAAAAATAGTACCTAAATTAGAAATAAAAAAAGAAAATGAGATTGATAAATATAAAAGAATTAATTCTGAAAAAGATAAAGAAATTACAAATCTAAAAAAACAACTAGGATTATTATAATAAAATTATTTTAATTAAATTTAGTTTAATTTAATTAAATTACATTTTTTTCCCTGAAAAAATATCTTAAATATAGTTATACAATGGTTTTAGAAAATTTAAGCAAAGAAATTAAAATCGGACTTATTGTGATTATTGCAGGGGCAATATCAGCAGCATCAATTTATTTTGTAGCTCCAGATCCAACGATGAAGGGTCGTGCTAAACGTTTTGGTCCAGTAGCACTTTCCCTTTTAGCCGCCGCCTACCTAATTTATAATTTAGTTTCGAGTGATGAGGATGAAGAAAGTTTCCACGACTACACATCAAATTCTCCAACTGATACTTCAAAATTAGAACCAAAATGCTACAGTGAAGGCGATGAAGTACCTTGTGATTTAGTTGAAGATGAAGAACCAAGAATAGAAAATAAAGATTTTGCTAATAATGTTGTCGGTGGGTCGCACGGGGTTGATCAGGATGAAACATACAAAACTCTTAACAGCGAACCAAGCAATAATCAATTGCCTAATGAATGTTATCCAAAGGATATTTTAAGTCCAAAAGAATTACTTCCTAAAGATAGTGATAGCACATGGGCACAAAGTGTCCCAGCGGGACAAGGAAGTTTAGGGGATCAAAACTTCTTAAATGCTGGTTTCCACATTGGGGTTAATACTGTAGGTCAAACCCTCAGAAATCCTAATTATGGTATAAGATCAGAACCACCAAACCCTCAAATCAAGGTTTCGCCTTGGATGCAAACAACAATTGAACCGGATACAAATAGACGCCCTATGGAAATCGGAGGAAGTGCATAAATATTAGCTACATAATTTATAATTAATAAACTTACAAAAGTAAATTTATTATTTATAATATAAATCCAATTAATGATGGTAATTACCTACCAAGTTTTCATAACGGTCCATTCCTGATTGAACCATATCCATTAAACCACCCCCCATTCTAAATTTCTTTCCTGATCTAGTTTTTCCAGTTCTACGACCATATGGAACTCTTTTTTTACCCTTATTGCTTCTAACTTTCCTCGATTTTTTAACAACTGGTACAGGTCTAAATCTTTTTCCAGAACGTGTTTTCCCGCTTCTTGGTCCATATGGGTTTCTTTTTTTACCTTTATTGCTTCTAACTTTTCTACCTCCCTTTTGACGGGAATTTGACATAGCAAATTTCATCAAGTCTTCAGCAGTTCTGTCCCCATTGTATTCGGCAATTTTGTGTCCGTCCCTACGCATTTCAATAGTTGGGAATCCTTGTATTTGTGCTTTATAGTTTAATTTATTAACAACTTCATCTTGTACCTTTGCTGTATGGACATTCTTTCCTAGATTATTTTTCAAGTTATTCCATTGGTCTACCATTCTTTTACAATGACCGCACCAATCAGCATGATACCATACTAACCAGTTTCCGCTTTTATTACTATTATTAAATTTATCTAAATCATTTTGGTTATCACTTCGGCAATCTAAATGTGGCATTTATAATATATGATAACATTTTTTTTTTGTAATATAATTATAAATGAATTATAAAATTTATATAATTATATTTATATTTCTAATATTAATAAAATTAGTAAATTTAAAAGAAAAATATTCTGATTACAAAAAAATAAATTGTAATTACTCTTTATTAAAGATTGGTAAAAACTATTTTGTAAATAAAAAACGAACAAAACAATTAATTAAAGTGAAACATAAAACTATGAATAAAATCTTATTTAAAAATCCAGAATGTGACTTAGGAGAATTAAGAATTTTAAAAAAAAAAAATGACAATTTTGATAACAATAAAGAGTGTTTCAAAAAAGATGGTCTTATTAAATACCATAATAATAAATGTATACACTATAAAAATAATTGTAAACTCATTCAAAATACTTTAAGCGAATGTTTAGAGAATAACCTTAAAGATTTGACCTTTTATTAATTAATTTTATATAATTATTGATAAAAATATATATTTATATATTAATTATGAATAATTTAATTATTATATTAATAGCAGCTTTAATACTGTTATATAAATTAATAGATTCTAAATTTTCACTACCTATTATATTTATTGTCTTGATTATTGTTCTTTGTAATACAGAAACTGTAATTGAAAAATTTGAACCTGAAACGAAAAAATTGGTAGATACTATTTCAATTACACAACAGCCCTATGTATCAGGAGCTATCCCTGCTGAAAATTTTAATCTATTTAAATTTAAGATAAAGATTGAAGATCCAACTAACGCTCCAAATGTTATTGCGAAATATAAATTTGATAATATAGATACATTTGAAATTACTATTAAAAATAGGCCAGTTGACTGTGTTGTTGGAAATTGGTATAATGTAGGTTTATGTGAAAATAAATGTGATGGTACGGGCCTTAAAGGGCAATTACAGAAAAGAAATATTTTAGTTCAAGATAAATATAATGGTAAAAAATGTCCAGTATTAACTAGAAAAGTTGATTGTAATACTCAGAATTGTCCTATTAATTGTAAATTAAGTGATTGGGTGACTGCTGTTGGGATTGAAGGAGAATGTGATAAAAACTGTGGTATAGGTAAAAAAACAGAGGTTAAAAATATTTTAGTTAAGGATAAATATGGAGGACTTCCATGCGATGATTATAGAAGAAGACAAGTTACATGTCAAAAAAAACCATGTCCAATTGATTGTGTATTAGGTGATTGGGAAAATGAGGGATCATGTAGTAAGATTTGTGGAACAGGTACGGTCAAACAGATTAGAAAAATAAAAATAGAACCAAAACACGAAGGTAAAGCATGCGATAAAGACCAAGAAAGAAATATAAATTGTAATGAACAAGAATGTCCTGTTGACTGTAAATTAGGTGATTGGGAAGATGCTGGAGAATGTAATAAACCTTGTGGGAATGGTTTAAAGAGACAAATTAGAACCGTTCTTGTAGAGCCAAAACACGGTGGTCTAGCATGCGATAAGAATATAAATCGTCAAGTGAAATGTAATGTTAAAGAGTGTCCAGTGGATTGTGTTATGAGTAATTGGGAAAATGATGGAGAATGCTCTAAAGATTGTGGAGGTGGTATAATGAAACAAAAAAGAAGTGTTATAACAGACCCTAAAAATGGTGGTAAAGTTTGCGAAACTAATTTTCAAAGAAATATTCCTTGTAATGAACAAGAATGTTTAATTAATGTTTTAGGAGTTAATAATGCTAATAATCAACCTTCAAATAATACTAATCAACCTTCAAACAACACTAATCAAACTTTGAATACTTCTATAAATAATACAGGATTAGAACCATTTTCGAGTTTAATCACCGACCCTTATCATTGTAATATTGTAGGAGGAGTGTTAACATGTGATATTTCTTTATTAGCAAATATATCAATACCTAATTTTTATGTAAAAATTACAAATTTATCCGATATTTCTAAAGTTGATAGTTTAAGTTTAGATGTAGCTTCAGAAAAAGTAGATGTTAAGAAATATATTGAAGAGCACCCTGATGAAAATATTCAATTTATTGATAAAGTGGAAGATTCGGATGTATCAGATTTTAACAACAAAAAAACCAATTCTAAAAAAACTGATAATGAAGAAGGAGCTCTTTACAATGGATTGGGTCTAAATGGTCCAAATAATACAGACTATGATAGAATTGAAAATGATAAATTATATAATTCAGACTCTTGGAAAAATGATAGATGTTATAAAAAATATGGTACTAATATGAATTTATGTTTAAAAGATAAACGATGTATGAAACATCCAACAATAACTGAAGACGGGAAAAATATTTGTACTTCCAATGAATGGTGGAAAGAGGATGGATGTTATAAAAAACATGGAACAGATATGAAAAAATGTTTAAGTGATGATAAATGTATGAAACATCCTAAAATCAAACAAGATGGTAAAAACATATGTACAAATAATAAATGGTGGTTGGTTGATAAATGTTTTCAACAACATGGCACTAATATGACAAGTTGCATAAGTGATATTGAATGTATTCAACATCCAACTATACTGACAGATGATAATGAAAATATATGTGTAACAGGAGACAGATTTAGTGGTGATAAATGTTTTAAAAAGCATAAAACAAATATGAAAACATGTCTTGAAGACAATGATTGTATGAAACATCCTAAATTACTCACTAAAGAAGGTAAAAATATATGTGTAATAAATCCAAATCCATCTTTAGAATCTAATAAAAACCTTAATATAAATAATAAAAAAAATAAAAAAAATACATATAATAATAATCTTGGTAATAAAAATAATAATTCTGGCAATGATTTCAATAATAATAGTTCTAGTAAAACCTTAAATAACAATGATGTTAAAAACTTAAATAACAATGATGTTAAAAACTTAAATAACAATGATGTTAAAAACTCTAATAGACAAAATGAATGGATACTAGATGATCAATGTTTTAAAGATCACGGAACTAATATGTTAACTTGTTTAAAAGATTCAAATTGTACTAAATATGCTAAGTTTATAAATGATAAAAAACAAGATATATGTATAAGCAAGTTAAATGTAAATGATCTAGTAGCAAGTATGTATAATGATAAGTGTGATGAGGAAGGAATATGTTCAAAAGGAGAATTTAATCCAGAAACGCTAAAATATTTATCTTCTAAAATAACTAATAATACGCAAAATGTTGATTCGGAGGATGATGTCATGGGTATGCTATCCGCATTGAATATTAATGAACTTAACAATTATCTTGAAAAACTTAATATGAATGGAGATAGCGTATCTGAAGAAGTTTCTGGAATAACAAATTTTATAAATGATATTATAAATCTTAAAAATAATAATTCAGATAGACAAATGCAAAATCATTCAAATACAATAAAAATAAAAATTAATTTAGACTATAAATTGACTGATTTTAAAATACTTAAAAGAGTTGTGAGAAATGCTCTGAAGGGCGGTGTATTGATTCTAAAAGATACTTATAATGTTGGACCTACTATTGATTTTATACCCGGGTCCGTAATTATAGTTATCGGAAGATTATCTAAAAGAGATCACGATGATATAAAAATAAACTTAAGAATTATTAAGGAATACATACTTGGTCAGTATAGAAATTTACTATGTCCTGGCCCATGTAAGAATAACAATTGTCAGATTAAAGAAATACCTATTAATGAAAATGGATTGAAATTTAATCATCCTTTAGCAGAATGCGTATCTAATATACCAACTAAAGTAAATAATAAAAATAATAGTGATAATAAATATGACAAATTTACAAAAAAACCAGAACAAGCATCTATTTCACAACACCACATTAAAGGTGTAAGTAATATATTCAGTCCTAGAATAGTAATAAAATCAAAAAAACCACCTAAAAAATCAACAGAAACAAAAAATAGTGTAAAATATGAAACTCCCAAATTAGCAAATATTGAACCTAAAGCTAAACCTGAAAATATATCAAAAGATAATAAAACAAGAGATATGGTTAAAAAACATACAGATGACTACTGGATTAGACATCCACGGTTCTGCGGTAATAAGATAAAATGTCAACAGAAAGAACTAGATAAAAGAATATCTAACTACCTAATGGAAAAAAAATATAATCCGGGATTTAGTTTTGCTCCTCCGAGTTCTTGGGAATACGAAAAAAGGCAAAAAAGTTGTATGCCACAGAAAAAATGTTTAGATCAACCAGTTCCTATATTTGATAAAGGAATTCCACATAATGCTTTAGAATATTCTGGGGTTGGTACTATACTACCTAAATTTAGATTTTCAGAAACATATGACGCAAATCTGTATGAAAATCATTTACATAATTTGGATGCTTCAGCCAAAACAAGTGGGGAATGGGAAAAATATTTAAATAATCAAAGTTAAAATTGATTATATTTTTTTAATTAAATTAATAAAATTATGATAAGTTATTTTGATAGTTTTATAATTAATTGTTATGTCAGGATAAAGATAAAGATTGAAGAGTGTTATAATGATAGAATAAAACATAATGGCTTAAATAGAACTCAGTTAGAAATTATCACTTCGTGTATAACAAATGAACTTGAATATCTAATATCTAATAAAAAATATATTGATAATATGATACTAACTATAGTTGATGCTTTAACATGTAATATAGATACTCTTTTAAAGATAAATAAGTTGATTTTATTAAGTAAACAGGAAATAATAGATTTAATTTATCAAATAATAAAATGGCATTATGATACATTTATCTTAGATGACTTAGACAATAAAAAAATTATAAACCACAAATTTGATATTGAGACAATGAGATCAACGAATATAGATAAACCATTATTTAATAAAAATGTTAATTGTAGAAATAATAAATTTATTTTAACATCAACGAATACACCAACAAATAATTGTTGTGATGAAAAAACAACTTTTAAAAAAGAATCAAAATCTTTACCAAGAATATTTTCAATAGATTCAATAAATACAGATGAACGTAAAGTACAGATTAATGATGATCCAACTAATTTTAGATCATGGCTCTATTAAGTTTGCTAATAATTAATTTTAATAAATTATTTACTATTTTTTAGTGATAACTTTTTTCCAGTTTTTTTTTTTAAAACTAGTTTGGTTGTTGGTACACTTGGAAATACTAAAGGTAATTCTGCTTTTGGAACACTAGGCATCATAATAGAATTAAATAATGGTTCTATTTGTCCCGAACCACCTTTAGGATTTACAATATTATTTAAATTTTTAAGTACAATTTTTATATCACTTCTTTGTTGTTTAGACAAGACTGAACTATATTTTTTTCTTTCTGCCTTTATAAATGTTATAAGTTCTCTTATTGGATTTTGTTTTTTATTAAATTCCGCTTCAAGATATAATAATAAATCTCCTTCACTACCTTTTTTTTTGTCATGTTCTTCCATTATTTTAATCATTTGTCTATTAACTTCTAAAATAAATTCATGTAGAGGATTTATTTTAGGTTTAGGTTTGATTTTTAATTTAGTTTTTTTTTTACCAGATTTTGATGCTATAATAGCATTTCTTTGGTTTTGAGTTAGTTTTCCCCATTTTGATAAAACCTTATTTCTTTCTGCCTTTTTTTTACGTGTTTTCGCTCCTATATTTTTGATAGTTTGATTTATTTCTTCTCTTTTTTTGTGTACTTCTCCTGTTTTTTTAATCTTTAATTTTTGTGCTTTTGTTAAACTACCACCGCCAATTTTAGTCATTATAAGTTTTAATAAGAAAATAAAATTTATTTAAAAAATAAAAATATAGATAATCTATGGGTTTGGAATTTATTATAGATACACGCGAGAACGAAATAAAAAAATATTTCAACTTTCCTAATATAAAAATAGAACAATTAGATTTAGGAGATTTTATATTTAAATATAAAGATGAGATAGTAATGATAATTGAACGCAAAACCATTAAAGATTTGTCAGCATCTATAAAAGATGGTAGACATAGAGAGCAGAAACAAAGGCTTTTAAAATGTGGTATAAATTTAGATTGTGTATATTATATTATTGAAGGTTCTTATGAAAAAAATTGCTATTTATTACCAAAAAATACTCTTATAAGTAGCATTATCAATACACTAATAAGAGATAAAATTAAAATATTTAGGACGGCCAATATCAAAGATACAATATTTCATCTAGAACAAATTTATAAAAAATTATCTTTAGATCCTAATAAATATCTTGGTAAAAATACATCAGATTATTGTGCTAGTTTAAAAATAAAAAAAAAAGAAAATTTAACTAATATTGTATGTTATAAATTACAATTATCACAAATACCAGGGGTATCTACAAATATAGCCTCATGTATTTCAAATAACTATAAATCAATGTTTGATCTTTTTCAAAATTATGAAAAATTAAATACAGACAAAGAAAAAAAAGAAATGTTAATGGAATTAAAATATGATATACAAAATAACAAACAACGTAGAATTGGTAAAGTTGTATCTGAGAGAATTTATAATTTTTTATCTGATAATTAAAATTGATTTAAGGAAATTAAACATATTATGTTTATAAAATGGATAATGTACCTGAGGATGAAAAAGAAAAAGTTATTATAAACCCATATAACTTTAATAATAAATTAATAAATAAACATAATGTACATAATATATTATCAAAATATAATGTAAATTATGATATCAATGATATAGCAATTTATCAAAAATCGTTTGTACATAAATCTTACAGTAAGAAGAAAGATGAAGAAATGCAACCTGATGTAGAGTTAGCCGAAAAACCTGAAGGAGCTTTGGAGCTACAAAATAGTTCTAATGAAACACTTGAATTTTTAGGAGATTCTGTTTTAAATTCAGTTACTGCTAAATATTTATTTCAAAGATATCCTTATGAAGAAGAAGGGTTTTTAACAAAATTAAGAACAAAACTTGTATGTGGGGAAACTCTTGGTAAATTAGCTAGAGATTTAAATTTAGGGGAATATTTGTTAATTTCTCGACATGTTGAAGAAAGATGCAATGGTAGAGAAAGTACGCGTATACTTGAAGATGTTTTTGAATCATTTATTGGAGCTTTATTTTTAGATTTCTGTAATAATTATAAAAGTGATGAATCCTTACTAGAATATTCGGGTCCAGGATATCAAATATGCGAATTGTTTATAATACATGTTATAGAGGCTCACATTGATTTTTCTGAACTTATTCTAAAGGATTATAATTATAAAGATCAATTGTTGAGGTATTTCCAACAAAAATATCAACAAACGCCAAAATATAAGGAAGTACTTGTAGAAGGCCCCCCACATGATAGAATATTTACGATGGCGGTTATTGATACAGCGGGGGTGATTATCTCTGAAGGAACTGAAAGATCCAAAAAAAAGGCGGAACAGTTAGCATCTCTTAATGCATTAATTAAGTTGGGAGTTATTCAAAAACCAGAAAATTAATTTATTTATATATTATATATGAGTCAAATTCCGAGCGGTAAAATAACAGCTTCAATTATTGATTGGAATAATGAACCGCGTGATAGACCATCAATAAAAGCGGGAAATTGTAATTTTCCTTTTAAATATAAGGGACAAATGCATAAAGAGTGTTTAGAAGGCAAGCACGGATGGTGGTGTGCTACACGTGTTAATAAAAAAACAAGAGATATAAAAGCCCTTGGTTTCTGTAATATACAGTCTAATGAAGAAAAAAGAGAACAAGCAAAAAGGGAAAAAGAGGAAAAAATTAGAATCAAAGCTCTACGTAAAAAAAGGATATCAAAAAAAAAAATGCATGGCATGATTAATGGTAGGTCAATGAATCTTTTAAATAAACCAAAAACAGCCAAAGCACCAATCACTAAATCATTAGTACAACCACAAGAAGTTATTTCTAAATTAGTAAAAAGTTCATTTAATACACCTTTAAACAACATAAACATAACCGATTTTTTACCCGAGATACCCGAAAGAGTATTACCAGAATCTTGGGTACTACCTAATAGAAGAGGGTTCGTTTCTTGGATGGATGAAACATACGATAAATATAGAGATAAAACAAAAATTGAAGGTAAATTTGATTTATTTAATCACCAAAAACTTGTTAGAGATTACATAAATGCTGATAGTCCTTATAGAGGTATATTATTATATCATGGATTAGGGGTCGGTAAGACGTGTGCTTCAATTGCTATAGCAGAAACTTTTTATAGTACACGAAAAGTTATAGTTTTATTAAATAAAAGTTTAGTTCAAAATTATAGAAACGAATTGACAAAATGTGGTAATGAATATTTTAAAACTAATCAACATTGGATATTTATTGAAGCCGCAATTCCACGCGGTACACACTCTGGAGATGAAAATTTTCATAAATTAATTAAATTAGGATTATCTAGTAAAAATATTGGCAAAAATGGAGGCGGGTGGATAATAGATTTTAAAAAACCAGCTAACTTTAATGGGTTATCTGAAAGAGATAGACTACAAATAACCGATCAAATTCAAGATATGATTGATAATAGATATATTTTCCTCCATATGAACGGTTTAACACAAAAAGTACTTAAATCTATGACAGAAACAAATCCCGATGGGTCATATTCTACATCTTTTGATAATTGTTTGCTTATAATTGACGAAGTTCATAATTTAACAAATGGCATGGCTAAAGATAGACAGGGTATGCGTGCTAGATATTTAGACAAATTAATCATGAGCGCTCATAATTTAAAGCTTATTTTTCTATCTGGTACTCCAATGATTAATAATTTATTTGAAGCAGGAAAATTGTTTAACCTACTTAGGGGTTATATCAAAGTTTATATGTTTAAGCTTAAGACAAGATCAGAAATAGATTGGAAATTAGTTAAAAGAGATCTTGAAAGTAAAAATCATTTAGATAATGTAGAAATAAATTCAAGAAATAATATAATAAAAGTTTCTAGAATACCGATTGGTTTTGTAAAAGGAGAAGACGGAGATTTTTCTATTTACAAAAATGATTCTAATAGAGATACAGATGAAGTGTTTATTGATAAATTCAAGAGCTATTTATCGCATACATATAAGTCGGATGTAGTATATTCGATTGAACAATATACTGCTTTACCTAATAAATTAGATGATTTTATGAGATTTTTCTTTAATCCAGAAAAAGGTGTACTTAGAAATACTGAATTATTCAAGTCAAGAATAATGGGGTTGGTATCTTTTTACAGAACTTTTAAGAAAGATTTAATGCCTGCTATCGGAGAAGAGAAAATAATCAATGTTCCGATGAGTCAATATCAGTTTGATAAATATTTATCTATAAGAAAAGCAGAAATTAATCAAGACAAAGGTAAAAAAAAGGCACAACCTTCTAAAAAAACAAAAGGGGATAGTCCTGCTAAAAAAGAAGACATCTTTGATATGAAATCAAGTTATAGAGCATATTCTAGAATGCATTGTAGTTTTGTTTTCCCAGAATCAATTGAAAGACCTACACCTTCATCTAAAACATTGGAAACCGAAGATTTATCATTAATGCTTGATAAGATTGATGAAGAAGAAAGAGAATCTCCACATGAAGGAATAGAGAATAACAATGTACCATCAAGAGCGGTTCATGAAAGAGCATATAAAGAAGCTATACAGGAAACTTTACAGAAACTTAATAGAGAAAAATATGTACATTTAGTCGTTGACGATAAACTTCAAATGTATTCGCCAAAATATAATATGATTATGAAATCAATTAAATCTAAAAGAGGGTCAAGTTTTGTCTATACTGAGTATAGAACTCTTGAAGGTATAGGGGTTTTTTCTAAAGTTTTGGAGGCAAATGACTTTGTAGAATTTAAGATAGAAAAAGATATTCATGGAGACTGGAGAATAAAAGACGATACGGCTTTTGAAGAAGGCAAATCAAGATATGCTTTTTGGAGTGGCGATGAAACAAGTGGCTTTTTATTAAAAATTTTCAATAATCAGCACCAATCACTACCTGCTTCTCTTAAGAGAGATTTACAAACTTTATATTCTAAATATGGTTCTACTTTAGAAAGTGGGGATAAAAATATATATGGAGATATAATTAAAGTAATCCTTACAACCAAGAAGGGGGCCGAAGGAATAAGTCTTATGAATGTACGTCAAGTTCATATTATAGAACCATATTGGAATCCAGTAAGATTAGAGCAAGTGAAAGGTAGAGCTATTAGAGTTGGATCTCATTTAGATTTGCCCGCTGAGGAAAGAAATGTTGATGTATACATATATTTAGCAAAAATGACTAGCGAGCAACTTAAAAGTGATAGAATAATTCAAGATGATAGTGAGGGAAATACATCCGATCAAGTTTTATATAATATATCAGAAAGAAAAAGGCTTGTTATGGAAGAATTGAAAAAGGCAATAAGAGAAGCTTCTATTGATTGTAATTTAAATATTGCGGATACTAGAAATCCTGAGCTAGATAATGAAGATGCGGATACTAGAAATCCAGATGATCATGAAGATTTTGAATGTATGATTAGATCTAGACCGGCAGATGATAGTATTTTATCTTATGTTCCTGATATTCTTAAAGACAAAGATGATGCTGATATGAAAAGAGGTAAAATAGATTATACATGGGAAGGTAAACCATTTGTAGCAAAAGGTAATAAATATATAGCTAGAGAAGCTCCTAATGGTAAAACACTTGTTTATGATTTTGAATTAGCTTCTCAGGCTATAAGGGAAGGAAGAGCTCCTCCTAGGGAAATAGGAGAAATATTAGCGGGTAAATTAAAATTATTTAAAGTAAAAACTAAAAAAATTAAGAAATTGAAATTACAAACAGCTAAGTCATCAAAAGGTACTTTTTAAAAAATCATTAGAACTAAAATTATATTTTTCATAAATATTTTCACCATAATTATCTATAAAATCAGAACTTAGATTATATAAATACTCGTTATTTACTATAATGTAAGCACACACAAAATGTACAGGACAAACTAAAAAACACATCATAATTACTAAATAAATTGGATCTTTTTTAAATATATCAAATAATTCATAGCACTCTTTTTCGTAATAATTAACTATAAAAATAGAAGTTAACAGAAGTATAATAATATTACTATTAATGAAATTATTTTTTTGTTTCCTATCAGGGATTGTATTTCCTATTATTTTTCCAGAACGTAGTTTCATAATTAATAACATAATTATTATTTTAAATAATTCAATTTTATTTAAAATAATACTTTATTCATTTAAAGTTCAATTATTGTACTTACACATTAATAAAATTGAGTTTTTTTCATTATGATAATTATCAAAAATGCCTTGTATTAACGATCCATTAGAAATTAATTCAAATGAAATACTGTGTGATGATATTTTAAATTTAGAAAACATATTAAATAAATTTGGAATAGTTGTAGTAGCGCTTAATTCAATTACAAGTGAAAAATTAAAAACCACTTTGAATAAAACAAAATTTTATTCTACAGCAAATGATATGCTAAAAATTCCAGTAGAAGAACCAACGTTAGAAGAAAAAATAAATCCAATGTTATTTAAAAAAAGAGACGTCCCAGATGCTCTATCTGGATTCATACATCAATATTTTACTCCTGCTCATCATTTAATTCATATGGATGAAACTTTTAGATGTGTCATGAATGAGTTATATGGGCAGGATTTAAAATACTTACCTAATAGAATGAGGATAACATCTAAATATAAATATGATGAGAATAGTATTCATATTGAAGGAGTTGATTTGTTTGAAAATGATAATGGTACAATTAAGCTTAAAAATGGCGAAATAGCTACATTGGTTGGACTAACTGGTAATAGACGATTTGTATTTTGGGATGTTAAAAATAAAGATTTGAAACCTCTTTATGATTATTGGAAAAAACGTGGAGAAAAGGAATTTACAAATTTAGATCCAAAATGGATGGAGCAAAATTATCCTAATTGTAGAAAAGTTATTAATATAGATTGTACAAAATGTCCGGTAATTATAATATGGAGAGAGACAACTCCGCATGAGATAGCTTTGTCTCCGTCTTTATCTCTATACATGTCTCCTACTACGAAGTTTAATGAATCGATGGTGGTGAAAGTGAATACTATGCAAAATAAAGAATATGAAGGAATATCCATGCATGCTAGTAATTTAATTGGGATATGTTATGAACAGCCTGGGTTTTTATGGCCTTCAGGTAAAAAAACTTATAGTTTTTGTCATAATAGAGCATATAATAAATGGACTCCTTTAGTTAAAGATTACTTCAAAAATAATGGAAAATTACAATCAAGATTAATTACATGTGGAAATATAGATCATAAAAGTGAGAATTATAGAAAAATGTTATTAGAAAAAAAGATTATATTACCTGATAGAATTTTTGAAGACTATATGCCAAATATAACATTAGATATATTGAATATACCTGATGTTTTACTAAAAGAATATGGTTTTAAATTATAACATAACATCACTGATAATTGTACCATTTGAAAGTGTAATTTTTCGATTAATACACGAATGTATATCATCATCGTGTGTTATTATTATAAGAGTTTTATTTTTAGATATTACATTAATCAATTGAATAATTTTATTCTTTGAAACTTTATCTAGAGAGGATGTAGGTTCGTCCATTATAATTATTTTGTTGTCTTCTATTAGTGATCTTAGAAGCCAAACAACTTGCTTTTGCCCTCCTGAAAGTAAAGATCCATTAAACCCGACTTTTTTGTGTAGCATATTATTAAATTTGTAATACAAGTCATGTAAGTTATTTTCTTTTAGAATATTTAGTACGTTGTGTATATTAATTTTTTTGTTTATTCCATAAGTGATGTTTTCATACAATGATCTATTAAATAATTTAGGATGTTGAGGTATATAGCAGATATTATTTCTTAGATTATTAATTTCTATATCATATAAATTATATTTATTAAGAAAAATATTACCACTATTTATTTTAAATAATCGAACAAGTAATTTTCCTAGTGTAGACTTTCCACTACCAATTCTTCCAAATATTCCTATTTTTTCATTATGATTTATAGTTAAAGAAATGTTATTAATAGTAGGAATATTTTTTTTATATTCAAAATAGACTTTTTCTAATTTAATATTTATTTTTTTATCAATTAATAATTTAGATTTGTTTGGTATTCTTTTTGGTAAGTTATCAATATAATCAGTAAATAATGAATGTTTTACACTCATATCAATAAAATCCTTAGTTTCTGAATAGATCCACATAAATGATGTTAAAATAGAATAATTTATAATTATTATTGATTTTAAACTAGATATATTGATTTCGCCATTTCTATATAAATTTAATGTTAAGTAATTTATTATTAAAAAGACAATAATAAAATATAATGAAAAAATAAATCTATACTTAACGTCATAAATATTTGATTTAGACTCATTTACCCCTAATATTTTATTATATTTTTCAATTCTATTATTTTCTGATTTTTTTTTTGAAGCTGTATAAATAGATAACATATTAGAGACTATATCTTCTATCTCATTATTTAAAATATGTTCACTTTTTTCTCTATTATTTACATATTTGATTGTTTCTATTTTATATACATAACAAATCGATATTAAAAATAACATACAAATTAAATATACTATTCCTATTTTTTCATTGTACATATATAGAAATATAAAACTTGAAATTATAATGAGTAGATTTTTAAATATAAAATCTTCAATAAGGTGAAAATATTCTTCAAATAACTCTGGTATCTTAACTAAATGTGTAAGTACATCTGATGAATTTAATTCTTTGTAATTTTGTTCATAATGGTCTAAAACTTTTGAAGTAAAAAAATTTCTAACGTGTTCTTTGAATCGTGGAAGTATATTGTAGTGAACTATACTTTCAGAAATAGTTTGTAATATTTGAATTAAAATCCAAATTAACAGTAAAGTTTTAAATATATTAAAATTAATATTATTACCTTTTATAGTAGTTATCATATCAGTGTACAATTTTGGCAATAACACAATTTGTATAGGGATAAATAAAAGTGTTATAAAATAAATTAAAAATATTAATTTATTATTTTTAACAAAATCTAAATATAATTTTCCTATCATTATAATTTACTCAGAAAAAAAAAACCATTATGGGAAATTAACTAACCCGGCGCCTATACCAAATCCAGCTCCTTGTCTTGCTGTGACACCAATTGTCGGAGCGAACATATCTAATATACTAAATGTCATTCCAGCAATAAATGCCAACCATAAAGCATCTTCAATACTTAATCTTTTTCTTGGAATTGCAAATGCTGCTAATGCTACAACTAAACCTTCAATTAGATATTTAATTAATCTTTTTATAACTTCTCTTCTTGGAACTTTTGCCATTATAATATAAGAAAACATTTTTTTTTTCATTATTCGTTAGAACTTAAAGATAATTTTATTTATAAAATATATATGGCTAAAGAAGAGATTGTTGAAGATTTTTTAGAAGTTGACCGACCCGTTCCTGGACAGAATTATTGTTGTATTTCATTTATCTCCCCTGAAAATATATTAAAACAAAAAGAAGTATTTCTTTCACATAAATATACAAATCATTTAGTAAAACAATATTCAGATAAGATAGATCAATTAGTTTCTCTTAATGAAGATCTTGATAGTAAAACTATAACCCAACTTAAAGAAGACTTAAAATCAACAATGGAATCAACATACCAAGAATATAAAGAAAAGTTAGAAGATTTTAAATTTATAACTCCAAAGTTATATGATGAATTTGAGGAACAAAATAATTTCAGGACAAGTGTTAGAGGGGTAAAAATGAGAGGTACTTATGATACTTATAGAGAAGCTCAAGTTAGAGCTAAAGTACTTCAACGCATTGATCAATCGCATAATGTTTTTGTAGGACAGGTAGGATACTGGCTTCCTTGGGATCCAGAAGCTGATAAAATACAAGATCAGGAATATGTCAATGAAGAACTCAATAAATTAATGAAAGAATATAAAACTAATGAAACCAAACGAGATCTATTTTATGAAGAACAGAAGAGAGAAGCTATTCAAAAAGGAAAGAAAGAACGTATAAAAAAAATGGAGGAAGAGCAAAAAGAAGAATCTAAATCTAATGAATTGGAAGATAATCAACATGAAAGCCAAACACAATTAGATGAAACAAAAAAATCTATTTTTAATTCCGATCCTTGGTTTGATAGAAAAACACAAGAAAAAGACAATGATGTTAAGGAAATCTAATTTCTATTAGATTAATCATATCTCTTGAATTCCTGTTTTATTTTTTCTTCGTTGACTTTAGCAAGCTTAGGCGCATAAATAAACTTTAAAATACTTCTTTCTCCATTATATAGAGGTGTTACTTTATGTTCCGCAGCATTCGCTCTAACTATTATAAGAGAATTAGGTTCCGTGCATATGTCTTTTTGTTTATTATCTTTTTTCCATACAGTTTTACTATCAGAATTATTCATTATAGTAAAAACTAACTCATATTGAGGTTTTGTATATAATTTTAAATCAGAATGCCACGGCATGCCGTCGGAGTTTTCTGGATATAATCTATATTCTATCGGGAAATCAGAATACTCCAGTTTAGTGTTGACTATTTTTTCTATCATAGACTTAAATTTTTTACTATAAATAATAGAGTAAATTTTTGACTTTTTTGGAATATGTAGCCCATAACGTGATTTTGTAAAATTGTCTGTTTTTAATTCATTTTTGTAATCATTGGTTATGTTAACTATTTTTTGAAATAGCTTTTTAGGTAAAATATTTTTTTTATATATTATATAATTATTCTTCTTAAATTTTTTTGTTAATTTTTTAAATTTTAACCTACTACGATTGTACAAAGGTTTTTTACAGGTATTCATAGTATATATAAATATTATAATTATTATATTGCGATAATATATGAAGTCATTTGCATTTTTAATATTAGTTTTAGGTATTGTATTTACAACAATAGGATATATGGAACTTAAATTTAAAAATAAAATTTCTGAAAAAAAATCTATTGAATATAGATTTATACCAAGAAACATTTATGAAGAACAAATAAATCCAGTCAATGTAAAAAGCCATTTCAATGAAATGTTTGAAAAGTTAGAACCTTCTTCATTTAATCTTGTTTAACTATAAGTTTTTTTAACATTTATAGTTGGTCCTCTCTTTCTTGCTTTATCTATTGAAAAATCGTCTCCTTCGGAATCATATTCATCGTTGAAATTTTTACTGTGGTGTTGCCAAAATTCTGATGCTCCTATTTGAAAATCGGGATGAGGGTCGGCCTTATACCAAAAAACCTGATCTTCTAGTTTATTACTTTTAGCATTATTGTGAACAACTAAACATTCATAGTTTTCTGTACATTGATCCATAACTTGACAAAATATTTCAAATGATGGGAACATTCCCGCGTAGTGCTCGTATAAACGTTTTCTATTAGAAACATAATTTTCTCTTAAAATAAAAACATAGTCTATATTTGTCCTTAAACTTGGAGGTATACCAAGAGCATACTGCATAGTTATAATAAACATGATTTTCCAATGTCTGCCATTCATAAACAATGATCTTATATTTTGATCTTTAACCCAAGATTGGTCATATAGACAATCATCTAATATTAAAAATGCTGCCGGATCAATATCTGTTTTACCATAACTTGCCGTTTCTTTATGCATTTTTTTTACTACAAGCTTTTGCCTTTTAAGAGTATTTGCTATTATTTCAGGTGTATACTGGTCGTGAATAAATAAACTTGGAACTATATTTCCATAAAATGTATTAGCTGCTTCTGTACCTGAAATTACTGTTCCTATAGGTATTTTTTTATGATAATATAACAAATCTCTTACTAAAAAACTTTTCCCGGTTTCTCTTTTACCAATAAAAACACATACTTTATCTGATTTGATTTTACTAATATCGAACTTTTTTATTTCAAGGTTCATTAACATATGTGAAACTATTTTTTTATAAAAAATTACGCAAAAATATTAATTACTTAATATTAATTATTTAATATTTAAAGATTTATATTAAATAATATTTAATGAAAAATTTAGACATATCGTGTGTAAAAATAAGTAGTGATCTACAATCTAATATAGAAAAATGTTTTGGAGATTTATTAAAAATCAATCATTTTCAGACATATTTTCCAATTTTATCGTGTTTCTTTAATTTTAATAATAATGGTTATTCCCATAAATGTTTTATCTTGAATAGTAAATACATAGTGTCAAATTTATACGATAAAATTGTAATTAAAGATAGGGGGTTATACATAAAACATATATTTAATGGGGAAATTAAAAATAATTATAATGATAACAAATGTAAAAAGGTTATTTTTGTTAAACTGCTACCTTTGCTGGATGTTATCCCTTATATGATGAATCATTATGACACTGAAGCAAATTCTAATTTACCAAATATTTATCATTATTTGGCTAATAAAAAAATTAATAGTAGAAATAATAATGCTTATATTGATGGTTTTGGATGTTTCTTAACAAGTAAATTAGTTGAGAATGGTAAATGTCCTACATTTCCATTATTCTATGGAACATTTAATGGTGTTGCTGAAAAATTTGATTTCGATATAACAGATGAATACCAATCGATAAAACACGAATTAACTGAAGATCAAAAATCAAAATTTGATATAATTAAAGTTGAAAACGATTATTTTTCTTATTCTGAAGATGATAGTGATTCATCTAATTCACAAATAGATACATTGAAAATAGATAGTATTTTGGATGATTTAGATATTGATATTTCATTAAATCAAAAAGATATAGACAGTAATTTATATAAAAAGTCAGATAATGAAGAAACCAAATCAGAAGATGAAATATCCGAACATAATGAAGAAACTAAATCAGAAGATGAAATATCCGAACATAATGAAGAAACTAAATCAGAAGATGAAATATCCGAACATAATGAAGAAACAAAATCAGAAGAGGAAATATCTGAACATAATGAAGAAACAAAATCAGAAGAGGAAATATCTGAACATAATGAAGAAACAAAATCAGAAGAGGAAATATCTGAACATAATGAAAATTCTGATGATTTGAGTGATATAGATAATGATATATTATTATTAAATGAAAAAATAGATGAAATTGATACTAGTGATATTGAAAGTTTAAACAATTCTTCAAGTGAACACTGGTTTACAGAATCAGAAGATGGAGAAGATACAGAAAATTATTCAAAAAATGTTTTGAGACAAAAAAAATATTTAAAACAAAGACAAAGTAATTCTTCAATAGAAACTATTTCAGATGTAAGTGATATCTCAGACGACTTGTCTGTAGATCATTCCTATAAATATTCAAAATATTGTAGATTAAATGATTTTCCTGTACAAATTATCTGTATGGAAAGTTGCGCTAATACATTAGATGAACTTATTGAAGATAAAAAATATGATATCGCTGAAACAGAATGGTTGTCTATATTATTTCAAATTTGTTTTGGATTATCTGTGGCACAAAAACACATTGATTTTGTTCATAATGATTTACATTCAAGTAATATTATGTTTTGTTCTACAGATTTAGAAAAAATATATTTTTCAATTAAAAATAAATTTTATGCTATTCCAACCTTTAATAAAATAACAAAAATAATTGACTTTGGTAGAGCAACATTCACGGTTAATAATTATCTATTTTTTAGTGATGTATTCAAAAAAAATGGAGATGCAGAAGGTCAATATAGTTATCCGTATCATAATAAAATGTCTAGCTGTAAGATAAAACCTAACAAAAGTTTTGATTTGTCAAGGTTGTCTTCAACAATAATTGAGCATTTTAATCCGGATACCCCTATTCATAACCTATTAAAACTATGGATAACTGACAAATATGGAAACTGTTATGTAAATCATAATGACGACTTTGATTTATATAAAAAAATAGCTAAAAATGTAATATCAGCAGTTCCTGAAAATCAATTAAATAAGAAAATATTTAATTGCTTTAGAGTCAATAAAAAAGATATTCCTAAAGATCAGTATATTTATTATTTATAATTATTTTTTGTTTTTTTTTATATTACTAATTAGATTTTCCTTAGCAATTTCAAAAGCAGATATCTGATCTTCAAAATCGTTACCATCTTTTTCATCACTTTCATCACTTTCATCTCTTGAAGCTTTTTCATCTTCATCATCAGTTGATTTATCAACTTGACTTGAAGTATCGATTTGTCTATAACAATTTTTTAAACAAATTTTATCATCGTCGCACACACTTCTACAATTTGTATTCTTTTTTTTCTTAATTTTAACACTTATTTTCTTTGAGTTGCTTTTTTTTTCTTCACTTTCTTCGGTTTCCTCTGATTCTTCTTGTTCTTCCTCTTCTTCATCATCGTCATCGTCATCCTCATCGTCTGTAAATGTTTCTACTTGATTAACACTATTAATTATAAGAAATAATATTGAAAATATTAAAGATAAATATAAATTATATTTCCCAACACAACTAATAATTATTAAATATATCAAATTGAATATTTTTGTAGTTAATATATATGGTACTTTAATATATCCGTGTAATATTAAAGCAGATAATATTGATACTATTACAGCAAATATATAATTTGTGTCTTGATTTTTGATTATGTTTTTTATAATATTTAAATATTTATTCATATATTTAAATATTATATTTTTTTTTTTTAGATAATAACAGTTAATTAAAATACTGGATTTCCTAGATCAAGATCGTCAAACTGTAACCCCCCTCCTGATGCGCTTGTTTCTAAACTTCCTCCTGATTGTGATTTAGAATTTCTAAAATATAAGACACCATAAACAAGGGTTGATATTATAGCAACTAGTTTTAAATATTTTAAGTATGGTTTTTCGTTTTTGTCTTTTTGGTTCATCGTTGTTAAACAGTATATAATAGTTCCAATGCAGCCACAAATTAAACTTAAATAAATATTGTTAGATAGTATGTTTTTAATATTCATTATATAATTAAAAAAAAAAATAATATAGAAAAATAAACTTATTCAAAAAATTTAAAATCAGAACTTTTACTTAAATATTTATCAATAATCCTTTTTTTTGTCTCAATATCCACCTTATCTACTTTTTTTTTCTCATGGATATGAACCGTTTTAATATTTTCTTTTTCTTCTTGATTTTTAGGTTCATTATTAGAGTCAGTTTCAATGACTATTGTTTTTTCATTTGTATTCAAATCTTTATTTTCTAAAGTCTTAAGATTTTCTAAATTCTCTGTGTTTTCAGAATTATTAAGATTTTCTGAATTTTCAATATTTTCAGATTGATTATTAGGATTTTCTAAATTTTCTTCTTTTTCTGTACGGGGCCTTTCATTAGACACATCACTATTTTCTGCCAATGTAATATTCTCTATAACATTTTTTGTTTCTAATGTACTTGAATTTATAGATTCTTCTAAGTTTTTATTAGATTCATCTGGAATATAATTTGTACTATCTTCATATACTTCTTCTAATTGATTTAAATCATCTATATCATCTAGATTTAATTCATCAATACTTAGGTTATTCATTTCATTATTTAATTCTGTATCTACTAATTCCTCTATATTCATATCATTCATTTCTAATTTATCTTTTTTAGACATATTTTCCGGAGTATCTTCATTGGTATTTTCCAGAGTATTTTCTAATAATTCAGATGATTCTAATATTTTATTATTATCAGAAACTATATCTTCTTGTGAATTATTAATTGTCAAAATTACATCTTGAGAATCTAATTCTTCCATTACATCCTTATTAATATCAGGTTCATTTATTTCATTCGAATCTATTGTTTCACCAATATCAATATTATTTGATTCTTCTAAAGTTTTATCATTGGTATCATTATCTAATTCTTTTAAATCTTCTACTTTTAATTTTAAATTGTCTTCATTATTTTCTTTTATTTCTTCATTAGAATTGATTTGTTCTATTTCATCTTTGTTTGGTACTTCTAAATCAACATTACACTGTTCTGTTTTATCTAAATTGGATACTTCTACAATGTCATTATTAGGATGGTCTGGTTTATCTTCACTATGTGTTTCTAGTTCATTATTAGACTGTATTTCAATTTCATCTTTGTTTTCTAATATATTTTTTGGGGCTTCTAAATCATTTAACTCTTTAGAATCATTCTTATCAGTTATTTTATTTTCTTGATTTGATTCTGATATTTGTTCTTGAGTAATTTTATCTAATTGATTTTTTGAACATATTTTTAGTTCTGCCTGAACCATTTTTTTTATTTCTTCGTGATTTTCTTCTTCGATGTCTTCATCTTTTATTTCTTTGTATTCTTCTCCTAAATATTCTCGAAGAATATGTTTTACAGGCAATTCTTTTCTTATAGTTTCATTAATATTTTTTGATACTGATATTTCCGCTTCCCTTCTATTTCTTTGTCTTTCAATTTTAGAGACATCTATATTAAATAAATAGGTATTCTTAAAGAAATATCTAGCATTGTGAATATAACATTTATGGATAAAGTTTTCTAACTTTGGTATTTTTAGATTTATTTTTTTATTATTATTTTTTATTGATGTTAATATTTTAGTATGACTAACAAATACAGCTGTAACTAAATCTTCTATCCAATCACATTTTGATTCTAATTTAATTCTATCAACTTCTTCTTTAAGAATTTCTTTTGACCATTTAGGTATTTGACCAAGTAATAGTTGAAATTGTTTCAATACACTATTAGAATTTATACATTGTTTATTTATATCAACAGCATCGCCATAAATGGATAATATACCATCAAAAATAGGTGGTGTAAGTATATTTATGAGTTGATTAGTATATTCGGTTTTAGCATCAACCAAATTTATTGCGTAATCTTCAGTTTCCATTTTAAGATTTTTATAGATATTTTAATATTAATAACAACGCATTAAAATATTCTATTAATATATGAAAAAAAAAGTTAAAGAATTAGAAGATACTTTAAAAGATTTTATTAAAATAAAAAAGAAGTATTTTGATTGTTTTAATGAATTTTTAAATCATTCAGAAATAACCTTAAAAAATAAAAAAATTAACAAAGGTAAAATAGACTTTTCTAATCTTGCTATATTTAATAATTCATATGATGATTTAAATAGCAAGTACAATGTAGAAGGTCAAATAAGTACTAGAAAAATAAAATCTAGTATAAAACAATTAAAAGATTTAGTAAATGATATTTAAGCACTCTTCAATGATTGGGTGAACGGATTTTGTCTAAATGTATCTAATATTTTTGGATCAATTCTTTCTTCATTCATATCATTGGGTAAATTAATTTTTTGATTAGTGATTTGACATTCATCCTTCTCAGAAAATTTAGAATAAATTTTATCCTGTATCATATCACGACTATTAATTATATCATTTTCTAATTTTCTGAATTCCATATTAATAGCATCTTCTCCAGTAGAAATCTTAACATTACTTTTGGTAGGCTCTCTGCCTACACTAATTTCTTCTTTGTTAATATTTAAAGATGCGTTATATGCGTTAGAATATGATGTTGGTTTTTCATTCGCACTATTAGCAATTCCGCTATATTCATAATCAGATAGAAATTGTTTATTAGTATTTGATATATCTGTAGGTGCTACCAAATAACCTTCTCCTCCACCTTTTCGGACATCTCCGTCAGCATTGCCCGTATATTCATAATCAGAAGTAAATTGTTTGTTTGTATTAGGAACATCTGTAGATGCTACTAAATAACCATCATCGCTTTGTCTTTCAACATTACCGGAACTACCAAATAAACTGGTTTCTTTTATAGTAGTTTTAGCAATATTATTAGGATCATAAACTATACCTCTTTCAGGTGATTGTGGATCTAAATTTAATGAGGTATCCTGATTTGCTAATGTATTTCTTATAGTTATTTTTGGTTTAGTTTCAGAACTATAAATTGTATGTTTTTCAACAGAAGAATTGGATACTCCAAGTCTATTATCATGAATATTAGTTTCTTTAATGGTTGTTCTAGCAACATCATTAGGATCATATACTGTTAATCTTTTAGGTCCTTGTAAATTACCATCATGGTCATTGTGAATATTAGTTTCTTTAATAGTAGTTTTAGCTATATCATTTGGATCATACACTGTTATTCTATTAGGTCCATTTAGATATCCATCATGGTTATTGTCAATGTTTGTTTCTTTTATAGTTGTTCTTGCTACATCATTTGGATCATAAGCTGTACTTCTTGAAGGTCCACTTAAATGTCCATCATATTCATTATGAATATTAGTTTCCTTTATCGTTGTTCTTGCTACATCATTTGGATCATATGTAGTGGTTTTGGATGGTCCTGATAAATTACCTTCTCTATCATTGTGAATATTAGTTTCCTTAATTGTTGTTCGCGCAACATCATTCGGATCATAAGCTTTAGTTCTGGATGGTCCTGATAAATTACCCTCTCTATCATTATGAATATTGGTTTCTTTAATGGTTGTTCTAGCAACATCATTTGGATCATATACCGTACTTCTTGAAAGACCTCTTAAATGTCCATCATATTCATTATGGATATTAGTTTCTTTAATCGTTGTTTTAGCAACATCGCTAGGGTCATAAACAGATAATTTTATTGGGCCGTTAAGTGAACCGTTATGGTTATTATCTATATCAAGTTCCTTAATTGTTGTTCTGGCAATATCATTTGGATCATGTACTGTAATTCTGGAAGGTCCTGAAAGATTTCCATCATGTTCGTTATGTATATTTGTCTCTTTGATTGTTGTTCTTGCAACATCAGTTGGATCATATACAGTGCTTCTCGAAGGCCCACTTAAATGTCCGTCATGATTATTATCAATATTAGTTTCCTTAAGTGTAGTCCTCGCAACATCATTTGGATCGTGTACAGTTATTTTAGAAGGACCACTTAAGTGTCCTTCGTGTTCGTTATGAATATTAGTTTCTTTAATTGTTGTTCTGGCAACATCATTAGGATCATAAACTCTCAATTTTTCGGGAATTGGCATTGAAATATTCCCAGATGGTCTATTATTACCAACAAAATTTTCTTTTCTTGTAGTTTTGAAAACATCTTCTACAGGAGCAATAAGTGCCTTTACACTTGTGACAAAATTGCTTAGATGTGTTCTTTTTTGAGTGACATCTCTTTCATTACAACCACATTTAAAGCTTTTTTTACTATAATCATTATCATTGCCTTTACCTTTATCAGACCCAACTAAATTTCTTATTCCATCAGTTTTATAAACATTCTTTGATGATTTTTTATATAATCCAACTTTTTTGGGTTTAGTGTTAACGGCGGGCCCTGGAGCTCCTGTATACGACCGGTTGTTTTGTTTTTTTGTAGGTTTCGCATAACATTTTTCTCTTGATTTATCTTTTTTAACAGCACCCCCTGTTTTAAAATATCTACCAGGGTTATTTTTATAATATGTATCTGGTCTATGTTTTTGTAATGGAATAGTATTTGCTCTCTTTCTACCTTTTTGACCGGAAATGATTCTACCCTTAAATGTTAATTTTGGATTGTTAGATGTACGTAATTCATCAACTGATCTTGGTTTAATCAATTCTTGCAAATCTAATTGTTGAAATCCTCCTACTCCTAGTTTTCCATACTTTACATTAAGACCGGGTCCAACTTTGACAGGTTCGACCGGGTGTTCATGAGCTCTATTAGTAGAAGTCGTGTATCTTTTATAATCTCTATCGTTAATTGATGGAGACCCAAATGTATTCCCCATATTATTACTTGGGTTAAACATACGTTTTACTTCAGTTTTTGGAGCAACTTTAGCGCCATTGAAAGTATCTAAAATAGAAATATTAGAATTTGGGTTAATATTTTGTTTTAAAGATCCTCCAAAATATGGTTGCATATTATTGTGTTTGAAATGTTCTTTTGTTAAAGCTTTACCTGATAATTTACTTATAATAACATCACGGGATTCACACATTTCTTGGTTATGTCTCAAACGAGTTACTGTAGGATTGTTGAATTGTCTAGTTGCTAATGTATTTTCGATTTGTTTTGATTTGTCTATAATTTTAGGATTATAAATATTCGGATTTATCCCCTTTAAATCAGTATCTTGGTCAGAATTAAGGTACATACCCAATCCTGCTAGGCCTAATCCTGCAAGTATTTCTGCCATAATAATATACTAAAATATTTTAAATTTTTTTAAATTACAAATACACATCTTAAAAAATAAAATTGAATAAATTACTTTAAGAAATGATATGGTATATTATACATATGAGTTCTTCCCAAGTAATTAAATATAACCGTGAGAGCTTCATTAATATAGGAAGAAAACTCAATAGTCAAATAAATAAAGATATTTTAGATATATTAAATTTTATAGAGAATAAATGTAAAAAAACAGTAAAACCTACTAAAGTTGAAAAACATACTGAAACCGATTGGAGAAAATCTAGACCTCAAATTAAGCCCGTAAATAAAACTATATCTGATGTTATTAAAAGCGAAATTACAAGTCTACTTAATAAATTATCCAAAGAAAACTATATTACAATTTCAAAAAAGATTTTAGATAAATGTCAACAAAATTTAAATCATTTATCTGTATTTGTAGAAGAAATATTTTCAAAAGCTGTTAGTCAACCAACTTATTGTCCATACTATGTTCAATTATTTTTAGATTTTTCAGAAAATGGTTGTAATATTGATGAGTTAATTTTAGAAAAATGTGAACAGTTTACAAGTTCAATTAATGTTAATATTTTAGGAGAATCTGCTTTTAACATTAATGATTACGATAACTTCTGTATGATAGTAAAAAAGAAACAATTTAAAATAGGGTATTCTCAATTTATGGGAGAATTATTCAATAAAGAATTGGTAGGCTCTGAATTAATATTAAGTTTTATAGATGAGATGCTTGTTAAAATAAAATGTGTGTGCGACGATAATTTAGCTGATGAATCTTTAGAAAATAATATTAATGCTCTTTGTAAATTAATTATAACAACCTACAAAAACATACCAGATATAAAAATAAGATTAGATAAAATTAAAGAAATTCATAAATATAAACTAAATAATAAACTTAGATTCAAAATACTTGATATTATTGAGATGTATTCTTAATATTTTGTTGACATCTCTCCTTCCATTTTTCTAAATATTCAGCATATGTATATCCATTAAGTTCGTTAAAATTCCTTACTTTTGATAACTGGAAAAAAAAATTTGGATGCATAGGATGATCAGTACTTTCGTATAATTCTTGAGTATTATAATTCCCAGAAAGATATAAGTTAACAGCTTTTTTATATTCTACTTCCATATTTTGTGGTTGAATGAAATCATTTTTTTTTCTTTAGATTAATACTTAAATTATATTCATTTAAGTATTAATCATCAAAATTATTTATGAAGTTTGATGATTATTTAAAAGATAATATAGACCAAGATTTAAAAGACTACTATATCAACTACACTTTATTGAAGGAACATATAACTAATATTATTGAAAATAAACTTAACTGTGAAAAATATTTTTCGATATGTCTTGAGGATCAGTGGAATAAATACACAACAAAACTTGATGATCTCATAAATCAAATAAAAATAAAAAATATAGAGCGATGTTTAGCAGCAGAAATAATAAAAATTAATAGTTTTTGGGAAATTAATCAGGAAGGATTTAGAAAAATATTGAAAAAGCATGATAAAAATTCTAAAATAGAAATACTACCTGCGTGGAAATTTAAGATACTTTACAACCCGATGTCAGAAATGTATTCAACAATAAGACAAATATCAGATTTGTATAACCTAGATGAATGTAATAATTTATCTTTGGATATTGATTCATTTGATAGAAAAAGTATAAAATTTTGGGTCTCAAAAAAAAATGTTATACCATTAATTTTTGAAATAATAAAACATTTACCCATTAATATTTATGGCGATGATAGTAATGATTATCTATATCAGAATATTACATCTGTTTATTTAGATAATGACAATATGGATATTTATAATTCAAGAATAACAAAAAATGAAAATAGTAAGTTGATAAGATTAAGATGGTATGATAATAATATGAGAAATATATTTATTGAAAGAAAAGTACATCACGATGGTTGGACAGGAGATACAAGTAGTAAAGATAGATTCAAATTAAATCAGTCAAAAGTTTTCTCATATTTGAAAGGCTCTCATTTTGTTGAAAGTGATCTTGGAATTGAAATCCAAAATGAAATATTGAGTAAAAAAATTTATCCTATAATACGGACTATTTATAAAAGAATTTCATTTCAAAAAAAAGACAATAATGATGTACGCATATCTTTAGATATGAATTTGAAATTTATAAAAGAAAGCATTACACATTTAGAATGGTTTACAACTTGGGATGATGTGTCTGACGATGATATTAATCATTTTCCCTTTTGTGTATTAGAAATAAAATTAAGAAAAGATTTCATTGATATGCCTCCTAAATGGGTTGAAGATATTATGAATAGTGCTCTGGTAATTAAAAAAGAATATTTTTCAAAATATTGTCATTCAGCTTATTCATTTTTTCCAAATAAAAGTAAAAGAAAACCTTACTGGATAGATGATGTATCTATTCCAATAGACAACTTAAATACAGAACAAATTAATGAAAATGATAGCATAACACATAAATGGAGTTGTATACCCAAGTATTTAAAAAAAAATAATACATATGAAAGTATTAAAATAGATCCTAAAACATTTTTTGCTAATGAAAGGACTTTTTTACAATGGTTTAATTCATCTATATTTTTAGGATCAGCCGGATTAACTTTAATTGGATTAAATCAAAAAAATTTGGCAATTATTGTAATCATTCTTGCTTGTATTGTAATTTTTTATGCCCAATATACATATTTAAAACGTACTTATTTATTAAATAATAAAATTTCAACAGGATATAGCGATTTATATGGTCCTATAGTTCTTTCATTGTTTATAATAATAACTTTTATATTTTCACTTATTTACACTGATTAAACTTGTTTATGGACAATATCTTTTACTACCTTTACCAAATTTACATTCCCATCTGAATAAGGCATATAAATAAGCTAAAATTAATATTAAAAATGGTGCTTTAACATAATCCGTTCCTGTCCAAGAACTATCTCCACCTGCTTGTTCAAGGATTTCATCAACATTAATACTTGATAAATGTTTTTCCATATCTTTTATTGTTTCTTTATCTCCCCTTTTTATTTTTTCAAAATGATGGTCTCCAAGTGTCTTAATTTTATCATATCTGTCTGGATTATTAATCTTTAGATACAACATATATCTACCAATACTATTTATTTTTATATTTTTAGATATGTCCTTTAATAAAATTGTCATTTTATTTGATACAAATTTAAAAGATTTAACTATATTTTTCTTTATTTTTTTAACACTTCTTTTGATTCTATTTTTTTTTTTTCCATTTGAATTTCTTTTTCTGTTTTTGTTAGTTTTTTTTAATGGCATATATATATTTATATCATATTTTTAATTAATTAAAATTATTTTTGTGAAATATTCATAAAAAGATTTTTTTTTTTGCGTGAGATATTTCTCATATTTCCCTAAAACTTGCTTTATTGCTTATTAGACTTAGCCACTTTTCCAGATTATTTATAAAATTTGTTATTACAGAAACTCTTTTGATACGCTATCTCTATTCATATTAATTTTTTCCAGATAATTGTTAAGTTCATTAATATTTAATATTGCAATTACCAGGCCAAGTACTTTTTCTCGCATTCTCCTTAAGGCCTACTCAACCGATCACAGGTATTACTATTCATTGTCCCTTTCCAACATTTCCACTTTATTATAGCCATAATGGCCGCGTATATAAGAATTTGAATGGGGATAGCCAAAATGTCTTCAACTATTGATTTAGTCGTGTATTCGCATACGTCCCAACCAGTCTCCTCGTCGACTGAGCATTTTTTACCGAATCCCCCGTGCATTTTGGCTATATGGTTGTCAGATTCGGGATGAGAGGTTAATTCCTCAATGACTTTTATAGTTTTTTTATCACCTTTTTTTAACTGTTCAAATTTAAAGTTTGCGACTTTATTAATTTTCTCAAATTTTTCAGGGTTTTCCTTCTTTAACCTTAAAAAATATCCTTCATAGTCACTAATTTTAATTTTTTTAGATATATTCTTAAATATTTTTTTCATCTTACCAGATACGTATTTTAAAGAACCACTCATTTTTTTTTTTATTTTTTTCAAAGTTCTTTTGACTTTGCCATCTCCCCCGACTTTGGAATTTCTTTTTTTCACCTTTTTATTTCGTTTTTTTATTTTTTTAGTTTTAATATGTCTATTTCTCATTATTTATAATATAGATATGTTTATTAATTACTTATAATTCAATTAAATTTTTTTTATTTTTGATGGAATTATTTTATCTAAATCATCCGCGGTAAGAGAGTGTACATATTTTGTTTCAGAACCTATCATTTTAATATTTTTAAAGGTTGATATTACATTTTTAAAAACTAAACCTCTTTTTTGAGTACCCGGGACAATCTTAACTTTAAAGTCATATTTTATAAATGTTTTATATGGACCACAAACAGGTATACAAGATATAACTTTCATATTTTTTTTCAAATTATTTATAAATCTATAATTACCTTCCAAAGGTAAATTATCTTTTATTTGGAAAAGTAAAGCTAAACCGAGTTCCATTTTTGCTACGGAAAGATAATTTTTTTGTCCTCTTATCATCATACTGCCAGTTGATAAATATTCTCCTGATGGTGCAGTTTTAGATACTTGATTAGGATACACCCAATATGCTCTATCAGGTATAACAGAAGTCCAAGATTTAGTCCAACATATAACAAAGTTTCCCGCTTGTTCCAAAGTAGATATTGGAATCTCCTTTTCTGTAATATGATTCTTAATCACACAACTGCCAGAACCATGATAATCAGAATGTACATAAATATCGTTTTTTTCTAAATATTTTTTAACTAATAATTCATTTTGTTCTGCACTTTTCCCCGATACAACTACATATCCATCACTACTATAAAACCATTTAAAATCTTCAAACCAATATTTTTTCCTATCATTTAAGTTTACTTTTTCAAACTTCTCTATATTCATTACTTTATCATTTTTTTTTGAATTTTCTAATACCAAGATTGCTTTCTCTTTTTTTTTAAAACAATGTTTTTTTAAATCATGGTACAAACTTATGTTTTTATAAACATTTTTATCATAGTGTATATTAATTTTAATATCATTTATTGAAATATGGCATGATTTATTTTTAATATCTAAATCAACCAAATTTAATTCATTTATTATAGTACTTTTAGGTATATTAGAACTTAATAAATCATTAGTATTGTTAATAATTTGTTGTATCATTTCTACATTATTTTGTAATAAATCTGCTTTTGTTAAATTATTATCACATTTACTAACAAGATCATTTATCTGATTATTTATGTTAAAATTTTTTCTATCTTGTTTATCTAATTTTATTTCCTTTTTGTTTTGCTTTATTAATTTTATATCTTTTAAGGGCTTTATTTTGTGATAATAATTACTTACAGCATCACTAAATAACTCAAAATAAATATTTTTTTTACCCTCATATTGTTTAAATATGTATGGTGTAAAATCTAAATAATTATCATTTTCATCTAATATTATATATCCAGAAACTATATTTTTTAGTTTATTTAGTATATTTATCAACTCCGCAATAATTAATTCAAAATTTATATCAGAAAATTTATTCCAATTTAATCCTATTTTAGAATTAGGGTTTAAATTCAATAACTTTAAACAATGAGATAATAATATTTGAGGTATATTAGATAGAGGAGAATCTGCCATAGTCAAATACTTAAGAATATTATGTTTATTGTTTACTTGTTCTTCAATTACTTTATTATGAAACCAACCGGTTATTTCATTATGATTCAACTCTTCTATATCATATTTTGATGCCATTTCAAACGGGTATTTTTGTGATACTAAAATTTTATTATTATCGTCATAAATGTATCTTCTAAGTGTATTTAAAATTTTAAAGTCTTTATCAGTTAATATTATATTTCCACTTGAAAAAAGCTCTAAAATAATATGATAGCAATAGTCTCCGGTGCCAAACTGCATATCAATTATTCTATCATTCCCAATTTGTGATATTTTTTCTAAACGCTTATTTTTTATATGCTTTCTAAATTTTGAACAAAATGTTGTTGGTATTATTCTTGTAGAATTAAAATCCGGAATTGAATGTATTCTAAAAGATGATTCCATAAGTAGATAAATTTTACCTGAACCGGTATTAAATTTTAACACATAAGTTTTGGTATCATTTCCGTCATAAATATTGACTACTCTAGAACCTACTAATTTTGAATTATAGATATTAGTTAGTATTGAAACATCTAAATTAGATAGTCGTTGTTTCATTTAATAATTTTATAAATGATTAATTTAATTCAATTTTATTTTAGATTATTATAGAAAAAAAAAATATTGTTAATGTATAATGATCAAATTAACTAAGAATCAAATGATTGGGTGTGGAGTAGCTATAGTTATTCTTATAATTTTATATTTTGTAAGTTCGAAAATGAATACCAAGTGCTCAAGTTGTGTAAATTGTAATGGATGTAAAAATTGTGATGGATGTGAAAATTGTCAAGGATGCAAAGGTTGTGAAAATTGTGATGAATGTAGTGGTTGTAATGACTGTAAAAATAATCAAGGTTGTCAAAGCTGTAATGGATGTAAAGACTGCACTAATTGTAAAGATTGTAAAAATTGTGAAGATTGTGTAGATTGTATGAATTGCGAAGGTTGTAAAGGGTTAAGAGGTGCTAAAAATCTTAAAAACGTTATAAATAGTTAATACTGAAAAAAATTGTTAAAAATGCAAATTAAGAAAGATAGTTATTTAACATAATGAAATATGTGTATGAAAATAAAAATACCCGTAAATATAGAACTATTTCAATTAGAAGAAAAGGAAAAATATATAAATTTTATTTATCCTTTTTTTCTATATAAAAGTATATAATGAACATCAAACAAATATCGGAGTTTGAAACAGGATTGAAAACAATAAAAGCTAAAAAAGCCGATAAAGATCAAAAAGAGTTGATTGAGATAAATCATAACAAAAAAAGACTATTTGTTGTTGGTAATTACTGTAGTGGAACTCGTTGGTTAAATTATTTAATTATTAAGAATACCCCAACAAATAGTTTGTACGCTTTAAGAAATCAGCATAATTATTTGGATGATAATAATTATGTAAAAGAAAATGGAAAACATGGATTTTTATCAGAAGAACTCTTAAATCAGAAACACGTAGTTATTATTTATATGATAAGAAATTTTGATAACTTTTTAAATTCATTTTTAAAAAATAGTTATGATAAAAAAATAAAAAATGGCATTATTTTAGGAACTAATATGAATGTTTATGAATGGTATTGCCATATGATAGAATCAAATATATCTTTATTAAAGAATTCTGAATCCAACTATATAATTGTAAATATGGAACAAATTCAAAAAACTAAAGGAAAATCTCTTTTGAATGTTTTAGAAAAGCATGGTTTTGAATTCATAAAACCATATTATTTTATTGATAAACATACAAAAACAGGAAAAATAGAACAAAATCAAAAATATTCTAACAAAACTGGAAAAAAATTGGAATTTGAAAGAAATAACACAAAAATAGAAAATATATTGAACACTTTAGCTAAACAACCAGAAATTAAAATATCTTGGAAGTAAGTTTATATTTTCAATAAATTCATTATAATGTTCGTAAATTGTAATGGACGCATAAATTGTCAAGGTGCATTATATTAAAATAAATTTGAAATATTTATATTATTTCTTATATAATTACGTTATGACTTTAGTTAAGAAAATTGCAGTATTAAACGGAGGGCGTATTCCATTTCAACCTTCGGGAACAATTTATAAAAAATTATCTAATATAGACCTTGTAAATTTAGCTTTTAAAGGAATCCTTTCAAAAACTGAAATTGATCCAAAAAATATAGATAATGTTCTTGTAGGAAATGTTATCCAAGATGTTAAAACAAGTAATATAGCAAGAGAATCTGCTTTAGCTTGTGGCATTCCTAATAAAGTTCCTGCCACAACAATATCTCAAGCGTGTATTTCGTCAAGTCAATGTTTACACCAAGGAATAAATGAAATAATATTAGGAGAGTCTAATTTAATTTTAACTGGAGGTGTAGAGAGTTTTTCTGATCCACCAATTAAATATTCCAAAAAAATGAGACAATGGCTTTTTAATCTTCCAAAAAACTCAAAAAAAGGTCCTTTGAGTACAATTAAATACATTTCAAAATTAAGACCTAATTATTTAAAACCTGACCCTCCAGCATTAACTAATTATACAACTGGGGAATCAATGGGTTTTGCTTCTGAAAAAATAGCAGAAAGATTTGGTATATCAAGAAACGATCAAGATTTATATACTCTAAGATCTCATGAGCTAGCATTTAGAGCACATTCAAAAAAATTTTATAATGGTGAAATATTTCCATATGAGAATAATATTTTTGAGAATAATATAAGATCAAATTTAGATTTAGGAAAGTTAGAAAAATTAAAACCAAGTTTCAAAAAAAATGGCACCCATACTCCTGGAAATTCATCAGGTCTTACTGATGGAGCTACAACATGTTTAATTTCTTCGGTTGAAAAAGCAAAAGAACTAAATATAAAACCAATAGGATACATATTAGATTCTGTTGTAGTAGGTACTGATCCATACGAAGAACTCTTACTTGGTCCAAGCTATGCTATACCTAAAATTTTGGAAAGAAATAATTTAAAAATATCAGATATAGATGTTTTTGAAATTCATGAAGCATTTGCAGGTCAAATTCTCGCAAATTTAGAAGCTATTAATAACAATAATTTTTGTGAAAATATTTTAGGTAGATCTAAAATTGGTGAAATTCCAGTTGATAAACTTAATTTGTGGGGAGGTTCTCTTGCTATAGGACATCCTTTAGCGGCAACTAATATTCGAAATATAATTACTTGTATAAGTAGACTAAAATATGAGAAAAAACAATTAGGTCTAGTTGTAGCATGTGCTGATTCCGGTTTAGCCAATGCTATGCTAATAAGTCTCTAAAGTAATGAAACTGCAAATATATCTAGCATTATTTTTATATTGACATATTATATATGGTACTTAAAAGCATATACAATTTGAAATATTTTATACTATTATGTTTATTAATTTTTTTGGGATACATTTACTATTTAAAATCTAAAGTCCGTAGAGAAAATTATTTAACTTATAAAAGGTGTGATGAAAAAAGATTACAAGGTATTATGAGAAATATATTTGATAAAAATAATATTAAAAAAACGGAAGGGAATAAATGGGATATTTATATCCCCTGCGGATACAATTTTATTGAAAATGAACTTATTACTATCAATTCAAATAAAAAAACCCAAAAAATATTTGGTATAAGCGGTTGTGATAAAATTGTGAGTAAAAATAGTCTTTGGACATTATTAGAAGATAAATATGGTAGGGAAGAATCAAAAAAAATAATGCCTGAAACTTTTATTTTAGGAAAAAAAAATGATATGGATTTGTTTTCAAAAAAATTTAATAAAAATAAATTATACATTTTAAAAAAAAATATCCAACGAAAGAAAGGTTTAAAACTTAGTAAAAATTATTATCAGATTTTGAATTCAATAAAAGATGGGTTTAAAGTTGTTCAAGAATATAAAAAGGATACATTTGTAATTAATAAACGAAAATTTAACCTTAGAGTGTATATGTTGATAATATGTGAAAATAATCATACTGAAGTATACATACACAAAGAAGGCAAATGTTTATTCGCAAGTAAAGATGTCAACAATGATGATTTAGATTTTGAATCTAACATTAGTGATAGCTATAAACTTGAATCGGATTTTTACAAAAAATATCCTTTAACATTTAATGATCTGGAAAAATACCTCAACACTAATGGATATAAATATAATAAATTATCTAAAAATATAGAATATTTATTAAAGAAAATGGTAGCTTCATTTTCATTATCGCTTTGTAATTTAAAAAATATAAAATTAAACACTAAGTTTCAATTATTTGGAATAGATATAATTTTTGATAAAAAACTGAATCCTTTGGTATTAGAGATTAACAAAGGTCCCGACATGGTACCTAAAGATGATTTAGATTCAAAATTAAAAACCAAAATAGAGATAGATATGTTAGTTTTGCTAGATATAATTAAAAAAAATAAAAATTATAAAAATGGATTTAAATTGATTTTTAAAAATAAATAAATAATTATAAAAAAATGATTACTAATAACATATGAATAATTTTAAAAGTACTATAATTGAATTTGATAGTTTAGGTCTTAACAAAACTTTTATTAATAATTGTGATTTTGATGAAATGTCTAAAAAACTAAGAAATAAGGATGTGCTTATAAAATCTTATACTTTTTTTTTGGAATTATTTAAACTATTTAATCAACATTTTGATAAAAAAGATACCAAAAAAATATTAACCTCATTTATTATTATATCACACACAAATATTATCTTGAACGAAACAAATAATTTAAATAAGAATATTATCTTATGTTCCAGAGTTATTGTAAACAAATTGAATTTTATTTCACAAATTCTAGAATCCAATCAAAAATATTTAAGTAATCAACTGAAATTATTATTAAATAATATAAAAATCTATATTAATACCTTTGATAAATGGAAAAATAAAGATAAATATTTGATTATAGATGAACTTATCATGATGTATTATGAGCTTGAATCTATGGAACATAATGCAACAGCTACCAAAGAAATAAAAAAATTAGTTGATGAAAATACACTAAAAGAACAAAAAAAAATTTTAGAAAGGATAAAAATTTTGGGAGGGGATGAAGGAATTCTATATTTTGAGAATAAAAAACAAGAAGTATCAAATTTTCAAAAACAAATAAAAGATATGTATACTAACATTGAGAAGGTTGTTCATGAAGCATTTTGGGATGATTTAAAACATAAGTTATCACAAGAAGAACCAGATCTTTCATTATTGGTAACTATGTTAAAGGATATTAAGATTATGTTGTACACTTGTGTACCAAATCGACATGATATCCATAACAAAATCAATGAAGAACTTGACATAAAATATATTGAGCAATTGATTGAACATAAGTCTATAGATGATAAATTAATAATTAATTATGTATTTTTAATATTAGGATACGTTAAACAATTTCAATCACCTGAAGATGACAAAGAAATGGCTAAATGGATTAAAGCATTAGAAAAAGAGATAGAAAATATTGGTTATCAAGAATTTGAAAATTACATTGACGTATCAGAATTTTTTCCTAAAGTGTTTAGAAAAATATTTGAATGTTTAGAAAAAATTATAATAAATAAAAATTTAGTGATTAATACATTTCAAAATTAGAAACTGTTAATAAAAAACTGATAATAAAAGTTTTGATATTTATTCAAAAAAACATTTTTACACTATTGTGTAATTGAACATATAAGATTACTCAATACGGTTAATATCAATATTCAACGAAGTGTAAAACACAATCTAAAGTATCATAATATTGAATTTAAAAAAGGAGATCAAATATTTATACTATTTTCAAGCATTTTACGTAATGAACAAGAGTTTTGTAATCCAACTATAAATTGTTTTAAATATTTCATCTATTATAAACTAATAAAATTTATATTCAAATTATCTAATTTATTTAAAGAATAAAATAAAATTGATTTGTATTTAAGGGATTATTATGTCTAATATAAAATGTGTGGAATTCTAGCTCTAATTGGAAATACAAATACGAAATTTGATGAAGATTTAAGAAAAAAATACCTCCAACTATCTAAATTAATGCGTCATAGAGGGCCCGATTGGAATGGCATATATTGTGATGAAACTAATAAAGTGTTAATTGCTCATGAAAGATTGGCTATAGTTGGATTAGATAATGGTTCACAACCTATAGTTGATAAAGAAAGTAATTACATTTTGTCTGTAAATGGAGAGATATACAATTACAAAGATATTAAAAAAATGGTAGTACAAAATACTTATGAATTTCAAACTAGTTCTGATTGTGAAGTTATAATACCTCTGATAAATGAATTAGGTACCAACGGTATTAAATTACTTGATGGTATATTCTCATTTATTTATTACGATAAAATTAACAATAATTTCATTGTTGCCAGAGATCCTATAGGAGTCACTCCTCTATATTATGGCGAAACAGAACAAGGAGAAATGGTTTTTTCGTCAGAACTAAAATGTATACAAAAAGAAAGCTCTAATATTAAAATATTTCCTCCAGGACACTATATGACTTCTGATAGGAAGCTTGTAAGATATTATAACCCCCGTTGGAATCAGCCTTATTTACTAGAAAAACAAAAACTGTTAAGAGATTCCAATATTACACAAGGTGTATGCCATTTAGCTTCTCCCGTACTTGATCCTAAAGTTAAAAAAGATATGGAAGAAGAATTATCTGTAAAGATAAGAGATACACTTGAAGCAGCTGTTTCTAAAAGATTAATGACCGAAGTTCCATTTGGAGTATTATTGTCGGGAGGTTTGGATTCTAGTTTAATTGCTTCAATTACATCCAGATTACTAAAACAAAAAGACACTCATTGGGGAAATAAATTACATTCTTTCTCTATAGGTCTACCTAACTCTCCGGATCTATTAGCCGCTAAAAAAGTATCCAATTTTTTAGGAACTATACATCATGAATATACATTTACACCTCAAGAAGGTTTAGATGCTCTAGAAGATTTAATTTGGATTCTAGAAACATATGATGTTACTACGATTAGAGCAAGTACTCCAATGTACCTCATGACCAGAAAAATCAAATCTACTGGAATAAAGATGGTATTATCAGGAGAAGGAGCGGATGAAATTTTAGGTGGTTATTTATATTTTCACAATGCGCCAAATGATGAGGAATTTCAATCCGAATGTGTAAGTAAAATAAACAAACTCCATTATTTTGATTGTTTAAGAGCTAATAAATCTACAATGGCTTGGGGTGTTGAGGCTCGTGTCCCATTCTTAGATAAAGAGGTTTTGGAATTATTAACTCCTATACATCCACAACTCAAACTTTCTGAAACAACAAATCTTCGTCAAACTGGTAAAATAGAAAAATATATACTTAGAAAGGCGTATGATACCCCGGACCCATATTTACCAGACGAAGTATTATGGAGACAAAAAGAGCAATTTAGTGATGGTGTAGGATATGGCTGGATAGATCATTTAATTAAGTATTCTACAAGTAAAATCACAGATGAAGAAATGGTTAATTTGTCAGACAAATATCCAATTAATACACCAAGAAATAAAGAGGCATTACTATATAGAAAAATATTCGATAAATTATTTCCAGGAAAAGCTGAAATAGTACCAAGTTGGATCCCAAAAACATCTTGGGATGGGGTTCATGCTGACCCAAGTGGTAGATCTCAAAATGTACATGTATCTAAAACAACATTTGAATAACTTAAATATTTTGAATTTATAATTATTTTATAACTATTTTTATTATGTTATTATACGGGGAAAATTCAAAACAAAAAAAATAAACAAGAGTTTAGAGTTAATAATAATTAAGAATATAATATATTTTCAGTAATTACAAAGCTTCTTTTTACTATTGATTTATAACACGTATGTTCATTATAAAGCCAATTATGGAAAGATTTCAAATCTTTAACATTAAACGTTTTCATATATTTAATAAAATTTTTGTTAGATTCTTTTTCTTTGCATATTCTTTTTGATAGTTTATCTTTCTCTAAATTTGAGTCATCTGAGATAATATAATTTATATTATATTTTCTCTGAACTCCTTCTAATAATTCATCTTTATTAAGAGAAAATATAAAATCGAAAATAGTTTTACTTCTTTCAAAATGAAACTCACTAGTAAATACAGTAAGATTATACCAGTTTTGTATATCAGTTAATAATACCCTTACATAATAAGCATTTCCAATGGTATCATATGATGTCCATTCTCTAAAAATTATTTCTTCATCTATCCCATTTTGAACTAAATATTTTACAATTAAATCACATTCATAAATTGTAAAATTGTTTTTATCTCTAGGTGTTGGATAATGATATGTACCCGCGCTGGTTGCTATAAAAACCATATTCTCTAAATTTTTATTTTTATTAAAGTATTCAATTGCTAAGTTGCACCTTTGTTTAGTCCATGATGGTAATTCACCACAAATATCAACCCCCCTCCAAGTATAACTAAACATTTGGAAGCTAAATTTTTTTTATCCATATATGTAAACTAATAAAGAATGTTTAAATATTAATGATTAATTAATTAATCATTAATTAATCATTAATTAATTTTTTCTTTTTAAATAAAATCTTATTATATATTATAAAATGAACGATTTATCTTTAAAAGCTGTTGTTGAACTTCTCGGAACTTTTGTATTCTTAAGTGTAATTCTTAGTACAGGTGAAGCAATTCCTATTGCTATTGCTTTATGTGCCGTAATCTATTTTGGTGGTCAAATATCTGGTGGACACTTTAACCCAGCAGTCACTGCTATGATGCTTGTCAAGGGTGATGTTGATACTACACAAGCTGGCGTTTACATGCTCGCTCAAGTATTAGGTGGGGTTGGTGCTCTCAGATTTCGCCAATTATCCGCATAAATTTCATAATTAAATCAAAATAGTCAAACATATGTATATATAAATATCTAAGTATTAATATATACATGAGTTTAAATTACGATTATCTTATTAATAAATTAGGGTTAACATCAAGGAAAAAATGTCTCAAAGATGGTTTAGAAAAACCATGTAATACAAATATTTTTAAATCCGTTCAAAATGAAGATAATGAAGATAATGAAGAAAATGACAAAAAGAAAAAAAGACCTCAAGATTATTCATTTTTAGAAAATGACAAAAAGAAAAAAAGGCCTCAAGATTATTCATTTTTAAAAAATGACAAAAAGAAAAAAAGACCTCAAGATTATTCATTTTTAGAAAATGACAAAAAGAAAAAAAGAACACAAATAAGTACAAATGTTAATAAAAAAAAAAAGAAATCAAAAAAATATCATTTAGAACGATCTCTTTTAGAAGGGAAAAAAACTAAAAAATATAAAGTTTTATCAGACAAAAATAAAAAAAAAAAGAAATCTAGATATTTTGATTGGATTAAACAACAACAAACTGGATTTGTCTCTAAAAATTTAGGATCACAAACAGGTGTTAGTAGTACACTTAATGATATTGTTAAATTATCAAAGATACCAACAGAAGATGATAAATTGGCTGACTTAATTAGAAAATCAGAGTCCAATGAAACAATAAAAGATCAAATACTTAAGAAATCATTAGATTATAAATGGGGAATTGGAATAGAGCATGAAATGCAATTATTCCATAATAGTAAAGATTATGACATAAGAGGAAAAGATGAACCTATAAAGTATGGAAATATACTATTTGATTCACAAGAATCAACTTGTCATTTAACTAATGATTTAGATCCTCAAGGGGCTTGTTGTAAAAAAAATGATTCTTGTGTTAAGGCAAGTAAAAAGGTTTCTAAGTCATTAAACAAAATAGATAAGGATTGGTTATCAAAAATGGATTGGGAATTGTCTGGTAGACAAGCAAGAGATTGTTCTAAAGGTCCTTGGATTTTAGAAAGAGTACCAGTTCTTATGCCTGAAATAATAACAGGGGATCATAAAAATAGAAATCTACAGAGCATTTGTAATGAAATTATAGAATTAAGAAAGATATTTATCAATTTGCAGAAAAAAAATCCATTTACTCAACAGAAAATAAAGAAATATGGAGATTTAATTACCCACCCTTGTGGAACAGAAGATAATATCCTTATACCTGTAAAACCTACAATTGATAAGGTTGAATATAAATTTGAACCTAAACCAATGAAAGATTATTTGGGAAGTTACCATATAACTATAACACTCCCATACCACAAAGAGATGACAAATAAAGACTTTATTTTGAGACATCAACGGTTTGGACAAGCTCTGCAATGGATTGAACCTTTACTCATTACCTCTTACTTTACAGGTGATCCATCCTCAGTTGGTTCTAAAAATGAAAAAATTAAAGGTAGTTTTAGAATTATGGCTGTTGGTTGGGGTAATCTTGGAGGTTCCGATGTAAGAAAGTTTGGTTCGGAAGGTGTTAGTAGAGGCGCGGATATAAAATTACATTGGAGAGAAAAAACCAAATTAGATAATAGTAAAATCATGGATTATTGCGCTAAAAAATCTAAACCTACTTACCCACATGCTAAGAGTATTTATGCTGGCGATTTTAGAACTTTTTCATTCGATTTTACAAATAATTGTAAAGGCCACGATTGTCCTAAAGTAGATGGAGGTAAAATGGTTAAACCAAACGGAATGGAAATAAGAATATTTGATCATTTTGATGATAAGTATATTCAGAGTTTATTACATATTGTAATCCTTTTAGCTGAAAATGCGCAAAGGCATCCTCCAAAAGATTATGTTTACAAAGATAAAAGATGGATTAATGCTCTTGATGGCATAATGAGAAAAGGTTGGAATTCTGAACCTGACAATAATTACATCAAAGCGTTGAGAGAAAACTTAGGCCTTAAAATTGATACTAATAAAAAATACGCATATGATATTTTTAAGCAAGTTGTTAAGGAATTATTTGAAATCAATAAATTTGGAATGATTCCATTCTTAATGATTGATCCAAAAAATTTAAATAATCCCCCAGAAATCCCTTCAACAAATAGAATTTGCTGGGCTATAAGTATGGACCAGAAAGTAGGTACAGATATCAAAAAATTCTTATCTCAATATAAAAAAAATACTACTATAAGTATTAAAACTTTTGAAAAAGACTTTTACAAAAAATTTAAAAAAAATATATGGGAAAAAGATTTTGATGATGTAATAAATTCAATTCATAGTTTAAAATTAGGAAAGTTAGAATACAATAATTACGGTAGACCAATAAGTATAAGAATAAAATAAGAGTACGGCGTCATTTAAATTTAAAACATTATTTAAATAATAATTTTTTAAATATAAAACATTTATTTATTTAAATTTATACATCAGAAGAATTTTTGGGGAATTCTAAATATTCATCACTATAAAAAGTATTTCCAAATGTATCAGATGAATTTACATCTTGATAATTGGAAGCATCTGGAGAATCAATATTTTCAACAAACTCGGAAGGGTTTATAGAATCAATATTTTCCTCGGGTTTTGAACCATACAGTGGATTGTAATAACTCGTTGTATTTCTATCATAATTTAATGTTCTTTGTTTCTTTTTTTGAATAACAAAATATATTCCAACTACTAATCCACTCAAAACTAATATAGCTAATACTATAGAAAATACAACATACGTATTATCATTCCACGATGAGGAAGATCTATTACTACTTGGATCCATATTATTATCTGAATTTAAACTCGTTGCTGTACTAGAAGTTTTCGATGAGGAAGATGAAGAAGTCGTTGAGGATAAACTTGAAGAAGTAGTAGAAGTACTAGTTGTATGACTAGAAGTTGTCGATGAGGAAGATGAAGAAGTCGTTGAGGATAAACTTGAAGAAGTACTAGTTGTATGACTAGAAGTTGTCGATGAGGAAGATGAAGAAGTCGTTGAGGATAAACTTGAAGAAGTAGTAGAAGTACTAGTTGTATGACTAGAAGTTGTCGATGAGGAAGATGAAGAAGTCGTTGAGGATAAACTTGAAGAAGTAGTAGTGGAAGTTGCCGACTGAGTTTCATACTCATTTCGAGCAATCATAGCATAACTATGATTATGATTATGGTTATGCGAATCATATAAATTTCCACCTCCTGATCTTTTGAGTGCAATACTACCACAATATTTATTATTATTGCACATTGATATCAACATATCTAAAGATTTATTAACATTTTCATCGATTAAATTATCATAATTTCCTATACTATTATCTATAAGAGTATAATTAGGATAGATATGTTGTTTTAAATGATAATCACACCCGTGCTCACACATTTCTTGGTTAAAATTACCATCTCCTATTTGATTACTTGCGGACCAATCATAACCATAATTACCACTCCAATAATCATCATTTAAATCTTCCCAAAAATTTTCTGGACCATCATAGTATTCACAATTACAATTCTGTTTTTGATCAAAAATTTTACAACCTTCTAAACAAGACAACCAATCATCATCATAAAAAATATTATACGCACAATAAGACTCGCAAGGCATAATATAATGGCAATCATTTAAGAACATTATATCGTATGAAAAAAAATATGAACGTTCTTGTGGAATTTGTACCAAATAAGCATAAGGTGGCTTATAAAGACTTTGTTCATAAATTCCAACTCTTACAATATTAAGTTTTTCATTATCTGTACCATTGAAATTTATTCTTATATAGACAACCGAATGATTAAAATTACCATCTGATAAGTCAAATGAAACTCTATTATGATTACCGTGCTGTACAACATTACTATAATTTAATTGTCCAATAAATTTATAGTGAATATCATCACTACTAACACTAACATTTGCTATTATTTTTGAATCACTTGTATAATCGTATAAGTCTATATAAAAATCGTCTCCCGGCTGATTTATAACTGTATCATCAACAAATGCTAAAGTTATACTATAATTATTGTAAAAAGATAAATATGTATTGGGGTTTTCTCCAATTATGAAGCTAAAATTGTTATTCAGATACTCTATATTAGAATTTATAATCGATCCATGAGCAGTAGAATGATTAGAATGACCGTAGTGAATATAACCTGATACACGATCAATAAACCCATCACCTTTAAATGAAGAAAATGAGCTATTTATACCTGGCCAAAATTGCGAACATCCTTCGGGAATGACTTGTCTAACTAAATACATTCCTTCCTCTAGATTATTAAATGTTATAGATTCTCCATTTCTTACATTAGAATTATATGGTTCTCCATCATCTAATATTCCGTTATGATTTAAATCTATATAAATTGTAGTATTATAAGAACTTTCTCCGATATCTGAACTATCATAAAAATATACAGTTAGTGAATTATTCCCATTCTGATAAAGATTTGTAGTAATTTTTTTAAAACTATTAGAATTATAATTAGAAGTTATTGGAATTCCTAAATTATTTAATGTATTACAAAAGTAATTAGGAGTTAACATTTCAAAAATACCCAAACAATCTTCGCTATAAGCACATGACGATTTACACTCTTCAGAACTATTATATGTATCTAATATATTATTATTATTTAACGCACTTGAAAACATAAGATTTGTTGAATCAGAGTTTCCACCTTCATATCCTCTAAAAGAAAGTAAAAATTCAACATTAGTATTATTATCTATATTGTACTCTTGTAAATTATAAGCACTCACACCGTTTAACAAACACAATATCCCCAAAAAAACACTCATTGTAAATGACATCTTATTTTACTGTTTAAATAAATTTATAAATTATCTGTTGTATATGATTTAAGGATCCTAATCATTTTTTTTTTGGATTTAACATCATTATTCCAATCCATTTTACTTAATTTTATCATTGACGGTCCATAAGGTAAAATTCCTAATTTAATACTATTTATTATGGGTTTAGATTTTATCCAAGTAGACTTTTTAACATATTTAGGTAGTTCTTTTAATAGTTTTTTATATCTAATGCAAAAATTAATCAATATATTCACTAACACATCTAGACCCTTTTCCCCATTCTCTACCGTATTAAATACCTCTTTTAAATTATATGCTAAGTCTTTAGGACTATTTCCCAATTCTAAATGATCCCAGTTTTTAACTAATAATTCGTTATTTTTCAATTCTTTAATATCATATAGTTTTTCTAAATAAAATTGCTTAAATTCAATAACTTCGAGTTTTTCAAAAATTTCGATATTTTTTTTATTTAGTTTTATATTAATTCTTTCAAAAAAAATACAACTTAATAATTTTTTCTCTATAATTGTTGGATTGTCTGAATTTTTATTAGTAAATAGAAAACCAGAAATATTATTATTCCCATAACATTTTTTAATACATTGTGTTCTCTTTGACATGATTTGATTTTTACAATTTTTTTTACAACTTTTTAGAATCTTTTGATCAACGTATTTATTTAATAATTTATCTGATATTATTTTTCTTTTGGCTTCATTCAACCTAACTGTATTACTATTATAATCAAGTGTTGATAGATAATATTCATTATATTGAGATAATGTTTTTTCTGTAAAATTTAAATCTGTATCATAATATCCATTCATATCTGTTTTCATATTGTCTTCAGCTTGATATCCTCTCAACCCCCAAGGATCTATTAATATATAATTATTTACTGAAAATCTACTCCATTTTGGATCAAACCAAAATAAGTTATAATTCTTATCTAAGCCAATAATGAGTACGTGTTTATTTCTGGTATATCCCGATTTATCTTTAGTTTTATATATTTCTAAAAGTTTTCCATGTCCAGGAATTATTTTTGAATAAAGATCAACCAATCTATTAAAAAATCTATCAAAATTATTACAATTATTTTTTAACTTAAATTCAGTTAATGGCATTATTTTTAAAATTCTACCATTTCCTTTATAAACAGCATTAAGTATAGAAACATCTTCTCCTAAAGTATTAGAAAGAGAAGTATATATATTTTCAAACAAAAGTACATTTTTACCCTCGGAGATAAGGTTATCAATGATTTTTAATGTTTCAATACCATACAAATTTATCATTGAAAATATCAAACAATTATCTCTATAATGAGTCTGTTTAGTATACTTTTGAATTTTATTAAAAAAATATTTCAATTCGCTATTAATATAACTCATAATATAATATTATAGTTTATTAATATCTAAATTTACCATAAATTGACAACTTGATTTATAAAATTGTTGAATTAGATGTATCATTAAATTTAAGCATTCAAATCTATTTTTTTTAATACTGATAAAGGCATTGGACCTAATTTTACTACCCTATTGTGAAACTCTTTTATAGGCATATTTTTATACTTTTTTCTTAAATCTAGAAAAACCTTTTCTCCCATTTTATAAGATAATGCTTGGCCAGGTATGGCAATATATCTATGAACTTCTGATTCTATATCTTTTAAATCCATAAAAGTATATTTTTTAAAATAATCAATGCTTTTTTGTTCACCCCAATCATAATAATGTAAACCAGTATCAACAACTAATCTTATAGCCCTCATCATTTCCATATTAAGCTTTCCATAGTAACTCAAAGGATCACTATAAATACCCAAATTTTCACTATATAGCCCCCAACCTTCTTCATAACCGGTTAGATTCATGATTTTTATAAATAAAGGAAAATCGTTATCATACAAATAAGTTAATTGAAAATGATGCCCAGGCAAGCCTTCGTGGAGTGATAATGATTCAACGTCCATTTTAGTCATACTTTTAATATTCCCAGTATTTATATAAAAAGTACCTTTACGTTTAAAATTTAAGCTTCCAGGCATATAATATGCGGATGGGGCAAAACTTTGATTATATTTGGGAACTTTTTTAATTAAATAATTGTGACTTATTTTAATATCAAACATATCTTTCATAACATGATCAAGTATTCTTTTTTGTTCTAATTCATAATATTCGATAAGATCGGTTTCATTTTTAAACTTTAGTTTAGGATCATTGTTAAGTTTTTTATTAAATTGTCCAAGGGTGCCTTTAAAATTTAATTTATTTTTCAAGTCAATCATTTCATTATGTATTCTTTTTACTTCACTTATTCCATAGTTATGAATCTCTAAAATATTTATGTTATCTAAAGTTGTGAATTCTTCAGCTAAAAACTCATACAATTTTCTACCATTTTTAATATTACATAACCCTACCTTTACCACACATTTTGGAAGATAAACTTTTTTAAGAAAAATCAATAATTTTTTTATTTTTGGTTTTAATATAGCATCAATTTCCTTATTGAAATCATAATCTAATTTAACCTTTATTTTTTTATTTGTATAACTTTTATTACTAACAATACTCTCAAGCTGTCTAATAAGTAAATTACATAATAATTTTGACAATACCATTTCTCTTTTTATTCCTTCTTCCATATTAACAATACAAGTATCTATGAGATTTGTGAAATTATTAGCTTTTATGATAAAATTATTATAATCTTTCTTTGTTTTAAATTTAAAAAGTGTTGCTCCACTTGCCATCTCAGAAAAAAATGATATGAAGTTTTCCATGTGATTTAATGGTAAAAACTGTAAATTAAACTGAAACTCTTTAAGTGATCTACTGATTTTAAAAAATAGTAATTTATGATAGTTAGATTTTTCTTTTTTACCTTCAAGTTTTGTTTTATATTTACGAAAAAAATCCTTTTGTTTATTAATGTGTTCAACACTAATACTATTTTCAAATAGATGACTTTTGTTTTCGTATTTTTTCATTTTTAACATATCATTTGTAGTTGGAAATAAATTTATAAAATCATTAAAATATCTTTCAAATAATTTATCCATAACTATATAACACAAATTTATTTTATTTATAAATATTATAATGAATACAACTAATATAGATAAAAATGGAAAATCACATAATAGTAAAGATATTCAAACCGGTCCATGCGTTTTTCCTTTTAAATACAAAAAAAATTTAGTAAATGAATGTGTTGATGGAAAAACAGGAAAATGGTGCGCTACAAGTGTAAGTAAAAGGAAAACTGTAGATAAATGGGCTTATTGTAGTGGAGAAAAGTCATCAGCTAAAATAAATAAAGGGAAAAAGAGTAAGTTAGTAATAAAAAAAAAGGGGTCAATGAATTTAGAAAATAATGGTAAATTATCAGCGGAATCGCTAAGATTAGTAACTGAAATAATGAATAATAGTAGGGAAATTTTAGGAAAACCGAAAAAATTAGTTATTAAAAAAAGTAAAGTGTCAAAAAACTCATCTTCGAAAAATAAAACTAAAAAGCCTAAAAGTACTAATGAAAGATATTTTGAACTAGTAGAAGGTACCCATTTTAAATATTGGATTATAAAACTAGAATCCGGAAATAAAGTTAGAACTATATTTGGTAAAATTGGTTCAGATGGCAGAGAATTAGTAATTGAATTAGATAGTCCAGAAGATGTTTTAAAATATGTTAAAAAAAAGGTATCAGAAAAAACAAGAAAAGGATATATTGAAAAATTAAATAGCAATAATAGAGCAAATATAAGTATGAAACCCGTAATAACAAAGTCATCTACCAAAGTAAAATCTAGCGTAAATAAAGTTTCAACACCTACAAAATTAAAAATTAGTAAAATTAAAGATAAATGTGGATCATCTGCGTATAAATCGGTATGGGATGTAATAAAAAATGGTGTAATGTTAGCACATACATATAGAGATCCTAAAACAGGTAAGATTAAAAATCCACCAAAAGGTTATCCATCAGCTCCAAATGGTTGGTTTCTTTCTGAAAAATTTGACGGTTATAGATGCATTTGGGATGGTGAAAAATTTTATTCAAGATTAGGTAATGAATTTAAAACTCCTGATTGGTTTAGGGCATTTTTACCTCCAGGTGTTGCTCTTGATGGAGAATTATTTTTGGGACGTGATGGATTTCAAAAATGTGGAATTTTTAGAAAAAAATCAACAGATGATGCTAAATGGATGAAACTTGATGTAAAGTACCAGATTTTTGATTCTCCAACACACCCAGGGGGTTTTGAAGATAGACAGTTGTTTATTGAAAAGTTAATAGAAGCACGATGCAAATGTGATAAAAAAAAATTAGGAATACCCTCCGGAATAAAATGCCCACTTATAATGACTAAACAAATTAAGGTCAAAAATGATTCAGATGTTCAAAAACATTTTAAAGCATTAACAAGTAAAGGAGCCGAAGGGGTTATGCTTAGAGCCCCTAACAGTCCATATGATCCTAAAAGAACATCATTACTTCTTAAAGTAAAACAGTTTTTTGATGACGAATGTAAAATTATTGGGTATAAACCTGGTACTGCTAAATATTTAGGTATGTTAGGTTCATTTCACTGTCAAATGGTGAAAGATCCTAAAATTAAATTTGATATTTCAGGAATGGATGATGAAATACGAAAAAACTATAAAAAAACACATCCTATAGGAACAATAGTCACATTTACTTACATGGGAAAAAGTACAAGTGGAACTCCTAGACACCCAAACTATTTAAGAATTCGTAAGTAATTTTAAGTATAGTGTAATATATAAAAAAATAGCATTTAAAATTTATTTTTAATATATATTCATCAATGTTTTCTTATTTATTATTCTTATTATTATCTACCGTTTATGCTGCCCCGCCAAAATTACCAGATTTATCTAAAGAAAGATGTTGTTTAGACCATTCCAACAAACCCGACGAACCATTGTATATAGCAAATTACGACTGTAGTCAACTTACTCCATTTGGAAAAGATAGATGTAATGAAATCTTTCAAGGAAGTGTTTGTAAATGGGGAAATTCAAAAAAATGTAAACCCGATAAATGTAAAAGATTGTCTCATTTTGAATCACATATGGGTCAATCTATTGATGTAGGTAAATGTAGCGGCTTGTGTTCTAATAATTTAAACTGTGCACCTACTCTCTACTCAACCAGTGATGATTCTAAATTTTCAAATATTATTAAAGAATGTGGTTGTAAAGAATGTTCTGCTGTAGAAAAAAATACAGCTGTAGTTGTACCATTAGGAACTTGTAGAGGAAAATGCGAAACCCGCCAACATAGTAAAGTATGCATAGCTGGAGTTAATGATAATTTTTTGACGACGAATTTAGAACCATCTAATCCATCTTTACCACTATTATCTGGAATATTATCTACATGTTCTGCAGGTGTACAAAGTGGGTTTGATATCTTTATAGACAATAGATGTTTTGGTCATACTTTTACAAACTGCGTTGATAAAGGTCCCTGTCCTCTAAAGAAAGCAAGCCTTGAGATATGTATGCAAGCAAGCCAAGTTCCTCTCACAAATACGGATAGTTTAATTTTAGGTTTTAATGGAGGGGGAGTATGGAGTAAATCTTTACCTGATTTAAATTCTGGTAGTTGGAATCCAGGAGATGTTAATTGTTTAACTTTAGACTTAGACAATTTGCCTATAGATGGTGCAAGCATTTTAAATGCATTACAATCAACGGGACATCTAGATGTTGTTGTTCAAGATGATACTGCGGTTGATTATGTTAATTTAGAAGTAATATACGAAAAATGTCAGAAATGTCTTCCAATAAGAACAAGTATAAACACATTATACCATGATAATGGTATAACTAATTTTCTGAATGTTAAAGATTGTGATTGTTTAAATGTGGAAAAGTGCACTAGAGCACCTCTTATAGAAACATATTTTTCAGGAACTAAGTTTGAGGCTACTATTGATAAGGGTCAATGTTTAGGTAAATGTCAAAAAACACATGAATGTGTACCAACACCTAAAACTGGAGAAATTTTTGATGAGATTGCCGGACCAGAAGGAATGGTTAAAATTTCTAAAATTGTGTCTTGCGAATGTCAAGAAATGAAATGGGTTGAATTATAAATAATTATTACAATATTATAGGAACTATTACTAATATAAAAGTATCTTGATCATATATTTCATCTTCATCTAATAAATACGTCTCATTTAAATTATCATCAATTAATATCAATTTGATATTATCATAGTAATAATTTGTTTTAAAACTAAGTATATTATTTTTCAACTGCTTAACTGTTTTTACATAGTCTGGTAGTTCTAAGATATATTTACTGCCAGTTTCACTGATATTTAATGAAATCATTATTCTAACTTATTAAAGTTAAAATAATTTTTTTCAATTTTTTAAAATGATATTAATGATTTATAGATTTACTCTTTATGAATGCATTTTGGAGGTTCCAAAACCCTACCTTTTGAATGTTTTGATTTATTTCTTTTTATGTACCATTTACAATGGTCATGTTTTTTACATTGTCCTCTTGAGGATAAATCCGAGCAAGATATTGATGTTCTTACCTCTTCTAATAACTCTTCTGCTGCTTTTACGTCATCAGAATTTTCTTCAGTCGCAAGATGGAATTCAACATTAAATTGTGCGCTAGTAAACTCTTCATCTTTAGTGGCCACTAAAACTGCCTCATCTTTATGATCTAATTCTTTTTCTAATTCTTCAATCTTAATGACACTATCTTCTTCTGTAGATAACTTTTGTTTTCTTAATTTTTCAGCTATTTCAAATCTTTCCTGAATCTTTTTTCTTGCTGCGGCTGAAACTAAATCTGCTTGTTTTTTCTTATAAGCTAAACGTTTATGCCATCTTTTATCTGCTACACCAAATGTACCAGCAATTAAAGTTTTCATTTTCCAATTTCTAATATTGGCTTCTAATTTATCTTCAGCTATTTCTTGTTTGATTAAATTTGCTTCTAATTTAGATTCTCGTGACATTTCTTCTTTAGCGGCATCTAGGACAATTTGATCAGTTGAAGTCGGTTCTGTTTGATTATTGGCTTTCATTTTATTTCTTAGTTTTGAAACATTATTTTCATGATTCTCAACGTGCGCATGATTATTAGCTACTGCCTGGTCAATTGCATCAGTGTGATCTTTTAATTGATCTAATTTTTGCTCCATTTCTACTAGTTTATCGGTTGCCTTTTCCATTTCTTTAAGGTATTTATCTTTTTCTTTTAAATATAATTCAAAGCCATCCTTATCAACTGGTCGTATGTGAAGCATAAAGCATCCTTGACATCCAGGTGAGCCGTCTCCTTGTTTGACGTAATCTTCTAATTTACCGCCTGATGGGCCGACATAATCAGAAGGTTCCTTTCCAAATAGTTCAAGAGCTTTTTTTCCAGGCATTCCACGATTATCAAAATAAGAGTGTCTGAATTTTTCACTTCTTCTAGCTGCCTTTAATTTTGGAACCAATTTCCAGTGATCATCTCTTGAAGGATACCACTCTTTTAACATTTCATAATCATTGCATCCAGCATTCTTCCATGATATACCTTCCATACATTGTTTTTGTAAAGCATCTTCCCCATCAGGATTACTTGGATCCTTTAAAGTTTTAAATTCTTTAAGATTCTTACAAGATTTTGGACCATCTCGATTACGTGAGTTTTTTGATTTCACCTTGGCGTAATCACCTGATGTGGGACATCTAGCAATACTTCTACCTTCTTCAGTTAATTTATAATTAGATATATTACTTGGTGGGAAGTCAAGGCATTTGTCCATGGTCCACCTACAACGATGTCTATTATTTAATTTAGGATCGGTAACAAATCCACAAACGCAAGGGTCATCAATTTGAGAACAGGATTTACTTAATTCGCTTAATGGTCTGTCTTGTCCGCACATAAATTTTCTCTCTTCAGGAATTTCCTGTATTTCCTCAACTATCTCATCATTTAAACCTAAATTAGTATCTTCAATTATAGGATCATTCATAATATCATCAACTAAACTAGAAACTTGAGAATTAGACATAGTATTTGAATTTATACCTGAATCACTTTTTGTTGATTTTTTTGTTGATTTTTTTGTTGATTTTTTTTTACATTTCTTCTTACATTCCTTTATTCTTTTAGCGCATCTTAAAACACTCATTTTTCTTCTACAATTTTGTCTCTTTTTCTTACCTTTAGTTCCTTTACATTTTTTTTTAGCGTATTTTTTGGTTTTTTTTCCTTTCAAACATTTTTTTGATAATTTATTTAAGTTTTTTTTTTTTCTAAACTTTTTAACACATTTTTTACAACTTTTTTTCCCCC